ATTTACTGTGTCCAAATCACTAAATTCACATCCTCTCAAGTTATAAACTGGACTTAATGAGTCATCATTAAAAATATACACTATTCCAAGTCTATATAATTCCGATGGTCAATATCCTAAATAATAATATATATTTAAAGGATGATAATACTCTGTTTTTGTAATTTCATCTTCAGAAATCTTAGTATAAGACCCAGGATTAATATAACCTATACTATCTTCTCTTTGAACTAATTTTACTCTTATATAATATGATAAATTCTGAAGAGTTGCATTATCCAATATAGTTTGCTGTATATTTCCTAGAAATAACATGTTTTGAACCTGAGCTTGTGTTTTAACCCCAGTACATATGTTATATTTAATGTTTAATTCTTCTTCATTTATAGATGTAATCTCCTCGAACCCATTAATAGTTATAGTCTGACTTGTGCCTTTAATTTCACATGGCTTAGTAATAAAGTATGTCTCATCTTTAATTACTCCATTTAAATCAGAATATTCTCTTTTGCAGTAAATGAATATCTTATTAAAAGAAACATCAATGTTAGTTAACATCAAAGTTATAGACTTATCTGTTCTCTCATCCTCTAATGTTCCTGATATAGTGTTAATTTCATGTAATGATCCTTTAAATATTGAAATCATACCAGATTCAGCTACAATATCTGTCTTATTGTAATCATTATCTGCTAATTTAATATAAAAAGTATAATTACCTCCTTTTAATTGTCCAGAATAAGATACATTTACAAGATCTATTTTTGGAATCTTATTTATATTTCTAAATAATCTAGTTTGAGTGTCTATCTTACCTTCTCTATAGATATTTGTCTGCTCTGTTTGATTTCTAACTATTCTCCTATAGCGATTATCCTCTATTGTTGTATAAGTAGTATTTACTATTCTAGGAGGGTTTTTATCATCATTAATTATTAGATTAACAGTTCCATCATATGATGGTTGGCATTCAATACTTACTGGATTATTTAGATCTAATGAAATTTCATCAGTAACAAAATCTTGAAGACTACCATCTTCTGTTAGTTTGTTATGAAGTGGGTTATATTCATGAGTAATATCTCCCTCACTATAAAATTTTTTTGCCGTAAGATTTAATTTCATTATGTTATGTCTGTTGTTATACTCTTGTAAGTCTCTTTAAATTCCTGAGTAACTTGCATTAAAGAATCAATATTACTGCCCATTGTTTCAGGCGGTTCTAAAATAGTTATTCTATCCGATTCATTTATTATAGATATAGTTGGAAGTATAGAGTTACCAATAGTTCCATCTCTCATTGCAGGAGCAACATCACCACCTATATCATCTGTAGTAAAATCTTTATTGCAAATTATATCATTATAAATATTATTATTGTTACTAGACGCATTATGTACTTTTAACATTGCAGTTAATGCGTGAGCAAAATTATACAATGGATTATCTCGTGTGGTTGGTAAATCACATAATAATGAACTTGGGTCGACATTACTATATTCTAATATTTTATTTCTTGACTCGTCAATAAAATTAAATAAACTTTGATAATTAAAGTTTATATTGTTTATACTATCTAAAGTATATCATTCTATATTTTCAACTTTTACACTATTAGATTTAACAATTTTTTGGTCTGTTATTCTTCCTAAATTTTTTAAGTTTACATTAGAGTACTTTCCTGATTCTTCAAAATCAATATCAATTTTAGCATCTAATAAAGAGACTCTATTATATTGAATATCAACAACTCTATCTTCTCTATTAAATTCTAGAAAAACATCATTTATAGAAGTAGATAAATTAGATATAGATTCTGTTAACAAATATACATTTTTAGTCTTTAGATTCTTTAGAGAATATATATGTAGACTAACTGCTAATAATATTGATGCAATATAATTATTATTAAATCATGTTTTTCCAATGGTGTTTAAAGTAGTATATGTTGAACTGGAGTTATCTACGTCTCCGCCGTTTATATACTTCCCCTTTCCGACACTACCACTATCTGGAGTTACTAGCTGTAATAAAGCTACTCCAAAACTTTTTATATTCTCTGAGTAATAGAGAACTCCTATTCCACAGCTGATTCAATTTGTATCTTCTACTACAGTACAATCTGGAAATCTTCAGCCAAAACCCACACCAGCAGGAGCAGGACCATCATAATTTCCATGAAGCCTAAATAGTATAGGAACAAATAAAGGTAAATGTGCTCCTTGAAGTTTTTTAGTCATAATAGGAAGTAATGTACGCCAATCTTCTTTTCCTGGTCCACTACTACTTGACTCTCATACCCATTCCACACTGTTACTAGTTGCATCATTTTTTGTAAATCTAAAAGTTGGAGTTACTTTATTTTCTTTGTTGGCATCATATTCAAATAATGATGCTGATCCTTCAGATCATGCTCCATCATATAAACCACCTTTAGTTGAAAAGTTAATAATGGCCAAGGAGCATCTAAGAGTCTCATTATACTTAGAAAAAGCTATACCTAACTTTGCTGTATTTTCACTATATTTCCCAATAGTAGAATATTCTTTAAGCTTTTTTCACCCATCTAAATTACTTTCTTTATTTGTAGGTTCTTTGGGTATCCACCTTACGGCATTGTCTTCATTACCTATGTTATTAAAAGAATAGAAATATCAGGGTATACTTTCAAGTAAATACTGACGATTAGCAGTTACGACAGGAATTTTACCTTCTCAGTCTATTAGAACTCCATCAGCTACTAAATTCTTTATACTAATATTGTCTTCAGATCATGAATTATCAAAAACTATTAGCTCTGAGTTATTATCTCCTTGGGTAGTATTGTATACAAGTTTATTATTTGTTATCTTAGTATTATAAGATATATCAGACCATATACTATCTCCAGTATCTAGATCACATTCTATAGTTCCTTTATTTAGTTTACCTTTAATTGTTTTTCTTTTTAAATAACCACTATATTTTTTAGCTGGATTATTTTCCGTTGTTTGTATATCATTAATATTTTTATTTTTAAATAATGTATCTTCATCAAGCTGTAAACAAAAATCATCAAATATACTTTTTATTGAATTTTCAAAGAAATATCCGTTGTCTTCTTCATACTCTTCCGTAGTGGAGGAGAATGTTGAACTTCTAACTTGTAAATGCTCTATTAATCCTTCAATTCACTCATCTCCTGAAATAAGTTGGTATTGATTATACCTATTATAAAAACTATTCATTAATTCAGAAGTAATGAGAATCTGTTCTCTTATAAGTATATCTGAGGATTGTATTGATAATATATAAATATTTTCCTTTTTAAAGTTATCATCAAATTCCAGAGATATAAGATTTTGTCCTCATAAATTTAAATCTTTATTGTAATCTAATACACAAGTTCCTTTTTTGAATCCGTTCTTAGTATCATTTGCCTCTACTGAGTATATTTTTAATTTAATACTATCAAGTGAAGATAAATTATTAACAGGAGTAAAAATACTCATATTAATATTTACTTGAGAATCATTAATTAAATACTTATAAGTATCAAATATTTGTATATCAGTTGATTCTAGCAGATCATCAATATCAATAACATACTCAACTGTATACTGGTCAAAAATATAACCAAGATTTTCACTATTTTTTGTATCTTGTATATATGGAATAGCTTTGATTACAATTTGTTTTAATTTAGAATATTCAACTTCTTTATTAGATGAATTTACTTCTTGATAATTCTCATTACATTCTTCTAATAATGGAATACACTCCCCAGATTTTCCATCTAACCCTATAATAGTTAAATTATCATACTCAGTTTTTTTTAGATTATGAACATCTATAAGGTTTCAATAATTATCATTAATAGTTGAGTCTTCATATATAAGCTTATATCCAACTATATTACTATAAACAGTACTAATTCTATCTGCTACATCTTTATTATATATTTGAGTCTGTGTTTGAATAGAGAAAGATACACAACCACTAGATTTTTTCTTCTTTTGATCATTTATGATTAAACGAGGATAGTCTAGATCTGTTATATATAAATTAAAATAGTCTATGTTATATAACTCAGGTTTTGCACATATTCATCCTGGACAAGACCATGTTACATTTGACATACTTGAAGAATCTGTATAAGGAATATTCTTTTCTTCAACACTATTAGTTATATCATATAGTTTTTTATCCTCATTTAACGAATAGTACTTTCTAAATTGAAATTTTCAAGTACTACTCTCGTCTCCATTTTTTTCTAATCAGTATTTATCTCCAGGATTAAGATACAAATCTTGCATCTTTTCGGGATTCATTAATATAACAAGAGTTTGTAACTCCGATAACTTTGTATATTTTGGTATACTATCTGGTATTTCATCATTAAATAGGGCATTAAGATCACTAACATCTAAAGGTTTCATTTCAATCCCTAAGTAATCTTGCTCGTTTTTTTTGTCATCACTATTATCAAACAATGTTTGAGGGGAAGGATATGAACCAATCTGACATAATTTATCAATAGGATTATAGGAAACAATATAAATAATCCCCCCATATTCCTTAACCCCTACTGGTATATAATCTGAAGGTAATTTAGCTTTTTCAAGCTTATAATTACCCATATCGTTTTGTAATATAAATTCATTTCCATTATAAGTAATAACTGTGCCATTGATACAGTCAGTCAAAATATTATTGGGGGTAGTTAATGGATGTAAATCTGTATTAAGTCCTTCTGTGAAAACATTAATTTGTGCTTGTTTTGTATCCATAATTGTTTATATTGTAACAATCTTACCTTTAACATCTCTATCTGCAAAATGTTTAAAGTTTCTTGTTGTTATTGTTTCTTCTGTAAATAACCATCCTACATCAATAGGATAATATAGTATAAAAAAGTGTTTCTTTGATTTATCTAGGAAACATTCTTCTTTTATTTTATACAATTTCAGATTAGTAAATTTGATTTTATTACGCCTTTTTGAGGTTATCTGAGATTGATAAAACTCCCATTCTGCTTCACTAAGACCAAAATAGTATATACCATTATATTCTTCCTGAATATACTTATACTTTAATCGTAGTTTTATTCTAGTTTTAATATTATTATATAGTGCTCGTTTATGATTATCTATAAACATCTTACCACAATAAGCAGTGTAATCTTTATTATGTATTTGAAGGTCAGCTCCTTTTTTATTTAATGTGTAAAAAGTATGAAATCCATGTTCTAAAACTCTTTTAAGCTCATATCTAGAAATATGTGGATATTTATTTTCTAATATATCTAAGTAATCATCAAGTTCTTTAATCATACTAATAATATTGTTTAGCCTCGTTTGTGTGTTTCTCAATTAGTTTTTTGAGTTCCTTGTTTACATATATAGGTTTTTCTTTAGTATCAACTGTTCTAGTACTATACTTATACACTAATTCATTACCTGTAAACTGAGAAAGTACATAGTCTATATTTTTAAACTTTCCATATTTATAGAGTTTCTTAAACTCTTCATCAGAAAATTGCTTCATATAAATTTCAGCATAATTACCATACTTAAGAGGCAATACAAAGGTAACATTATTCTCAATAATATCCAATAATATCTCATAAAAACAATCTTTAAAAATCTTTGCAGCAAGTTGCTTTGGATTTTTATATCTATTTTTTACTCATCTGCCCTTTAATAATTTTTTATTTAATCCTGTATAAATTTCTTCTACAGAAAATGCATGCTTAAACATTCCATAATTCATACTTTTGTTTGCTTTATAATATAGGAGAGAATTTTTTCCCATACATTTTACGATCTCATCTAGTTTTTACATCTAATACATTATTTATATCATTTTGAGATAAATGTGCAGGAATTCTTGCAGAATTACATAAACGTAACCAATCATTCTTAACAGCCGCTGCTAATTGAAATAAATTTCCATCCTTCTGAATTAAACTTTTCTTATATATATCTATATAAGCACAATACGCAGCTAATGCTTGTACTTCTTTGTCTGTAAGATACGGTAGTCCATCCTTATCAACAATAATACCATGGTAGAGGATTGTAACATTTGCATAGTCTTGATCAAATACTAAATAATCCCCTTCTTGTCGATACTTAAGTAATACTCCACTATTATAAAAAACACTTTTATCTCGTTTTCAAGATTCAATATACTCCTCAACCCATTGATTGTAAACATTAGGGTATACACTATAATCGTTAGTAGTTTGAGCATCCATACGCCTTCCAAATACAGCTTCAATAAATTCTACATTACATGGTAATTTAATTTTCCTATCTTGTGTGTGAGTAGTATATTTATATAAACTAGTTTGCCTATTTCCAATTAATTCTCATCCATTCAAGCAAATATCCTCAAAATTTGTAGTATCTATTGATGTGCCATATAAAATATATGCTTGAGAATATACTGATTTAAAATTATTTCTGTTCATAGTTATCGAGGTTGTTGATCATTAGGTGTAACGGGACTTGCAAGTTGACGGAACCATCTTACATATTTCTCAGTCATTCTACGTATAATTTCATTACTTAAGATTCCACAATCTAGGTACGTATTAGGATCTTCAGAGCAGCAATCTCACTCTAATAACTTTCTAGGATCTTGAAATAAAGCTATAATAGAAATATATTTAACAAAAGGAACATTAAATATATATCCATCCATATTACCATTGGAATTAATTGCAGTGTCTACATACACATAGGGACTTTGAGCTCCTCTCCTACGGTGCTTATGAAATCTATAAGACTCATCTGTATAAACATTATACTTTGTATTTCTATCAATACTACCTATAAACCTAATTGTATCAACTCCTTTAATATAGATAATAGGTGGTATCTCAAAATGTAAAGCTTTTTCTCCAATTTGAAGCTCACAGCATTTAGACATATAATCACAATTAACTTCTACACAATTAATTGCAAGAAATAATTCATCTAATGTTAAAACTCCTTTTAACAAATACTCTCTCATAACTTGATTGCGCTCTGCAACAACTTCATCTTCTAATTGTTCTATAGAAATTTTAGGATTTGAAGTTATGCCTGTTAATCCTCCAACAACAGAGTTATAAACTGCACTAGATATTTGTTGTAGTGTCATAATATACATATATAAAATTAAGCGGGACGGGATTAACTCCCACCCCGCTATCTGTATTGATATTATATTTTTACAGTAAAAGTTTTGTATGACTTATATATATATCCTTCATTAGATCTATATAAAGTTTCTACTGTATACTTATCTCCTATTTGAGGTGTATAACCAGGTTTTGCTTCAACTCCTCCATATTTATCAACAATATAGTTTCTATTATCGGTAATCCTGTACTCAAAAATAGCATCTGCTTTAAGGCTAGGATCATCTATAGTAGCTGAAACAACGAACTTAGACATATTATTCTATATCTTCAAGTCCTTGAGCCTCACTTGGATCAGCCCCTTCAGCAGCGTGAGCTTTCTTAATTGCGGATCGGTTTTCTCTAACCTTAGATTTGAGATCTGCATCAGCATCACTATTTGCCTTAATTGCAGCTGCATTTGCTAAATCTTGTGATGAAGCATAAGCATCAGGAAGAATAGTAATTTCGTGCTGACCGTCATTTCTACCAATAGTTTCAAAGTCATCATCTACAAAACCAATCTCTTTGAACTTTTTCTTAAATTCTGTTACTAAGGAAGAAGCTACAAAGAAAGTATGTAATGTTGTCGAATGATTTGTCTGACCAGCAACTGATAAACCTCCAAAATGAATTCCACGAGGAACACAATAGGCAAAGCTAAACTGAGTATACTTAACACCTGGAACAGGCATTTCTGGAGCAGAAGGTGAAGTAAAACGAAGATTTGCATAAGTTGGAAGGCGTAGATTATGAAGAAGGTATTCATAGGTACCAAATTCAACATTGTTTGGAGTATATGTAACATAATCATTACCTTTCTTAAGAGCACCTGCGGACACATTAACAATTTCTACAGGCTCTTCTGAACTTCCAGCACAACGTTCATCACAATCATAACGACTAATAACAACCTTCCGTACTTTTTGATAAGAATCAGATCCATCAATAGTTACATTACCACCTGAATAAGATGTATTAACAAATTTATATTCTTCAGGAATAGCAGCTGTAATAGCATCGTAAATAACTTTAGCAGCTGCTTCATTATGTTCTGGAAGAACAACATCTACTAAAATCGGCTTACGAAAATACCAAAGAGCTGAGCCATAATCTCCACGGTAGTCATTATCAAGCCCAAGCTCAATTAAAATCTGTACATGTTGTCCTAGAATAGCAGAGGGAGCATGTAAAACTAACTTAAAGTTAGTTCCTGTAATAGGATCAGTTTCATAAATCTTGTGATCTACAATATACTTAGCAAAATACTCACCTCCATCATGGAAGCGTACTTTTTTATCAATTGCAGGTTTACCAAGACCTTTATCTGTACCTTCTACAACCTCAACATTATCAAGACTGTTAAGTACTACTTCTTTTTGAAAATTCCACATATTTTTCTAAATTTTAAATTAATAATTATTTACTTCCAGGTACAGCTATAGTCTGATTAATAGGAATATTTGTTTGTAATCTTGGATCACTTGCATTTTCTAAAAATAACCTAACATAAATGTTGATTATTTCGTAACACACATAATCAGGAAATTCCAAAATTGGTGTATCATCGATTATAGCTAATATCTGGTCTTGTGTCATTGAGTAATACTTTGGAGATTTTAAATAAGTAACATATAACTTATTTAATGTTCATTGAGAATCTCCACTATGTATCTCAATTTTTACAATAGACTGGTTTACAACTCTACTTTCATTAGGCTTTAATGCATAGAAACGATACTCATTTTCTCCAATAAATTCTGGATTGTATCCAAATTCTGCATCCATGTTTGGATTTGTTGGAGTTTGACTCTCAGTATTACGATTAATAATATAATAATAAGGTTTTTTATGAGAAGGTCTCATATAATAATTATTAATAATACCAGGGTACATATCTGCTGTTAATCTTTGACATGGGGAGGTAATAGTTTTTAAAATACCATTCCCACATCTAGATTTTGAATCACTACCAACAAACTCTGCCATACAATTAAGTAAGTGTACGTAATCTTTTGGTAATTCTAACTCTCAAATTGTATCATTAAATTCTTGCTTTGGAGTAACTTCTCCAACTGTTATAGTAGCAGTAGTTTGTAAAAACCCAATATCATCTGAACTTTGTTGATTATATTCAGCTCTATTGTATACACTATTTACATATTGTTGAATAGCTTTATTAAACAAGTATATAAAATCTTCTAATAAAATAGAAGGAGCTTTTAACTTGTTGCATTCTACTAAAGCGAATTCGTAAACGTTCCTAAGTGTCATTCTACTTGTTTAATAAAATTATATAATATTCTATTTTGTTTTTTCTTTTGCGGTCCTTTTTACTACCATATCAGGGAAAGTAAGATTCTTAATTGAATCATAAATATTCTGATTCTCTGGATTTTTTAAGTACATGATAATAGCTTCATCTGTTGCTCCTAACATAGTTTCACTAAACATCCAAATTCCACTCTGATTGGTAATAATATTTTTATCTTTTGCATCAATGATTAGAAGTTTCAGTGCTTGATCCGACCCAGTATATAGGTCAATGATTTCTTGAGGATTCTTTTGTGCACGGCTATATAAATAATCTTGTACATCAGTATCAGGTGCATTTCTCATAGCTTTACCTAAAAGTTTACACTTAGTAATGCGCCCCGCAGGAGAATCATTCTCAATGAATACAAATGCTTTTGTAACAAGCTGAATACGTGAGACTCTTCTCTTTGAAACTTCTCCCTCTCGTTCAACATAAAAATCTGCTCGACCGTATCTTTCCTGTGTACCATCAATAAGATAATTGCCATACTTATCTTTAGCTGTTCTTTCTGGTGCAATTACAGGATTTGTTTCAATACATTTCCAAAGGTTACGTTCATATGGGTCATCTAGGTTAAAAGTACGCCCACTATATACCTCAATAAGTTCATCCTCTGGAATGAAATAATCTCTTTCAGGATCATTAAGTTCATCAGGACTTAAAATCATTTCGCTATCTCCATGTTCATTATATCTAACTTTCTTTACAAAAGGAAAGTTCGTTCCATTCTTTTGTTTCATAGGTTGAAGATAATACTTCTTCTCCCTCCCATATACATTCTTAAGAGTTATTTTATTCATTATTTTTTGTCTTTGAAATAAATTTTTTATCTAAAAGTTTTAGAAGTACTCCCTAATTTAGGGAGTACTCTAAAATTAATATATCTTCTATATTTCTTGTAATATTAAATATTAAACTTCTTCAAGGATTGCAGAACGATAGGGATTCATCACGCCTACTCCATGATAGCCCCAGTTAACAATCTTGGCTCCAGCAACTGGACTTGAAACTTCACCAGACTCAAGTCCGCTTTTTCCGCCCACGCCTCTAATAACATTGTGGATAATATTTCCACCACGGAATGTAAATAACATTACTCCAGGAGTGCCATTCGAATCAGTAGTTAGATCAAGGAATATACCATAAGCCTTCTTAGGGAATTCAAGATCTAATGAACGATCTAGACGGAAAATCATCTTGTTACCAGCGAATTCATATGATTGATACGTTGCTCCAAGGTCAACATAATCCTTAGCACCTTGTGACCATACGAAACAACCAGTAGTTTTCCAGTCACGAATCCATGTAGCCATTGTTCTCTGAACAGCCTGCCACATCTTGGTGTTACAAATAAATACCCAAGAATTTCCTGTAGGCTCATCTGACTTAGTAGCCATTTCATTCATGGCACCTTCAAAGATACGTGTAGTTAATTTATTAAATACATACTTCGTTGCGAAGCGTTCAATTTGAGGAATTATCATTTTTGTTATCGTAGATGAGTTTACCATCTACTTCATATACTTGATTTCGTATATGATCAGACTATATCTTCATCCATTTCTGGATGGCTCCTTTTCGTGGTTATTTTATCCTTTATAGGACTACTTTAACTAGTCGTTGCACGTTCTAAATATTACTATTTAGCTTCGCTCAGGATTGGCATCTCAGCTTTCCCTGAATTAAAGAGCTTATTTCCATGCTCATTACTAAGCATAGGGGCAAATTCTCTTACCCTCAGTAGTGACAATAGGACGACCAATTTCATCAGAAATAGTAGTCTTACCATTTACATCAAAGTTACCTTTGGAGAATAAAAGCTTGTTATTACGAGCAGCCATATAGCTATCAAGACAAACTTTTTCTGCACCAGAAAGCTTGTAAGTAAAATCTTTGTCCTTTGTTGCAATATTGATAAACTGATCTTCCAAAGCCATATATTTAGCTGAATAATCAATATCGCATCTAGTCGTTCCAATCATTGTTCTCAATATGTTAACTTATATTTTCATATAAGATCAGACTATATCATTAACTAATAATTTTAAATATAAAACCTTTTGTTTGAGTTTGTAAACCTTTAACACATTTTTTAACTCCAGGCCCATATATATTAAATGCTTCCTGTACACTTTTATATTCTCTTATAAATGTACCATCTAAGCTATACTGAGCTACCTTCTTAGTGCGATTATTATAAACTGGATTTTTATATGTTTCTTTATACTCAAATAAATAACCTTTATATGGTTTTTTATGAGATATACTTTTATATATTCCTCGTTTCTGTATCTGCAGTGTTTTTGCTGCATTCTCCACACTATTAAATGTATTAATAATATTTCCACTAATATCTTTTTGATATAAGGTTTTATCTTTTATAAATATATTGTATTCATCAATATTTAATTGTGATGTTTTTGTTAAACTCCATAAACTATTAGCACAAGTTCCTTTTTTATCTATAGCATATTTTATGCACGATCCATTAGCAACCTCAACTTCTTTTGCAGCTTCTTCTAAAGAGTAATATTTTCTAATATATTTTCCTAATAAAGAATACTGATAAACTATTAAGTTATTTATTGGAGGCGCTCCTCCACCTATAACCTCGTTGTACACATCTTTGCGTTTTATAAAGTCTTCGGTTACTAATTTTTTTTCTAGCATAAGTGCTGATTGCTCATCATCAAATACTCTTAAAGTTATTCTTCTAAAGTTTTTAACTCCATATTTTAATACAGCTGCTTGGAATGCACACTGTGGTTTATTATATGTAGATGGAGCAGTTATTTTTACACCACATCCTATGTATCCATCAAATACATAAGGATCTTCACATTTATGTTTTCCTATATAAATCTTATTATTTTCAAGATTTATTGTTAAATATACAATATATTTCATTTTTTAAAATTTTAATTATCCTCCATTTCGAGATCTTATTCTCTACTCTCTTACGAGATAGTCGTTGAACCTTACTTAGTGTTGAGTATAACTCCTTACATAATCTAAGTCTTGGCTGCTGATTGCCATAGTTTTATCTTTAGGATTCCAGCAATTAAAAGGATTTTCTTAGCAGATTACGCCGCTAAGGCACAGGTTTGTTTATGCTTTTCAATATTTGATTGGTATTTTGTAACGCTTTAATACAGTATGTTACCATACTGGCTAGACTATATCTTAAACTTCTATATATTTAAACACGTATCCTTTACAATGGGTTCTTATTCCTCTTATTACAAACTTAGCATTTTTATAGCCATCTTTCACACACTCACTTAAACAAGAATATACTTGAAGTAAGTTGCCCGATAGATCATATCTGCCAATAGGTTTAAATTCTTTATTATAAGGAATATTAGGAAGATTGTTAACTCTTGTGAATTCTTTAGTTTTTCATTCTTTCATATAAGGTAATTTTTCATATGAAAATTGAAATCCTTTAACTCGTTGACCAAGTTTAATTGCTCTTCCAATGTGACTACCATTTTTAGCGTTTGGATTAATAAATCTCATGCAATCATTAATACAGTTAAATTCTTTTACAAAATTACCTGATGAATCATACATATAAACTTTTCTCTTTAATATTTCAGGGCATCCACCTGAACCTCCAAGTTTAACATTATATGTATCAGTTCTTTTTATAAACTGTTCTGTAACAATGTCAGCCTCTAATTTATAAGCGTCTTCTTTAGAATCAAATACTCTAAGAGTTATTCGTCTAAAATTATTAATGCCATATTTATTAACCGCTGCTTTAAAAGGTGTTGTGCTTTTTTTATAACTGGCGGGTCTTGTTGTATATACCCCATTACCTAAATATCCATCAAAAACATTTGGGTCTACAGTTTCATGTACTCCTACATATATTTTATTATTAGAAATACAATGTGTTAAATATACTAAATATTTCATATTTTATTTTTTTGAAGTTTTCCCCCATTTCAGACAATTTGTCTTACTCCTTTCGGATAGTCGTTGAACCTTACTTAGAGCTTCGCCATGCGATTGCTTTATCTAAGTCTTGGCTGCTGATTGTCCTATAAACATACCAAATTTATAGGAGTTTCCAGCAATTAAAGGGATTTTCATTTATAACTTACGCTATAACGGGACTTATTTTAGTATTAAATACTGTGGTAAGTAAATTTAATACAGAGCTTAAATTTAATCCAGTCTCATGAAGCTCTGGCATATGATTGGTGATAAAACGTGTATCAGTACCTACAATACTATCTACATCAAGTACTTCCTTGTAGTCATTATCAATAACACGGCATACATATTCTACAACCGCGTCAGAACGACGTACTGGAGACAGCATAACCATACATTGCTGGCGAGTCTCTTCAATTACAAATACGTCATACATCTCGTAGTAACGCTCTGGGAAATGGAAAATAACCTCAGAACCATTCGAACCATCTCCTTCAACTGCAAGAATAGGAATTCTTTTAACAAAATTAACATCAATTTCCCACTCAAGTAAGAATGAATTAAGAGACTGAAATTTACTAGGCTTGCCCTTTTCCATTGTATAAACATTCATCAGTGCTTCAGTAAGACTTGTTGCAGTATACTGTTTATACAAATTAGATACAATACCTAAACGCTCAGGTTTATCACCTAGCCACTTATGAAAGTCTTCGTATGTTCTTGTACTCACTTTGTTATCCTGTAGACTCTTTATTCTACAGTTCTACTAGTTTACTATCCTAGTAGTTCAGATCATATCATCATCCTATTTAGGATGTCTTGCACTCGTGTTAAATATTAAGCACTTTATAACTCATAGAAGGGACTTTCGTTAAAATAATGTCTCTAATAATAGCTAAGAATTTTCTTCCTTCATGAACCCCGCATCTGAGCATTCATTGAGTACTATCTTTAGCATTATCAGCTTTAACTACATTCCAATTCATATCATACTTATCTATAAAGTATTGTTGAATTAATTCATTTTCTTCTTTTGTTAAGTATGTATAAAACCGTAATGTATAGCCACATTTAACTCGTCTCCCATTTAGATATGTATATTTCACTGTCAAACACCCATCATCCATTCACCATAATGCTATAGCTAAAGGATTAAGTAAATTTAAAACTTTTTTTGTAATAGTCTTACGATTACTAGGATAAAGCAACTCTCTAAATTGAATAAAATCCTTAGATTGTCTTTTAAAAGAATAATTAACAACTTCTTTTTGACTAATAATTTTATTTCCTTTTTTATAAGTGCTAATTTTATTAATCATATATATATTTATATCTTTACCTCCAGTAACTGAATGTAATAACTTAGCTTTATATTCAATATACTCTTTTTGTTGTTCACAGTGAGTTACATTGATCCGACCTTTGGGAGATATATATCCATCTCCTAAGATTAAGCCTATCATAATGGCCTTATCATATTCAGTAAATTTCATAATTATACTTCTTAATATTTATTGATCGTTGAACCTTCCCATCCAAGGGCTTGGCTGCTGATTTTCCGAATAAATTAGAGGAATTCCAGCAATTCACAAGATTTTCTAATAATAATCGCTTATTATAGGGGCAGTAGTCCACCCATCTGAGCATGCGAAGACGAAAAACTTGTAATTCTCATATTTATTTAATTTTTAAGTTTATAATAAATCTTCACCATATTCTGTTTCTACAGATTTATGGTGATTAGTAAAATTATCTTTTGACTTATTTTTATCTAAAGAGACAACAGTAGTCTGCGGCTTATTATCTACAGATTTTCTTGTATTTTTAAGCTGAGATTTCCAATAATTAGTAATATCTGAAATAGCTTCCTTTCCATAAAGTGCAAACCATGCAAGTTCTACTAATGTCTTTGGGTCATTTAAATCTTTAAAGAATTGTGTTGCACCGTTCTCGTCTCGATTTAAAATATACTTATAAATCTCTTCCTTCTCAGACTCTTCTATTTGCAGACTATCTGACTTATTATCTTTATAATCCATAGGAATAGAATTAAAGTCATTCAGTTGACTTTCAAGAGAAGTTTTAAAATTATTAAATTGTTCCTCTTGTTCTTTTATTCTTTCTTTAGCTGTTTCTTCTTCTTGTGCTTTATATTGTTTACGAATTATATCAACCTTTTTCTTAAATAGTTCCTCATTCTCTTTAGCAATCTCCAAATCAGTTTTGATGTCATCTTCACTCATATCGCTGAATTTTGATTTTAAATCAGCAATATATAGTTCATCATCTGAATATTCATCTACACTGTATTGTTTTTCAATTGGACCATTTTCTTTAATATAATCTTCTACTGCTTTTTGAGAATAATAAGTAATTACATCCTGTATTGTTGCATTATTTGAACGCAAATAATTAATTACCTCTATTTCATCTTTGCTAAGATTTGGAGAAGTAAGTTCTTTAAGAATATTTATTTTTTCCTCTGAGTCTAAACTATCAAAATCTACTTCTTCCGTAGTACCGTCATCATTCTCATAAGTTACTTTACCATCTTTAAGACCATACTCACTTAAAAAGGATGTCAAAAAGTCGCTATTGTTACTAGTTTCTATATTTTTATCTTGATCCGATTCTTTAGGCTCTACTGGATCTGAATCATTACTTGAGTGACTAAGAAGATTTTCTCCTCCGATAGTATCTGCGGTAACTGGACTATCATTTTCAGGACTTGAAACTGAATTATCCTCTCCTGTTAATAGCTCGTCAAAGCTATCCGCATTAAATTCAAAATGATTTGGCATATTTTCTTATTTTTTCTTATTAATTGATTATTAATCTGTTTTGATATTTGTGGCAAATATAATATATTAATTCTTAATTTCCAAACACTTTATTAAATATTTTCTTTTATAATACATTTTTCTGGTATTTGAAATTTACCTTCAGCATCAATTGTAGCTTGATATTCTCCGCTTCCTATAGTAGCTGTTCCATCTGCATGAATTTTGATATGCCCAATGTTTAGATTACCCTTAGTATCTATTGTATAGTTTCCTATAGATATAGTACCATCATTATTTAAAACAATTGGGCCGATAGTAGCAGTTTTATCTGATTTAAATTGATAAGTTTCAGCACTTAAAATAGCTTCATTGGAATTAATATTTATCCACGGAGAGTAACTTATCTTACCGTCCACATCTTCTTTTTTAACCTTTCCAATAGCAGCCTCACCATCTGTGGTAAATTTATATGTAGAACTTGATAATACTCCATTGATAGAATATTTATCGTTCTCATTACCAACAGTAATATATATCCATGGAGAGTAATTAACTTGCTCTTTTTCTGACCCGTCTTCTTCAGTAGTAGTTACCGTCTCTTCTGAGAGTCCTAATATTGAAGGAGTAAACATTTCACTGGATAATTGAATGTAAATATCTCCGTTAGATGTTTTTTTAACAATAGAAGTTCTAGTACTATTACTACTAAATGTATTAGTAACTAAAGAACTTGTCATCAACTCTCCTCTTGATAAATCAAAATACGTCGTTCCAGATTTATTTACTATTTTATCTACTACTAATGTTGGAAAAGACCAATTACCTTCAATCCTCTCATTAGAAGCCTTTTTAGTATAATCATGGGATGAATATCCAGATAAATATTCTGCATTTAGATTTTCTACTAAAGCATTAGAGTTAATAACTAATGGAGATTGAGAAGCATCTTCTAATTGTATATTAATAGGAGATTTAAAATCACTAACAGCTGAAGATAGAAGTTTAGTATAAGAATTATTAGAAGCTTGATAAAAACTACCAGAAGAGCTGTCTACAACAAGAGTTCCATCACCAGGATATTCTCCACTATATGTTTCAAGATTGTCAACTATTAATACTCCCTTTATATTGGAATTATTAGAGGTGTTAGACTTTTCTGAAGAATTAGGATTGTCTGTATCTCTAAAGTTTATCGGATAAAATCTATCTTTTACTTGAACATAAACTCTACCAGATGTCTGTAGAATCAAGTCTTTACCTTTATCTCCAACTTTAGAATTATTAGATAATGTTCCCATTAGTCTTTTAATATTTTCTCAACAAAATCTAGGATATTATCTGTAATTAACCCAGACTTATCTAGTTTATCAATAAGTGACTTTAACAAGTTAATCTCACTGTCTGTAAATTCTACTTCAATTGAAGGAGCTTCCGAAGATCATGTAATCCTACCATCTTCATTTTTGATATTAAGATCTTCAAGTTCTTCACTAGAAAAGTCAATTTTTTTACGAATATTTCTTTTTGAAATCATCTCAATTACAGAACCTTGTTCTGGTAGATTCATAAGTAGCATTAATCTAGTTGCTACATTTAAATTAAATTTACATGTGTCTTTACTCATATTAATTCTTATTTAAGTTAGATAATGATACAAAATTATATAATATTTAATAAATAACCAAATTTTTATATAAATATTACGTATAAATAAAAAAATGCCACATTTCTGTGGCATTATCTAACTTTTTATTTTTTATTATCTATCTCTCTAAATTCTATGACTAGCTTTTTTCGACAGTTATCACATAAGAATCGTTTAGCTACTTTAAACATAGCTTGCCCTATCTCGCCAGTTAAATATTGAAATTCTTCTCCTTGTGGGTGTATTCTTAGAGCAGAACATATGTGCATAGCTAAATGTCCTTTTTCATGATCAAAAGTATTTTGAAATTCTTCAGCAGATGTTGTTAATCCGATAACAACCACAGAACACCTATGTTTAAAATTTGAGTAAGTAATTCCTGTATTATATTGCCCACTTCTTAACAAATCTTCTGCTTTTACAAGCTCTGATCAACTACACCCGATTGATTCTAACTCTTCTAAAATTTCATCTGCATAATAAGTATCTACTGCATAATATACAGTTACATGCCAGTCTCAATCTTCTAAATAAATATTCTGTACTATCATACTAAATCATATCTTCTCACATTATTGGAGTGCCCTTTCCAATGCAATCTGCGTAAAATCTAGTCATTGGTAATCCATCATATCCATCAGGATCATCAATATAATCTTTTACATAAAGTAATAAACAACGTTCGTCTATAATTGATGATCCTAAATAGTCAGATTTACCCATGTGATATACAAACATTACATCATATCCAACACAGTTATCAACTGTTATTCCATAGTTTTTAAACTGTTGTTTAATTTCTTCTTTTGGAGTAATTGAAATATGTTCTTTCTTTCCATCAGAATTAAGTTTTCACATGTTAGATATAGCTCACTCACAAAGTTTCTTATTAAAATGTCATCCATTTTGTGATAAATACTCTTCCATACCTGATGGCATTTTGTCTCTTATATCTAGTCTATTTCTATTCATAACTACCGACCTCCACGATAACTAGAACGATACGAAGATCTATAACCTGATCGTTCTCCCATCATTTCTTCCATAGCTTTGTCATATCCGTCCTCGTAGCCACATTCGTATGCCTCTTTTTCAATCTTCTCGATCTTCTCTGATCTATCACGCATACCCATTCGATAATCCATTTCTCTATCGCGGCCTTCTCTAATTTCTCAAACTCTCATACGTTATTCCTTATTTAGTTGTGATATTAGTTTCTTGTTCATAGACATTAACTCAGTAATACTTTTTGCCATTTCACCCATCTGCGTTTTAAGAGAATTAATTTCCAATTGTTGTTGTTGCTTCTCTGCAAATTCAGGATTTAATTCTGACAAAATTTTATCACAGTTTGAGATCATTTCCTTATGAAAATCTATACTATTAATAATAGCAATACTTTTCTGCTTCAAAGAAGCAATTTCCGAATTCATAGCTTCTCTATTATCTGACAGAACAATATTACTATTATTAAAATCTGCAATATCTAAATTTGCTGGAATCTTTTGATATGTAATATCTTGATTATTAACTTTAACTACAATATCTACTACCATTTCCTGAGGTTGTCCAAACATTGGTTGTACAGGATACTTTGGCATTGGTGTCGATACACTAACAACAGAACCTGTTTCTAATATAGCTCTGTCTTTATGTAATATAAATACCTGGTTATTTGGTCTAAGTGATTGAAACATAATTAAGCAATTCCTGTTAATAAAACTAATTTATCTGACTCACGATCGTACATTGCTAAATAAATACCTGGCCCAGGCCAAGTAGCAGTAGTAACTGCAGTCGTTGTATTTGACTCATATACAGTTTGAGTTGAATTAGCTACCCCAGTTGTTACAAACTGAATATCTACCGCTGTTGTTGGTGCTGTAAATGTACTTGTTATTTTAACAAGTATGAGTCCAGAAAAATTCCCTCGTACAAACGGATGTCTATTAAATGAAAAAGTCGCTGCAGTAGTTGTAAGAGTAACTCCTGTATCTTCAATACAAGGAATACCTCCCTGATTTATAAATCGTAATATTGTATTAGCCATATTATTTTAATTTTTAGGCCCAAATACTACCATTATTCCACAATCCACTGCTATAACCAAGTGCATTTAAACCAAATTGAGCTGCAACACAAGTTGGTACACCAACTACTGGAGAGTACGGAACAGATACTGATTCGGGCAATTTACACTTAATACTATCTACTTCTCTTTGAAGTGCTACTAGAGCTGCATTCACAGGAGCAATAGTCTGAGTTTGGTAGGCTTGAATAGCACTTGTTTGATGTTCTTGACTTAGCTGATTAATCAAAGCAGATTTGTCCTCACGAAGAGCATCAATTTTGTTCTGCATCTCGCGCATTTCCAGCTGGCAGAACTTATCATTAATTAATGTTGTCTGCTGATCTATTTTACTGCCAAGAATATTTGTTTGGTTCAAAGTAGCTAATTGGTTATCATAGCCCTGTTTTGTTATTGTCTCACGTACATCGCAGCAGCATGAAGCTAACTGGGAAGCAATCTGACAATTACCTGCCTGTATAGCATTAATAATCTGTTGGCCACTCATCCCAACTTGATTACCTACAGACTGAATCTGACTCTGAACAGAATTAATTGCAGTCTGTACTGCGTTAATATCGCAATTAAGTGTGCTAGCTAGCTGACTAATTGCATTTCCATTTCCATTAATAGCTTGTAACAACATCTCTCTACCATAATCATTATTAAGCTGATTTCCTAAGCCACCAGCACCATTATTACCTCACCCATTACCTCCTCAACCCATAAGGAAGAATAGGAAAATTACCCAAATGAATCAGCCTCCCTCGCCAAATCCATCATTATTACGGCCTTGCATTGCTAATAGAACGTTTGGATCTACTCCTCTTTGTGAAAGCATAGGACCTAAAAGGCCTAAAATACCATTACCTGCACCTTCACCAAACACATAAGTTTTTTCCTCTGCCATATTAAAAAATACTTAAATTGTTAAACATTTAATTTTTTGTTTCGTTGATCAACAATACAAAGATATAATCACAATAACGTAAAACATAACGTTACTATACAAAATAAAAAATCCTCTTAAGTTTCTCAACTTAAGAGGATTACAACCAAAGAATAGTTAGCGTCATGTTACTAATTATTTTCTTTAAATTTATCTAAATCTTTCTTATAAAAGAATAACTCTTTAAATCCTTGTTGTTTTCTTCCTTTTGGAATTTTGCCTGCACGAACATAATTATCAAAAGTAGCTCTGCTGATGTTTAAATATTTACAAGCTTGATATTTACTAAGCTTTCATTCTTATTACTTATGAAAGACAAATAGTCAATAACTTCTTCACACTCCTTTGCACTTAAATTTGAATTGCCTGTGTCAATATCATTAATAATTTTCAACAATAATTCTTTAATAATAGATAACATATTAATTATTAGGGTTATATAGGGCACATGTAATTAATACCATTGGATTGTTTGAATCATCTTCAATCCTTTTTACAGTATAAACTTTTCTTTGAGTAGATGTCCCTGCTAAATCACTAGCATTGTTTATAATATATATATTAGTTCCTGAAAAATTAACTGTACAATCTCCTCTAACAACTACTATGGCCTCAGATCTAGAGGCTGTTAGATTAGAAACATTGATTGTGTGGGCTGTTTCTGTAACCTCAATAAATGTTCCAGGATCACCTGCAGACAAACTAATACCTAATAATTTTTCATATCTATTATCTAGGGGAGGATTTAAATCAATATCCACTTTTGCAACAGTTGGGTCATAAACTTTAGTAAGTTCTCCAGCAGAAATATGTAAAGACTTAAATACAGGAGTTGCAGTAAGGTCGTTATAAGATCCACTTTTAGCTACATCTGCTAGTCCATCTATTCCTGTAGCAGGTATTCTAATATCCTTACCAATAACTCCTAATTGATAGGAAGTCATTTCTGAGGGTACAAATGCAATTCGATCCTCACTAGCTACTTGATTTACTGTTGGCACGTGATCATAATTTGATTTATGACCAATTAATAATTTCAAATCACCAGTATTATTTTCAACCGTAGTAGCTAAGTAATTATCAGCTCCACTAACAGAAATTGTATGATTTTGAGAATTAATAGAAATAGGATTCCCTGAATCTCCCCTAATATCTATAGAATTAACATAATCAAGTTCTAATACTTGTTGGGTTAGTTCATCTATACTATCAGATAGTTGTGTAACATTAGTCTTAAGAGTTGATATATCAGATATTGGAATATTAGAAGCTGAAACAGATTTTGTACCTGCACCTATTACTAACATATTATTTGCTAAATCTCCAACTGCAACTACATCCCCTCCTCCAAGTTCTGCTATCTCATCTTTTGTAACATAGTTGCTTAATGTAGAAGTATCTACTTTAGAAGACAGTGCGTTGTTAATAACCTTATTCTGAACAGGGTTCTCAGAAGTACTGTTTAATTCTGAATCTACTGTTATTGGAGTTGGCATATCAGTAATTTGAGATACTGTATGAGTATGATTTAATCTGGCGAATGAGTCAGGATTATATCCAGAGTCTTTAATAACTTTTCCACTGTTATTATTAAAAGAAGCAAAATTATTATTAATAGCCGAAGTAGGACCTGTAACATCCCCCATACCAGCCTGTGCAGAATCAGCAGGAATATATCCTAAAATATCTGTAATATCTGTTGAGGTTACATTTAAATCAGTTAGTGTCTTAGGAACATCTGATAACTTTGCTAAATTTCCAATTAATACTCCAGAATCTTTAATGACTTTACCTTGACCATTAGAAGTAATTACTCTATCTGCTGTCGAAAATTCAGCAGCTGCCGTTACATCTCCATAACCACTTTCACTAAGTCTCTCGTCTACTTCTTCTTTTGTATATACTGAAATACTTTTAGAAGCTACTAATTTATGCTTATTAACAGAATCAACTGCTAATTCTGTAATTACATTACCACTACCACTTAATACTATATTAACATCAGGAATACTAGGAATATCTTCCCTAACATTTTGAATCTGAGAATCAACTTGATCCTTTGTATAATAGTTAGTCAAATCAATAGAGGTATCCCCAATTTTTTCTCAGTTGTTTTCAATATAAATATATTCATCATGAACATCTGTCCCTGATCCTTTCTTTTTGACTAAGTATATGATATTACTCTTAATATCACTAGATGGTAATACATCAACTACTAAGAATTGTATATTAGCTAAATTATCAATTATACCTTTTAAAATTTTACCTTGTTTCGCAGATAGTGATTTATTAACATCATCTGTTAATAAATTATCAACTATAGAGCTCTTGATCTGATTACTTATTTCAACATCGATAATATTTTCAATAGATCCTGATAAACTAGCATCTAAACTATCAATAGCATCTTTTACTCCTCCAGAAGTTACTAAGTTATTACTTCCTTTAGTAGGAGTGTTGTCTATAGTTTCTAATTTATTAACAACTTCAGGAATTTGAAGAAGAGTATTGTTATACTCTTCTTCTGATCCTTCATATCCATGCTCTACTGCAATATCATATGCGTCTTTTCCATTTTTTCCAGGAGCCCCAACTGTTCCAGGGAAAATAACTCATTTATTTTTATTTTTATCAAAATATTTTACACTCATAACTAATTATATTAAGAAGCTTTATATACAGCACAGTTTACAGCAACTAGAGTTGGTGTTATTCTTGAAAAAACATAAACTCTATATGTTCCTGCATCTCCAGTTAACGGAATATCTTTTTGCACTTTTAACTTTGAGTTTGAACTAAAAGTAACAGGATATGCGCTTTCAACTACTACCATAGACGTTTCAATTATCTCTGTATCATTAGTGCTTTCTATACGACTTCAGTCAGCTGTATTTAAAGATAGATTAATACTTGTCGCCCATAGTGAACCTATGTTATGATAATAACATATACCTCTTTTAACAGAAATTGACGAATCACTCCCATATGCTTGTCTAGTTAGGTTAGTTTGTCGATTTCTAGGAATTGTAATCTCTTCTGTCTTTGATCCATTATATGTTATATTCGTAGATCCACTATGTATAGTTAATGCTCCTGTAACCATATTTGCCTTACTAGCGGTTCCACTAAATACTCCATCTTGTATATATGTATCCCCATCGTATCCAAAATATACAATATTGTTATCTGGAGCTATATACACATTGCTATCTGAAACAATAGCTAGTCCATCATACCCAAAGTCCTTCCCGTCTATAATACCTCTACTAACACTCCCGCTTAATCCAACAAATACTCCATTATTAAAGTATTTCTCGCCGCTTATTTCTTGTGCTTCAGTAGTTATAACACCAGAATTACTTGGACTAGCTATAGGTATAGAGCCAAACGAAACAGCACTCATTCCAGTACCAGTTAGTGAACCTGTTGGACCTTTACTGGTTCCATTTGTTCATGTAAATGTTGTTGGATAATAGTTTGTATTTGTATCTGTTCAAGGTACACTTACACCTAAATATCCATCTTTATCTAGTTGAACTGCATATACTTTTCCAGATACAGTAGAAGCATTTTGAGAACTTAGTGACATCTGTGTACTAGATCTCAAACTTAAATCTAACGTGCCCCTCCCAGTTATTAGCTTTGGTTTCATACCAAGACCTGCATTAATCTGTGTTATAGTGCCAGTTCCCTTTTCTCAAGGCACATTTACATAAGCTTTACCATTACTATCTAATTGTACTGCATAACTTTTATCAGCTGCTTGATACCCTATTTTTATTCCTCCATAAGAGCCTGAGGTTGCTTCTGGAATACCCTTTAAATATCCTGCGGAAGCATGATTTCCTCAACTATAAGCTGTATTAAGATTACTTTTATCAGTAGCAGTCATTACTCCTGCTGTAGTTGTTGTTGCAGCAGGAATAGTTACACCAGATGATTCTAAACTTGGAGAACCAAAAGCACTTGCACTCGTAGCTGTGGATCTTCCTATTTGCTTTAACTTAATTTTTACTGTACTTGTAGTAGTAGTTGCATTTGCATCTGCCCCTGTAATTAAGTACTGTCCAAGTGAAGCAATTACAGAACCTTGACTACTAATATTAGTACTTAATCCTGATATATTATTTGTTACCCATTCTTGTGTTGCTATTATTTTACCTCGTATATAAGCGTTTCCGTCATCTCTAATTGATAGTTTATAGCTATTAGATTGATCAGATTTTCTATGTAACATAAAGGTCTCAATGTAATCAGTAGTTTCATTAGTAGTTCCAAATGAAGAAACATATACTCCTTTATTCTTCAATACTAAATAAACACCATCAGTACTATTATTAGTATTATCAATATATATTGGGTTAGGATGGGGTGCTGCAAATGTTGTAGATTCATTAAAATTTCCATGAAGAGTAGTAGCATATATGTCCTTAAATTTCTTACCACTCTCTCCAATATTTGAAACTCCATTGTTTACGGGATTAATGTGACCACTAACCCTTAAACTTCCAGAAATTGTACCTCCTGTTAATGGTAGATATCCTAAACTATCTAAGGATGCTCAGTTAGGAGCATTATTACCATTAGATACAAGAATCTGCCCACTAGTACCACCTGAAGTAGGAGCGTAAAGTCTAACCTTAACACTATCTGATGAATAAAAATTATTTATAGTACCGTTTACAACTAGTTGTTTAGTTTTAAGATCTTTTAGAGATCCATCTCCCATTGTTACATTAGTACTAGTACCCCCATTACTGATAAATTTTCAAGCCGATACACTTCCTGGAAAAGAGACATTTTGAGCATTATCCCAAGAATATATTTGACCCACCTTAGCTGTATTATTAGGCATTCTCCAGCCATAAGTACCATATCCAGAAATTCTATAGACTGTTAGTTGTCCGCCATAGTTTTCACTAACACTTTTAGTTGAAAATGTAAACCTTAGTTTCGAATATTGAGAAGCTGTACTTGGGGAATTGTTATAATATATAGAAGATGTCAAAGCTCTAAAATTAGGTCCCGATCACCCCCGTAAAGCAGCATCCTGAGATATTATATCTCAAGATTCAGAACTAGGATTATATGCTTCTATAAAGCAATTATAACCAGAGCCGTTAGTAGACACATATATATATATTCAATCAATAGTACAATACCTGTCACTATTATTTATAGTAAGTCTATATTGAGTGGTTGTGCTAACATCTTCTGTATCTATTAATTGTAGACCATACTTATTATCTTGTGAAGTAAATAAACTTATAAGTCTACTACTTCCTTGAGGATCTTCAGTTCATGATTCTCCGTTGTTTTTACTCATTTCTCCATATAAATCAGTGCTCTTTATAAACGCTAATTTATCAGAACGGTACTCCCCAATAAATGAAGCAATTCCATATGGTACAGTATTAGAAGTTGCAGTGTCAACAGTAGGACCTCCTACACTAGTTATAGGTACTTTTCCCCATTCAGGAGCTGATCCCCCATTTGAAATTAATACTTGTCCTGCTGTTCCAGGAGTTGATGGTCCATACAATAATTTGGAAGACCCATTTGAACATAGTACCCTGTGTCCATGATTTTCCGAAGTTTTAAAACCTTTTGCTGTTATGTATGTAAGATTACTGGCCCCATCTCCAAATTGGTATTCTGTTATAGTGTTGTCAGTATTTTGACCCCCAGCAGAGTTTTTATAATTAATTACTAGCCTTCCTCCTTTAAATGTCTGTGGTATATAGTTAAATTCATCTGACGTTACTGTATTCATATCTAGGAAAGTTAATTTCCTAAATGTTGGTACCCCAGATGTGCCACTTGGAGCTGCTCATACTGTATTAGCGTTTTGTGTACTTAAAGATGATCCTAATTCTGCATTTCCTGTAAGTGTACTTTCAGAATTAATGAATATGGAACTTGGCAGTACTAACTTAACCGAGTTAACTAAATCAGGTTTACCTGTCACTCCCGACCACGGCACACTAGATGCTGCTCCTGCTGTATAAATAGAGTAGCCATCTTCACTATTTAATTTAGAAGAATCAATAACAAAATACATGTGACCTGTATCTTTCTCTTTAACAGTATCGCCTTCTTGTACTTGTTCAGTGGTTAAAGCTAGTCTTGCTGCTTTATTTGCAACTATTACTAAACGCTCCAGTGCTCCCTTAGGCAATCTCTCAATATCAATAACTCCCGAGGTAATTTTACCAGCATCTATACCATTAGCAACCCCTATATCTATAATATGTCCTTTCTCATCCTTAGTAATAGAATTTATAATAGTTCCAGATGTAGCACTTCCTCCAACAGGAGTATAGTGATTAGCAGCACTAGTAACCTTACTATCTGGAGTGTCTATATTACCTGATCCTAGTATAGCAGTACCATTAATAGTTTTAATATTAGTCCCAGAAACTAACTCTTCTTGTAATTCTTTATCATAAGTTTCTACCATAACTGGTTGATTTTCTATAATATATGCCGTCAGAGTTATGTTATTAGTTTCTGATAAATATGTTGCATAAGCAACAAAGCCTCTCTGAGATTCTGAAGAGGTATACTGTCAATAATTAGAGGTTAACGTCATTTCAGTAGTTTTAATTCTAATTAAAACAGCTCTATTATTTGCCGCAGCTTCTGCAACTCTATTAAAATCTGTCTCATTTGGTATTTGCTCATGTTCTACTGTAATAGAAGGAACATCGCCTACATTAATATTACCTTCCCCTAATAAAGAAAGATTGTTAATTGTTCTAATTGATTCTCCACTAACAAGAGTATCCTGTTTGGTATTATCTGAAGGATGCACATGGTCTTCACGTGCATATTTATTAGATGATCCTACAGCAGCTGTACCATCCATTTTAGGAGCCACAGTAGCAGGATCTGGAATTTCAGAGTCATTAGCAAGATTAATTGTAGCTCCTGCTGTAAATTTTTTTGTATCTGTATTATATATATATTCTCTAATAGAATCTTTATAGAATATATATCATTTCTTATCATTAATTGTACCTAATATACCATGAACAGTAGTCCCAGAGGACATGTCAAATATATCCCCAACCTTACCATTATTATAAGCTAATGTTGCATAGTCAGAGTTGCCTATTAGGCTTGAAATAGCCCATTTATTACTAGACTTATAAAATTGTCCATGAGTATAAATTTCTTTTGTTTCTTTTATAAAAGTTGTATAATTATATAAATCGTCCGCATGTGTTTCTAAATATGAATTAAATGCAGCCCTAGTTTTAAAATGGATAAATTTATTTCTAATTGCCATAATATACTAGTATAAAAAAAGAAGGGGACAGGGATACAGTCCCTATCCCCAGTTATTATTAATTAAATTCAGCCCATACCATTAGATTATCAGCATACTCTTTTGCAGACTTAAGAGCAGAATCTGCGGAACCAGCAGCGTCAAATGCAGAGGTTTCAGTATATGCTGAGGAGCCTAGACCTTTGACAAATACATTAGATCCTTTGACAGCAATTGTACCATTAACTGAACCAGAAGTAATACTGGAACTCTGAAGAGCCGTATTAGCTTTAGCACCTTGTGCAGCGGTAGCAACCCCAATAACAGCAGCTTGGAGCTCATTGTCTGACATTGTTAAATTAACCGCAGGAGCAGTAGCAGCTTGTCCTCCTCTAACAGTAATAGCGCCAGTTTTTCCACCAAATGACTGTACTCCAGATGCAGCCGCCTGGACAATTCTTCCATCAATAGCTTCAATAGCTTCCTGAAGATTATTAGTGCTGTATGTTCCATCACCTCCAACTAGAATATCTGTACCAGCAAGTACTACATCAGCTGATAGTGATTTACTATTAACGGTTCTTGTAGTTGGGACCTTTCCATTAAGAGCAGTATTAAGTCCTGAGATTTTAGAAGTAGCTAAAGTAGGAATATCGCCTGCTTCAAGTGCTCTACGAGAAACAGTAATAATACCATCAGTTTCAGAAACTGCAGAAACAACCCGACCTTTGACAGCAGTATCAGCTTTGTCTAAAGTTCCGATTTTAGTAGCAATTTCAGAAGTTACTGCAGTTTTAGTAGCGTAAGTATTAGCCACATCTGCGCTTCTAGCATAAGCAGATAAGTCAATGGTTCCTCCTAGCTTATCCCACATTCCTTCTTGATTACCTGCACCAGCTTTAATAGCTACAAAATTTGAGCCTGCTTCAAAAGGTTCTCCATTTAAAGAGCCTGCAGCAATTACATTATATGTATCACCAATAGCTACTCCTGTTAAAGCTTGAAGAGCTGTGGCGTCATCTACAGAACCCTTCATTTTATATACACTTCCAACTGCAGCAGATACCTTATTATCTACTTCAGTTTTAGTATATGTTGTAGCTTGAGGAGCAGCAGCCTCAGCTGTAGCTTTTACTGCATTAAGATCTGTTGTGGAAGCCTTACTAGCAAGTGCACTTTCTAATCCTGTGACTTTATTCTGAGCAATCGTGCCAACTGTAAAAGTAACAGTACTATCTCCACTCTGGGTAATTGTTGTGCCATCTGCTTTATAAACAATAGCTGCGGGAATTTTTGCAATTTCCCCATCTGTATATGTTTTTGCTGCATTTGTAGCAGCTGTCTGTGCTGCAGAAATATCTTTCTTTAAACCATAATAGCTTTGAGTACCTGCAGCATCTCTAGATGATCCTAAACTTAATTTCTTTGCTAATTCTGTAGTAACTGCAGAAGCAGAGGCTACATCTGAAAGATTTAATGAGATTTCCTCTCCACTCTCATTTACAATCTTTAAGGTTTTGGCTCCCTCATCTCAACTCGCAGATTTTACACCATCACCAAATTTATCAACATCAGTAGCACTTGTTGCTACTTTAATCATACCTGTTGATGTTTCAAAATATATTCTACCTGCTACAAGATCACTTGTTGGAACTGTTGTAATTTTTTGAAAACTTAATTTCATATTTTTTTTTTAAATTTACCCCCCCCTCTAATTTTCATGAGGGAGTGGGAAAGGTTATTTACTCATTTTCCATTCAATACAAATCAAGCTTGTTATCTTCTCCAATTTGGATAGCTGAACTTGATGACACTAATTTAGATATATTTACAGCTAAACCTCTAGAAGTACCTGTACCTGTAACAGTAACAGTCTCATCAGGGCTAGTTAATGATGTAATACCACCTGCAACAGCGGTTCTAATACTATCACTAAGAGCTTGCATACCAGCAGCAATTGTTTGATCTGCCCCAATTTCTGCACCGCCAGTAATAGCAACTCCAACCTTTACGGTTGAGCCTTTTACTCCACTAAGATCTAACTTAAGACCTTCGGCTGATTTTGATAGGGCTGCATCTGAAGCTGGATCTAACTTAACATCAATAACATTTTCCTCTGTAATTGAAACAGCTTGACCCTCAGTAAGAGCTTCTTGCTTACCTCCAACAGATGTTTGTAGACTTTCGATATTAGATTTATTAGTTCTAATTTGATTTAAATCTGTATCTGAGATTAAACCTGATCCTTCAACTTTATCAACTTTGTTATTAAGTTGATTAGTAACAGTAGCAATCTGTCCTTCTAAAGCTGTATCCGCTGCCTTAAGCTCTGTTTTTGCTGCAGAAATTGCATCATCTACTTGTGACTTTGTATAATAACCTGAAAGATCTACTGTACCTCCCAGAGGATCCCATTTAGCTCCATCCCAGGCATAATTTGTACCTGCAGGCGTGCCCTCATGAGCAGCTACTACATTCCAAACATCACCTTTCTTATTTCCTTCTGAAGGAAGTGCATCATAGGTATCTTTAGTACCCTTATAGTCAAGAGCTGCAGCGACTGAAGCTTTCAGTTCATCTACAAGAGTTTTTAAAGCCTTACCTTGTGCTGCAGAAAGAGCAGCATCTGTTCTATCACTTTCAAGTGAATTAATAATATCAACTACTTTTCCTGTAGCAACAGTTTCCCAAACACGATTAGATCCGTCAGGATCAAATCCTTTAAGAATATATGCGGTCTTATTTTCTTTTACATAAACGAAAAGACCTTCTACCAACTGAATTGTTGGCATTGCATCACGATCAGCTACCGTAGCTTGAATCGTTCTGTTATCTAATGGTAGATTCGCACCTAAATCAAAACCTGAACCTACCGAAATACCTTTACCAAAATATTCTGCCATGATTAGTTAAAGTTTACATAGTAAGTACCAGGTTGCGTCATCTTACCAGATAAATATACTGTGTAATTAACAGCTTGACCATCTAAACCAGTAACTGAAACGGTACTAGTTGTATATGTACTAGTAACATCAAAGTTATTACTGTCTTTAATATTTGAAACTGCCCACCCTTTTGGAGCTGCAAAACAGATATATTGTTCAGAAATAGGACCAGAAACTTTAATAGCCTTCTTTGCAGAAACTGTTTTGGTCATTCCCTTAATAACATCTTCTGTAATTGCATTTGTAGAAACTAAGCCTGAGTAAGCTGCACGATATCCTGATACAGTTACTTTTCCAGAATCTACATTTCCAGCAGCAAGAGGAGTTTGATAGTTGTTTCCCTTTGAATCTTTAGGTTGAGGACCCTCTGCATAAGATGCACGATAGTAATAATCCATTGCACCAGCTGTTACTTTTGATGGAAGAGATTCAACTTTAGTTGAGCCATAAAGAATCTTAGAAGCTTCTACATCCTGTGCGCCAGCTCTATTATTCTGTTTCTTTCCAGCCAAAGTAATTGCTCCAGGATTAAATCCTACATTAAAGTTTGCTGCAGTAGGAGCATCAGCTCCAATCTCTTGAATATTTGAATAACTCTTTAAAGAGATACTTGCAGAAGGAGCAGTAAATGTAGGATTAACTGTTGGGAAGATAAGAGTATCAAAGATTTCATCATAACTCTTACCTGTAAGTTGTTTCACAGTTGTACCTGCCGCAATACCTCCAAGTTTCTCTACAGTTGCTACTGTAGGATCTAATGAAGATTCGTAAGAACCACTTGCTGTAGGATCTAGACTATCAAGTTTAGCTTTGTCCTCTTTTGACATTAAACCGTCGACCAAAGAACTTGCTTTCACAAAGTCTAAATTCTTAGTGGATAAATCTGTATATGTAATTACAATACCGTTGCCATTTTCATTTAATGTTACATCAGATACTTTCTTACTAGAATCACCTCCATACTCGGAGCCGTTCATCATAATTTTATGAGTATCTGTTGTAAAGAAAATACCATCAGCATGGGTTACAGGATTATAATCAGAACTAAGTCCTCTATAAAATTTTATAACACTTGCCATTGTTTAAAATTTAATTAATAACATCGTTTCACACCATAGACGATGTGTCTTGGATTAACTTTTCTAAATCTTGTTTAATTTTATCTACTTCAATTTTAGTATAATAACTAGATAAATCGACTTTAGCAAAGGTATTTCTAAAAGCATCCTCACTTAATTGACCCCCCGCCTCCTTATAAGCATTGAATACAAATTCAAATGAACTAAATTCATCTAAACTAATATCAAATGGATCATATCATATTTTGTCTTTATCTTCTACTTGTATTATCTCTTCAGGATTATTAGGGTCTCTAACTTCCATCACTGGAGGATTGCCTTCACCTGGCTTAATTTCTTTAGTACTTATTCATATATTCTCATCTCCTCTAAGTTCATCTAAATAACATAGAGTTGTCCATTCACTAACAGAAATTCCATCATACCCCCATACTATACGATCATCTCGTCTAGTACTATTTTGAACATTGGGATGTTCTGCAACATCAAAAACTCTTAATAGCTTTGGAGATTTTCCCCCAACACTTCCTAGATTCACTCAGTCTGAATCTTCATCAATAGATCAATATAAATCTATAGATCTTGTACTCTCATTCCTTATAAGTTTAAAAAGAGGGGTAGGACCCGCTTCTCCTTTTTCTCCTTGATCTCCTTTCTCTCCTTTTTCTCCCTTATTCCCCTTAAGACCTGTTTTTCCTTGAGGGATTCCTAAAGTTAAAGTATAAGTTGTTGATTCACTTCCAGGAGTATCTGCAGATATATCTGCATATCCCTTATCATTTGGGGATAATGTTATAGTATTAACTTTACTAAATACTCAATCATTACCCTTTTCACCTCTCTCTCCAGGTTCTCCCTTTAAGTTACTACAATCTACTTTAATAGTTTCCTTTCCTTGTAAAGATTTAAATACTATGTAGTTATTATCAAGCTCTGATTGTGGAACATAAGTATCACCATCTTTTCCATTTGTTCCATTCTTTCCATCTTTACCATCTCTTCCATCTTTACCGTCCTCCCCTTTTATATTTACAGGGTCAATACTTTCTATATTATCAGATATAACTCAAGAAAGTTCTCCAGTAGATGTATTATAGTTAGGGATATATACTTTTCCTCCAGGTCCTGGAGTTCCAGCCAATATAAAATCTCAATATTCAGATTTTACTCCAGTTGGCTGATTTGAATCTTTTGGATCTTCAAATAGTAGCTCAGGTCTGTTACTATTACTAGAAAGATGTGTTCTACGGCATACTAATAAAGTTCCTTTATAAGATACAAAGTCAGTAATATAATTATCATTAAAATAATTTATTCCAGGGTGCCATTCTTTAGCAAAATTAAAAGACTTGCCTTTGTAATACTCTCTAGATTCAGTAATCCTACTACGTTCGATTGAATTTTGAAGATCAATATCTGGTTTAATATTTTTCATTCCTTAAAATATATTATTTTACTGGGTTAACATCAAGAACTTTAGAAACTAGGAAAGACCCAGCTTTTGTAAAAGTAAGACCCCCATATTGTATACCCTGTCCTGGTTGATGGCAAACAATTAATACAAAATCATTAACATTAGATATATTTAGTATACCAGATATACCTCTATAAGCAGCTGTTCCATCTTCTGTATCTGCAACATCAAAGATAGAAGTATACGTGCTATAAAGCGAGTCTCCTAAATATTTAATTGGCACAAATGAATATGATAAAGTTCTGCCAGCCCCAAGGTATATTTCAGATATTGTAGTTCGTATGGTGCCGTTTTGATATGTCACAAAGTTTATTATTCCCTTACTACTACTTGTACTTTCTGCTGGAGATATTGCAACATAATCTTCATCATTTTCTTCTAGTCCATTTAAATATGTACAATTATCAATAGAACCCTTAATAACTCCCTTAGTAATAGGTAGGTACTCTTCTGACAAGGCAAATTTATATATATTACCGTTTGCTAATCCTTCTTCATCTGCCAAAATTGAAATACAAGGTGTAGAAATATAACTACCATATCTAGATGGAGATATCATATCTGGGATTATATTAATCCCTCCTTCAATAGTCATTACTGTTCTTGAATTAAATAAATCTGAATATTTAAATGTACATTGGCCAAAATTTAATGAGCATTCACCTGTTCTCAAATTTATGTAGTAAGCAGGGTATCATTTGGATAGATCTTCTGGATCAAACTTATTATAATTTGTAGTTATTCCTGTAGACTCTTTACCAGTTTGACTAAACATATAATCTCCATTAAAAACAGCTGATCCAACAAGAGAGTTGGGGAAAATAGACACATCCGCAAAAATTGCCTCAAAGTGGTTAAATTTAGTCCAATAATGCTCTTCATTATCAATTGATTCAACTGGAGACCAATTATTATGATCAGTTCCTGTTCAACTGGTAACTGCTGATAATAAGTAGTATCCAGATTTACTAGATTCTGAATTATAGACATAGACATAAGGAGCACTTTCTTCAGTAGTACTATATGTAGTATTTATATCATAAACACCTGCTGGATAAATCAGTTGACCTTTTTTACCTGCTTCTCCATTTACTCCTGCAGGCCCATTAAACAATGCAGGATCACTTCAACTACCATCAAGTTGCCCATCTCGATCCTCATTATTTAAATATTTTATTCTACCCTGTATAAATCATAATCTAGGATAATCTTCTGTAGTTGAGGGAGGAGTAACAGTTCATCCTTGACTTGCAGTATCTAATGTATTTGTTGGTTTAGCATTACTTGGCTCTGTGTCAGTACCATTACAAAATCTCATAACAATACCCACACCTGGAGTACCTGATGCTCCTGTAGATCCAATAGGACCTTGAGGACCCTGTTCTCCTGTAATACATACAGGAGTTGCTCATTCTTCCCCTAATACAATAGAATCATCTTTAGAATTCTTTTTAATAAAAGTCATTCAGAGAAATTCTCCAGAATTAATTACGGGCCATTGATCGCTTCAATTACTACCAGGATTAGAACTTTGTTTGTTAATTGATGGCACTTCACTTTTGGAAGAGCTTTTTGCAAATTTATAATCTGTATAAATCCCATCAGTTCCATTAGTTCCGTCTTCACCATCTTGTCCCTTTTCTCCCGTAATTCGTTGTGGAGCGGATCATTCTCCAACCACTTTTTGAGTAACTCCACTAATTAATGCTTTAGACATTCATCAAGTACCATCTGATGATGTTGGTGCATCAGATCATCCTGTGGGGACAGGATCAGTGCCTGTAGGAGTATCTGGCGTAGAGGAACTGTTTTTAAATACATAAGAAGTTCAATTACCTGCAGCTCCAGTTGCACCAGTAGGTCCTGCTTCCCCATTTTCACCACTAATACATATTGGTGTAGATCAATTTCTAAATAAAGTATCATTAGGATTAATAACTGCTGTTGTCATCCATAAGTATTGAGAGTTACTCTTAGTTGGAGGTGTTAAAGACCATCCCTCTGGAGTTCTTACTGTATTTGATAGACTTGGAGGGGTAATATTACTACTATTTACCGCAAATCTAAACTCAGTAAATTTACCATCTTGAGCAGTTCCGTCCTTACCATTTACAGGTAATACTTCTCCTCATTGAATAACTGTATTTGTTTGCCCATCTACAACTCCTATACATTGCCATCACTGTCCACTACTTAATGGATAATCTTTTCATTGTGATTCTGTAGGAGGTTGAGGAGTATTGAAGTCGGGTTTCTCTGGTTTAGAGTTAGATTGAGCATAAACATAAGTTTTATAATTTGGAGCAGTTCCATTAACTCCGTCAAGAGCATAATAAGCAAATAAAGATGGTTCGCTATAAGACTCTCATCTGCCATTAACATAAACACTAGTACTAACTCATTCCCATCTATGTGTAGAATCTACACCTGTAGGAGCAGACTTTCATAGACCTCACTCTGTATCAGTAGGTAACTCTACATCTTCTCCACTACCAGTTGGAGTTGTTGGCTTAGTTGCTTTGGTAGTTCGAATATATATGTACTTTAAGCCGTCTCCATTAATCCCTGGAGTACCATTAGCTCCATCTTTACCAGGTTTACCGTCTTTACCATTAACTCCGTCTTGCCCTCTTTGCAATTTAAATGAAAACTGAAATTCATTGGAATCACTTAAAGTTACAGCAGCTTCAGGAGTGTCTTCAGTACTAGTAGTACTTAACACTCTTGCAGAAAATGATGGAAGTTCTCCTCCAGAAGTATTTATCGTTTTTCAAATAGTGTCATAATCAGAATTAGACTGTTTTACCAATACCTGGTTTGTACTACCCCCACTTGGCACTCCTTTACCAGGGTTTCCTGGTATTCCTTGTACTCCTGGTTCACCTTGATCTCCTTTAACATTTCCTAAGTCCTTCCATTTTTCATTACAAAAAACTCAAAGATGGCCGTCTTCTAGTTTGAAATCAATATTTAATTGACCTGTTTCAATTGATCCTCCTCCCATTATAAATTCCCAAACAGGAGAGTCATTAATTCCAACAATTAAGTTATTATTAATAACAAGAGATGGTTCATTATCAACAGAGGAAATATGACTTCTTGTACATCTAAGAAGAGCCCCTTTATATGATACAAAATCAATAAAGTCCTCATTGTTAAAGTAGTGAGTTTCTAAGCATCATTCTGTACATCTAAAAGATGTACCTTTATAAAATGAGCGTGAACCCATTGCATTATAATATGTATCCGAAACCATTATTAATTTAGTTTATATATTTATTATAGTAATTAATTATATTAATAATATCCTCTTGATCATTGTTAGTATTTTTTATATATTCTATTGCTCCTATAATATCTATCATTTGATTTAGTTTCTTTCTATCTAAAGAATACCCAATGTTTAAATTTACTAGCTCAGTAGAGTAGAGGATATATAAAGTTTCATATAGTTTATCCATTACATCCGCAATTGTTATTTAATGTATTATCTGTATTACAAATATCATTACATCCTAGAACATTTTCTACAATACGTTGTGCTTCTTGAAAATTATTAGTGTCCTTTAAATAATCTAGAACATAAATTGTACTTAGAATAAAGTCCCTTTTTTCTATAATATCTTTATAATCAGTACACTTATTATAGATATTATGATCTATAATTTGGCGTTGTAAATTTAATAAACATTGTGTTAATTTGCAAATTGTAAACACTGTTTTTTTACAGTAAAAAGATTGACTACCACATAGTTTATAGAGATCAATATAATTAGTTACAATTTCTGCTTCAGATTCTTTTAAAATAAGGTCAATATTATCTAATAATTCTTCTTTAGAAGTAGGAGTAGTTTCATAGTTTTGTTTTGCAACATAAAAATTGTCATTATAGTAAAATGTTTGATCTTTTAAATATACTAAAGAGTATAAGTCTTTCGAAGAAGTATCTTCAATAAATAGGGTTTCTAGTTTAGGAATAACTATCTTATAATAATAATGAACCCCATCTTTCACAATAGGGAAAATACTATCTGTTAAAAAATTATCTCTGTTATGCTGGTAGTTTTCAAAAATTAAAGTATTAGGTTCAATTTCATTTGTATTAGAATATACTAGAAACTCTAAAGAGACATAATCCGCTATATTTTCAAATAATGTCCCATATCTACCTGGCAGATTAGTATAACTACTATCATCAATAGCAGACAATTTGCAATTTGGATAAACTATTAAACGAACATTTAAGTTACTCATTATATTACACTTTTTATTTTATTATTATACGGATTATCATCATATATCTCAGCAACCTGTGCATTAATTTGTTTATTTTTAACTTCTAGACTCTTATCATTATATTCCTTATCATTCCTCATCCTTTCTTTCTCAATTGCAACCTTTTCTGCTTCGATTTCAAGTTTAGTTTGATTATTAGCTTGTAATTGACTCTGTAGCTGTTGAATTTGTTCTTGTAATTGTTGATTAACTTTTTGAAGTTCTTTAGAGTTTTGTTCATACTGTTGAATTTGTTGTTGTAACTGTTCAATAGTATCATTTTCCTCTTTTTTACGAGCTATAGAGCGATCAATATATCGCTTTAATTCAGTAATAGAAGATGCAGTTATAATATTTGTAATATCTCCTAAATCTGCTACTCCGCTCTTAACAAGCTCTCCACTAATTGCAATTAATGATTGTACGTTCTGGTAAGATTTAGTACTATCTTCAATATGAATATCGAAATCAGTTAAGGTATAATACTGAGGAAGGGCTGTAAATATTTTAGAATAATTACCTAAAACAATTGTACCTGTTATTCCTTTTGGCCAAACTAGTTTTGCAAGATTAAGCATATCATAATTTGCTTCTTGGTATACAGTATCCATGGCATTGAAAATTTGCTTAGTTAAAAGCATTGTAGTTTGTACTCCTAACTTAACATTTGAAACAGCATCACGTTGTTCATATTGAGCTAGAGCTTCAGGTAAAACACCAGTTACCATAGAAACCTGTTGTTGAATTGATTGTATAGCTAAATTAATTGCCTGAATACTTTGTGCTTTAACGGTATCATCATAACCATTAAATATTGTATTCATTGTTTGTGCTCCTTCCTGACTACTATCAATTAAACCCATACCTTGCTTTTTATAAGCTAGCCATTTTTGTAATCGTTCTGGTAAATCTACGCCTAAAACTTGTGGAACATAAGCTAAATCAACCCAATCTCCAACTGTACCAGAACTAGAAATAAGATTATCTCGGTAGAACACTAACAAGTCATATTTATCCTGTTGATCCATAGTTTTAATAATCATAGAATTAGGATCCCCATTCTTATCTAGGAAAAATAAACCATTAACACTTAATCTACATTTATTCGGATTATCTTTTGTTCTAATAATATTTTCAGATTCCCCCCTAGTTATATAAATTTCTTCTCCAATACGTGTGCCTTCATGCCTAGTCTGTTTTCCCGTTTTATAATCAACTTCAATTCATTCTACATCATAAACAGTTCACATTTTTGGATAAGTATACCTATTAGTTCTACTAGTTTCACCAGGTCATATAGGGTGTGTTTCTAATCCTCCTAAAATTCCAGTATGAGTACTATTTCAAACTCCAGCTATTTCAGGAGATGTGGCTCTAATATAATAAGAAGGACCATCTGATTCAATTGTGCTGTTATTTTCTTCCTTTAGGAGTTTTATATGTTCCTCCTTTAGATCTTTACGGTATTCTAGTAAAATATCTTCTACAGACATATACCTTCTAACTACTACACGATATGAATCTGCTAAATAGTCTGAGTTTGGGTTTTTTTCTACAAATGTATTGATCGGGTTCAATACCTCAAATTGTATATTATCTCCACTGTTAGAAGGTTTCACTCTATAATAACATGTACCAGTAATACATAAATCTGTAAGTAGACTATGCATTTTATTTGTTAAATCTATATTTTTTGACTGCTTTAAATAATCAAGAATATTCTGGGCTGCAATTTCATATTGAGATACAAAAGAATCATTAATACTATTACTAATTTTATTTAATTGTTTCTCAATAAATGGATCCGTTGAAACTTCTTCATTGTTAATAATAGAAGATATTATATTATTTTCTAAATATTTCTTTAGATAATTAAACAGTTCCTTGCTAATTAGTAATTGTTTTTCTCTCATAATATTAGAAACTGTTTCCTCATCTTTACATGTTATTTTTAAATCTTGATTTAATCCTAAATATTCTCCAATTAACCTATCTATATGAGGACGAACAAGCGGATTAAATGTAATTCCAGTGGGGACACCAATACCATAATTTTCTTCAATATGCCTAAACTGATCTGCATCTCGTCTACTGTGGTAGTAATTATAAGCTTTTTGAAGTGCTATCTTAGGGTATATTAACTCACTTATAGCTTTGTCAATTTGTTTTATTTCTCTATCAACATTCATTTTTACAACTCTATTATCGGAAAATGCAAATTACTGTCTCCATTTATAAGTACTCCTGTAGTATAATTAATATTTTGAAGTTTTCTCTTTCTAAATTCTTTTTCTAAAAATTTTAAAAATCCTTCTTCACTACCTTGATACCCAAAAGATATTGGAGCTGCATCTTTACAATTTAATCCAAGTCTTAATGTATATATCCCATCTTCATACTTAACATCAATAGGAGAAATATACTTAGACTGTGTAACTTGGTTAATTAGTTCTCTAACTCTACACTCAAGATTACTTTCTTTACGAAGGTATAATTCCATATCGTTTTTGCCCATTTAAATCATAATATCATCCAAAATCCTTTCATGAATTTCTTACTTCATCTTGAGCCTTTGGAGTAAATCCTAAAAGGTCTTCATCCCCTAATTCAGCAGCTACCATAGCTGCAACAATATCAAATTTACGTTTATGTTCCCAGGAATATTTAAGTAATTGTTCCAGCATTTCATCAATCTGCATAGAATAACAAGATTCATCTACAAATCTACTAATTAATTCAAGTCCGTGACGTAGATACGTTTCAGTTGCGGGGTATCCAATCATTCCAGAGTTACCTTTTCGAATATCAGGCATCGTTGATTTTGGCCTCTTCATAAAAAGATTATCTTTCTTTTTAGAACGAAAATACATAATAATACTAATTTTTGTATGCTCTAACATCGCTTTGCAATTATAATAGATACATAATTTCATAGCATTTTCATAAGCCGTAGCAATGTCTCTAGGTCTATCTTTATAAATTGCAACATAATTTGGAGAACTAGAACCTAATGTTCTTTTCTTAATTACTATACAAAAATCAGACACATCATTGTTTGTTGAGGAATCTGCAGTACCTTGATCAATAGAGTCAATTCCTGCAACATAGAGATTTTTATAAAGATTCCCTTCTCCGTCTCTAAGAGGAGGTTCATATATAAATACTTTTCCTTGTGGATTAGGAATAAGTTTAACTTTATTTCTTGGATTATTTTCTGACCCTTTTGGAACATCTCATAACAAATCAACTTGTTGTGGTTTTACCCCTACTTTTTGTATACGAAGTTGAGTTAAACGATCTGCTATAAGTACTGGATCAAAAATACCATCACCTTGTTTTAATAATGCCTCACTAGGGGTGAAACAAAATTCTGCACAATAATCTAATAAATTTTGCCCAGACTTCTTTTTTCTTTCAGTTTCATAATGTTCTCTTGCTTTTTTCCTATCTGTAACTCCTCTATTATCATAGAAACCTTTTTTAAGCATAATATTAAAAGCGGGTATAAAATAACCAGTATATTGAACTTCACCATCCTCAGAGTAATTATTTTTATATGGAAGTACATTGTATTCTTTTGGACTATTAAACATTTTAGATAGACCCTCTAGTGCAGAAGCATCTGAATCACCTCCTGTACCTCAGACACTCATAATGCCTTTTCTAGCACCCGCAACTGTTACTAATGCCTCTCCTTTAATTCAAGCAGTCTCTAGATTTTTGAAGGACCCTCCCTCCTCTCAGAAAAGTCTATTAGAACGAATACCACGGACTTTGTTAATATTATCTGCTACAATTCCTTCTATATTATTTAATCTGCCTCATTCGCGATTTTCATTATCAGTAAGAGAAGTTCTTTTATGAAGAGCATTGTTAATCTTCATCATAGGTCTTCTAAATCCACCGTTGGTGTTTCCATTTAAAAAATGAAGCTGGGCTCAACATTTATTTAATGTCGGCTCCAGATAGTTTAGTGAAGAAGTAATATATGTTGAATTAAAATTTCTTCCTGTTATAAATGGACGAACTCCTAAACAAGCTCCTATCTCACTTCAGCCTATGCCTCGGCTTTTTAGTGCAACGCAGTCTTTTTTAAGTAGTTCGCACATTTCAAAATAATGAAAGAATTTATATTGCTCTGCTACAAATTTTGGAAATCCTTCTCCAGAAGCTTCCGCCAGTTTTTTAGAATCGTCTACAACAGGCATCCTATAAAAGTTAAGGAAGAAATAATTATCTCCAGTAATTCTATACTTACCAATCGTATAACCATTAATGCATCTATCTAATTGTTCTTGTCAGAAATCAGCATATGGTTTAGATCCAGACGGATATTCAGTATAGTGACCAGTTTCAGTATAGACTCTTCCCGCTTCACAAAAAGGTGCTGGATCAAAATCTAATCCATGAGTTTCATCTATAGGTCTATAACCAGTCAATTCATAACTACATTCAGGGTCAAAGAATTCTATTTCATCTTCGAGAACATAATCCCACAATCCACTTTTCTCTCTTTTAGGTTGTTCAGGCTCATCTTCTTTACCTAGAGCTTGGGAAACAGTAATATCACCTTTAAATAATTCCCTAATTAATTCCTCTTCATAATTATCTTTAAAAGCAATTTCCTTAGGAGCCTCTTTTTCTTTAAGAGATTCTTTTATTTCCTTATATTGTTCTTTTACTGGTTTAGCTTTCTTTTTAACCTTCTTTACCTCTTCCTTATCTTCACCACTCAACTTCTTCTTCATATCTCTCTGAGCAGCTCTCATTTCAGCTTCAATACTTAGTTTTTTCGCCATAGTTCATTACTCATCCATAAATCCTCGCTCCAAACCACCTCTAACTTTAGAACTACTTTCAATTTGATCTTTCTTATAGTTTAGTTCTAGTTCCTTTAACTTATCAGTCATAGTGCCGATAGAACCAATACTATCAAGAATATCTTTAGCTTTTCAGATTGGTTTGTTATTTACAGGATCTCTTTCTTCAAGGTCAATATTGTCTAATGATACTCTCATCTTTTCAAGAGTTCTGAAGGCAGTTTTTATAAGACTTAGAATACGAGAAGAATCTTTAATTTCAATATATTTTCTAACGGCAGCTCTAAAAGTGGGATCATTTCATTCTTCATCAGATAGTCCTGAATCTTCCATAGCCGCTTTGTGTTTTTCCATCTCTAAATATTGTTGATATGGACTCTTCCAATCAGCAAATAATCAAATATATTTAAATTCTTTTCATGCTCGTAGTCTCTTTTTACCTGTAGGATCTTCACTACATTTATTTCTATCTAAGTCTCATAATGCCTCAAACTCCTTTACAAGTAGGATCTCATGAACATTAAGTTCAAGAGATCCTGTAGTATTATTATAAAGGAATATATCTGTCATTATTCTTTGTAATGTTCATTAAATCGTCTTTGTCTTTCTGCATAGCCTTTTTTATTAGCTTCTTTGTCAACAAAGTGGTATCACTTAGGATTATTTCTTCTAGTAATACCATTGACACTATTAGTATATGTAGTATCTTGTTTGTCTCTACTTATAGTTCTATATTCTTCTTTCCTAGAAGGATATCTTAAAGTTTGTTTTATAGAACCATCAGGATTTGTTACAGAACTAGACATGTATCCATCTTTAGTTACCTCTCCCCCTGTATTAAATTTTTCGGCATTAAAAATACCTTGTAATCTTCTAAAATTAGAACTTACAGGGGTTGGTGTCCGTAATCCTAATTTACCTAATATGCCAGCATCATTAATATTACTGTCAATTCTTCCAGCATCTGCATTATTAATATATAATGTATCCCTTTTATCGGGAGATACTAATTCCGATGTTGTAGTATTATTTCTAGTAATCTGTCTTAGACCTATACCATTAGAAAGAGTCTCTTGATGAACTCCTGGTTTTAGATCTCTAACTAAAGTACCTCTTGCAGTTTTATATTTGTTAGGACCATATTCAAATAAACTAACTCCATGAAAATTTTTTCTTACTTTATCAGATTTTCTCTGATCAGATTTTCCTCCTTGTTGAAATTTATTAATAAGTTGTCCTAATTTACCTCCAAATTTAAACATCTGTTTTTGTTTAAATTGACTAATAAGACCAGATATTTCATTTAACCCCTCTTCTGTTTGGGCTAACTTATTTAAAATAGTGACTACTTCATCAGGAGTTTTATCTTTAAACTCATTAATATTAACTGGGAGTCACTCTATAAACTGAGTTAAGTCTTCTTTATTCATACTTATTCTGGTTTAACTACACTACCATTAATATTACTACTATCTTTACAAGTTATCTCTCACTTTTTAATATCAGTATCAGGGGAATAATATAATGGTATAATTGGTTGTTGGGAATTAACAATGGTATATTGTTTTACCTGATACAGTTTAATAAAAGTATTTACCTCATCAGGTGTCCCTGTAACTATAAATCCATCAATTTGTAAAGTCATATGTTTGTTTATTTATATAATTCCAAATCTTTTGTTGAAAATACTGCTTCTTGCAGCACATTATTTTTATCAAATCAAATACATTTCATACCCTTGAAGATATTATACATCTGATCTCCCTGTTTAAACTGCCTTGTAACTTTCTCTTGAATAAGCATTATTGGAGAATTTAGCTCCTTATGTTTTAAGGTTACAAGCTGACCAGGGGTGTAAAATAGGTATGAGTTACCTTCTTTATTCAAATTTTCATTCATATCCATAACTTTTTATATTCACCTTTAGTGCATCTTATTCATTATCTCTTATACTACAAATAATATTATTTTCACTGATTGTATAGTATCCTTTTCCACCAAAGGGGAGTGGCGCAGCTAATGTAAAATTAATATATACATCTTCCCCTTCTAATACACTTTTACATTCATTACCAACAGCAATAACTTTACAACACCAAATACCACGCTGTGAGGCTTCTTGTTCTCCAGTTTCCTGTGATTTATATGTTGCAGATGTTTCAAAATCACCTAAGATAAGTCCAGAGGTGGTTTCATGTAATGGTAAACGATAAGGATTCTTTTCGTAAGGTAATACAACTACTCTACCTGCCGTAGGAACAATTTTCTTATTCTCATATGGTTTGCAATCTTTATCTTTTGCCATTAAATTAGCTACATACTCCATTTGATCTCTTTCTGATTTTTCTTGTGCCCTTTTAAGTGCTTCAGGATCAATTTCACGTTTAATATTATTGCCCATTAAATGTTTTCCTGTTAACTGATAGTAATCAGTTCCTAGATACTTTTCTTTACTCATAATTCATTATTATTTTAAAATTATACATTATCATCTATTATCATAACATTGTTCATCTTCTACTAATGATTTACTATAGCAATTACATCCACATAAAGTACATCAGTATTCTCCAAATAATTTTTCTTTATGAGGGCAGTTTAAACATACCTTATATCTTCTTTCAGCTCAATCAGGGATAGGTTTAAAGAATCTACGATATCACCCTATTATAATATTTTTAATTGTATGTAATATTTTTCTCATAAATCTTATCATTTCCCTACAACACATTTTGCAGCGGGCACACGTAATTTTCTCTGTAACATGCAGTTACAACCTCTTTTATATCCTAATTTTGGTCTATCACTTACTGTCTTTTTATCAGCTTCGGATAAATATAGCCTAGAATTACATCTAGCTCCCATAGGACTATCTAGATATAGAGGACATTCTTTGCAAATCTTCATTCTATTTTCATATAAATCATCTACATTTTCCATAATCATTATATTTTAAAATACTATTGGTTTGTCTCTATCAAGTTCTGCTTTTATTTTATTCTTCTTCCTATGATATAAAAGAAGTCTGGCAATATCATCTTTTAAATATTTTACTTCATATTCAGTTTCATTACCGTCGTGATCAAAATGAACAATTGCTAGCTTTTTTATTTTGAATTTAGGATTAATCTTCTGAAGAAGATATGCATACATACTAAGTTGTAACTGGTAGTGACATAGATTACAATCCATAATATTTTCTAATGGTGAGAGCATCATCTGTCTTTTCTTAGTAGTTCTATCAAAATAAGACTCTTTATCAATCTTACCGTTAGTCTTTCAATCTAACAAAACTATCTCATTATCACTTATCTGTAAATAATCTATTTGACCAGCAATCTTTAAGTATTCGTCAAACTCATAACTTATAAGAAACTCAGGATAAATTGCCCTGTCAATATCTAGTTTATAATATCCCTTCTTTACCTCAAAAGTTCCTCCTCCTGCATATTTGCTTATTGCCTTTTTATCCCCTTGATAAAATAGATCTTCCATCATAGCATGAATTTTAGTACCACGTTCCGTACTAGCATTCCTCTTGTCTTCATAACTTTGCAGGATTTCAGATTTCTTATTTAGAAATTCAACAGGATCTAATTCATATTCTTCAATATAAGACTCCTTTCATTTTTTAGAAGAAAGAAGTTTTGATTTTAATGGGTAAAACACTGTGGGGTCTAATAACGCCTCACAAGCTTTATATGATGACCAAAAGTCTGAATCAAATTTTTGACAGTACTGTCCTATTATTGTCGTTACAGATTCATATTTCGAATTGTCGGTCTTATCCATATAAATATGCTTTTCATCAGAGTATATAATATTATCATTTTCTTTATCTACTGCATACCCATTAACATATTTTAATTCACTCCCTCTAAGTTTAGGCATATTATACTTTTATTCTTTATTATAATTAAATTGGATAAGAGTTCTAATATCTGCTCTATCATCTATAAGATAGTTATGTATTTTATTTTGTAAGCTATCAATATTTGGTGGAATATTTTTCCAAGTTATTCCTAAAATACCGATTGGATAACCACTACTATCTCTTATAACTGTACAGGCTAAATATTGTACATTATTTTTTTTGAGTTGTGTATAAAGGGTTGAATCAATACTATCTAATTTAACCATATCTCCTATAAATACTTCGTTCTCCTTTAAATAATAAGGAATATTAAGCCAGGTTAGATTAAAATCATCATATTGATCTTTAATTGATTCAACTCCATCATTACATAATTCAAATCTCATAGTTCCATGTTGTCAGTCCATAATACCATTATGGTACTGAATAATTCATACCCTATCTGCATGATATTTATATAAATATACAGGCAGAAGACTTTTTACTTGTTGATCATATTCTGCCCTTTCATGTAACTCTTTCATATGTCTTTGAGTTATGTAGTCAGTATATTTGTCAAATAAAAAACTAGGATTGTAACAAATCCTAAGTGTTAAACTTAACATAATTAGAATAAATAACCCCTTCAAAATATTAAATACTCCATACTCTTTACATAATTGTAGGATTCTTTCTAGTCATGAAAGTCCAGAATCTATATCAGGTTTTGTTTTTACCATATTTATATATAACTCTTTATAATTTTACTTGAATGATGCAAATATATAATAAATCTTTCTGATATCCAAATAATTTACCCAAATACTTGCAAATATCTAAATAAATAATTATTTTTGCAAAAACATATATTACTAGATAATAATCCTATTAATTATTTTATAAAGTATGAAATATAACAATGACATTTTAAACAAAATTGTAGAGGTATATAGTACAGAGTATCATAACAATCTCGGACTAGATAATATTACAAGTGGGTACATAGAAATGATGAAAAAAGGTTCTAAGATTCATATTAAAAAGAAAAATAGAGGTAAATTTACAGAATATTGTGGTGGGAAAGTAACTAGTGAGTGTATAGCTAAAGGCAAAAGATCCCCCGATCCAGCAATTAGAAAGCGAGCAACATTTGCTGCCAATAGCCGTAAATGAAATAAGAAGTAAGGAGGTGTATAAAAATGACGACATGGAAGAAAATCAAAGCGCAAATAAATATTTATATGATTTTAGAGAAATTTGGTAAATTATATATTATAGATTAAATTATGATAAATACCCCTAAATATTTTGAATTAAGTGAACTTTTAAGAAGTGATACAGCTATTAGTAAAAAAATAGAAAATCTACCTACATGAGAGGGAATAGAAAAACTAAGTAAACTAGCTATAGAATATTTAGATCCATTAAGAGAAGCATGAGGCTCTGCTATTACTATTACTTCTGGATATAGATCACCAAGCCTTAATAAAGCTGTGGGAGGCGTAAGTAATAGCTCTCATCAATACTATGAAGCAGTAGATTTACAACCTGAAGATACTTCTGTTAAAGGAGTAGAAAACTTCTTTAACTTTATTAAAGATTATTTTACTAGAAATAAAGTCATTATAGATCAATGCTTTATTGAAAAAAGTGGGTCTACTACATGGGTACATTTAGGAATATCTCCAAGAATGAGAAACCAATATGGAGAACTACGAGTTTAATAGAGGTTATAATAACTAGTTTTTAAATAATATGAAGGAAAGATCTAAATTAGAGTTCCCTGAGACATTTAAAGTAACCTCATTAATTGAATCTCCAAAACAATATGATGTGGAGGAATTAATTAAAGTCATAGGAACTAAAATATTTGACTATACTAATGCAAATATCTTAGTACAATATAATGATAAAATCTTAAATAAATTTTCAACTGAGGAATGTGAACTACAAGCTCTATTAGATAAAACACCAGTGCCTCATACATATAATCTATTATTAAAAACTAAGTTATCCGATAGTCTTAGTACTATTATATGTCATGAAATGCAACATTTTGATCAATACGAAAGGAGAGATCTTGAACTTGTGAAAAAAGACTCTAAACTAGTATTCTTATGAAAGGGACAGCAGTTTGATTCTTCATTGGATTATATGTTAAGACCTTGAGAACAAGAAGCAATAGATGCTCAATACTCACTTTGAAAACAATTTAAACAAATTTACTATAAATAATAAATTAAATATTATATGAAATGGTATATTAAAATACTGAGATGGATATGAGAATTTCCACAGTGTCTTCTCGGTCTTATTTTAACTTGGTGCTATAATGTAGAGTACAAAGAAACTTTTAGGGAAATTCCAATTTATGCGGGAGACTTTCCTGGAGGTATTTCATTAGGATTATATATCTTAATGGGAGAATCAAGTTGGAAATATAACAGAAATTACACAAAAGAACATGAATGAGGACATACTCGACAATCTTTATATTTAGGCCCCCTCTATTTACTAATTATAGGACTGCCTAGTATTATTTGAGCAGCTGTCCATACCCCAAAGTCTAAAAGATCTTATTACTCGTTTTTCTCAGAGAGATGAGCTGATAAACTTGGAGGTGTACCTAAAAGATAGTATGGATGCTTTAAAACAAAATGCAATAAAAAATTCAAATCTCACATTATGAGATTTTTTAAAAAAATTTGGAAATGTATAAATTTTGATATGTTATAGGATTGATATTTATGGGAATATTTTTTATAACAAGTACTAAAGTACTGCAACCTATATATATATTACTAAGTCTAGTATGCTTTATTATAAGCGCAAAACAATATGAAAATAAAAAGGGAGCTAAGTAGCTCCCTTTTTATTTTTAATTAATTCAAACATATTTAGTTGTTTCATTTACTCAATCACTTACTTGATACCCATTTAATGTGATAGTTATCTGGGTTCCCTTTAAAATCGAATTTAAACGTATGGAACTGTATGTTCTATATCCACCTTGATATGAAACTCAATTTCCTTCCCCAGGGGCCAGTGATAGATTGGCTAAACGAACTCCTGTTGTTCCATACCCCTCATATATATCTATACTACATTCTGTGTTATTTAAATTATTGCGACTACATACATAAACATCACAACTAATTGAAGGATCAGGAGTAGGAGTAGATTCTTTTTCATATGTAAATGATTTTACTCATAAAAATAAAGTTTTGCCGATATCTATTGTTCCTATATCCGTTAGATATAAATCTGAATAACTAATACTAGAGTTAGATCCAGAATCAGTTCCACTAATATATCTATCTAATGCAATATTCTTACAGTTATTTACTTTAATATAATGAGTATAACCATCTCCTTCTATATCAGCATAAGTTACTGCTGTGTCTTGTGTAAATATTCCAGTAATACCATATGAATTAGCATCACTAAATACAGTTATTGTAGGGCGATTGCTGGTAACAGAAGGAACATAACTAGCAGCAGTACTATTGATATAAATTCCAGAATTATATTCAAAAGTAACAGTTGCTTGATACTCTTTTGTAGCCATTATAGGACTAATAGTTCCTCCCTTGTTAAATGTCCCTATAGTATCTCCTGTTGCTACCTCTTTTACTGTAGCTTTAATAAATAAATCAGGATAGGTTGTAATAGACTGGATAATTGCATTCGTTATTGGCTCAACTACTAGACCCTTTCCAGAGGTTGATTCAAATTCTTTTAATGCTACTGTTTGTTCAACTATTCCCGCAGCTAGTAGATTTAAAGTTTCAGTAGTATAATTTAGAACATCTCTATCTCTTCAACGAATACTGACTTTAATAGGAAGTTTAGTTTTATTGATATAATATATTTTAACCTTTGTTGCTGATTGTATAGGAACATTCTGCCCAAAAAATATTGTATTCATTTATTACTTACCTTTAAAATATTTATCATAGATATGCTTAGCATACCAGCCACAACCTGCTCCTACTGCTAAACTTACTAATGCAAGCAACAAACTTCCAAAGCTCATAGCTGACACAATGCCGCAACCTGCTAATACTAAAGCAATTACGATTGCAGCAATAATTAATTTTGTTTTCCAAGTCATTGTTTTCATAATTATTTATATGTTAAATTACTATAAGTTGTCCCATTTTCAGAAACTATATAGTTTTTCTGATTTTTATATAATGGTAATACATCATCTTTATAAATTATAAAAGCATATATATCGTTATAAAAAGGGTGATCTTTCATTTCTTTATTAAAATCTTCTAGAGAACGTTCTTTTACAACTAATGTATATGCGTTTCCTAAATCAAAATTCATTTCGATACCTGATTGTGTAATTTTTCTTAATGTAAACATATATTTATTTATTAATTTATAATAGTTATTGCAGATTTATGTATTTTTTAGTTAAATGATACTCTGGTAATTGATTTACATAATATCTGGCAACTTCCTTTCTTTCATCCATATTCTCTTTTCCTTTTGCTGGACGACAAAATCTTTTTGCTAATATCTCAGTAGCATCATCTATTGTTTCTGCATCTAAGAATGAATCTAAATGACGACTACTGAGCCACACATTTGGATCTTTTAATTCATGTATTAAAAAATCAACTTGCCTCTCAAATTCATTTTTTGCAGTGGGAGATTTAAAATTATTTAAATTGTTTTTACGTGTAGTATCTGTCCACTGCATCAACCCATATCCTTTTCCGCCAACTTCTCTTTTATTTTCATCAAGTTGTCCCTCAATAAATAAAGAACCTAAAATAGCAGACGCTTGTATCTTATTATAACCACTTGCAAGAAGTTTGTTATACACATAATCAATTTTATCACTTTTAGTATGATAAATATCTCTACTTATTTTATTTTTAAAAATATCATGCTCTTCAAATCCAGGGTACTCTTGTTTATAAGTCGTTGTGAAATTTTCTGCGATATCTGTACTAGGTGCTTTGGTATAGTTACCAGTTTCATATGCGTTAATCATACCCGCATCCCATGAATATGGAGGTCTTGTGTAATCTATAAGTTTTCCATCAACTTTTTGAATGTCTGGATAAATAATAGTCTGACCGTCTATTTCTCCATAACTTAGTTTATGAGTTGAATAACTATTACTATCTTCTCAGTCTGTAATAGATTCCCTGTTTTTATCTCTAAGCCTACCCCAAAATTCAGGATATGGTCTATTATGCCTTTTAGCCCATGCGTATTCTCCGTTTTTATCTTGCATCCATTTACGAGTGTCACTAGTCATTAATTTACCTGCTGGATGTTGATATTTAGGTATCTTCAACCCTAACTTTATATATAAAGTAGAATCTTTCTTTTTGTTTGGAACTTGTGCAACATCATTTAACATCCTTCGAATACTATCAGTACTATATCTATCTAAGAACTGAAAAGTATTATTTGTATCATATTCTCTATGAACAGTAGATTCTTCTGGAATATACTTATATTCAGGTTGATAAGGCTCTGTCCTGATCACATTACCTTCATTATCAAACACTGTGGTAGAAAAACTATTATGATCTTTCCCTTTAAGTCTATTTGTTAGAGTTATTTGTTTTACATGCTTCTTTTTAAGGTCTTCAATTTCTTCATTAGTGAACTTATGATTCGGATCTACTCCTAAGGCATACCTAAACTGCATTAATCTTGCATATATCTCTTGTGGATCATCTAGATAATCATCAGGTATAACTGAGTTTTGGTCATAAAAAGCATCCCCTAGTAAATTCTTAATTCTAGCTATCTCTTTAACTTGAGGATCAGGCCTGCTACTATGCACTCATTCATGAACAGCAGTAGAAGGAGAGTCATCTCTTAGATATATTTTACGACCTCCATAGGAATATACACCTTTAGAATCCGTAGGAACTCTAGAAGGATCTATGGAGGCAGTAGTAAGATCTATATTATGCGCAAGAATATTATACCCTAAGGCACCTGTAACTGGTATAGGTATTAATTGATGTTGTTGTATATTTCTTTTTATCTGAAATGTACGATTTTTATATCAATTTTTAACTCATTGTTTACCTTGAACAACACCTCCTAGTTGAAGTTTAAGAGTACCACCATACTTAGCAGTAGCAATTACCTTGTTTAAAGTCCTAGAATAGTTTGGATCTGTGGCATATCCTCCTTTTTGAACCCTATCTGCAAACTCTGAAATATTCCCTGAGAAAGCATTATAACGATTACTATTAAGTAGGTCAATCTTAAAATTAGCATAGTCTTCTAGAGAATTAAAATCTCTAAAACTATCATTTATATAGACATCTTTACCATTAATAACCTCTCTAGTTCTTTTAATAGCCCCTTTACCTTTAATCCCCCCAAAATTAAAATTTCCAGATGGTTTAGACCCTCAAGCAGACTCTAATCCATCCTGAGCTACTAAAGCTTTGGCAAATACTGGATTTAAACCCCTCTTAACTAAGAGAGACTCATATATTGGAATCATAGTATCCTTAAACTCCTCTTTAGATTCAAATCTTATGGCTTTTGCAGTTGCCTCTTTAATCTTAGGTTTCTTATGCATTTGTATTTCTTCTATTGGAGACTCTACTGGAGTAATTGTCTCCTCTTTATCTTGTTTAATAGTATATTTAGGTTTGTATCCTTTAATATTAATAGTAGGACTTTTAATAGATAATTCTTTAAATGAAGAATCTCTAATATACGGTTTGTAGGTTATATCCATATTAGTATATTTACTTTTTATTTCGCAAATATAACATTTTTTTTTAACAAAAACAAATAATATTCTACTATTCAGTAATAATAACTTATCTATTCCTTAACCTGTTTTCTAGTTCTACAATCCTATATTCTAACTTCTCTACTCTATCGTAGAGCTCATCTAATCTCTCCTCTTCCCTTGTTTTAAATCCATCTAAATGATCTCTATCTATATCTATGATGGTACTGTAATCATCTCCTATACCTTCTAAACTAATAGGATTAAAACTAAATGGTAAGTTTTTCTGCTGACCCATATTTTTATTCAAATTTAAAGCCTGATGACTCTTTTAAATTACTCTTTTCAATAATCTCTTTTAGTCTGTTTATCTCTTCTTGCATTTTAAGAATATTTTTATCTACAGTATGTAGCCTCTTATCATGCTCATTAATCTGTTCACCTTGTTCATCTACTTTTTTATTGATAAATAACATCGCCTGACAAATTAATGCAAGATCAATATATCTAGCAGTCTTTTTCAATCCTGTAACTTTATCTATAATTGGTGTGCTACTTGTTTGCAATATGCCTTTCTCTTCTAATTGATGAAAAACTCTAGTTAAAACTCTCGTGCCAATATGCATATTAGTTGCAAGTTCTTCTTTAGACTTTGTGGTAACCGCAAACTGACCATCTGATTTATCTGTGTATTGTTGCATTGCCATTAATATGCCTTTTTCTTCTGCTTCTAATTCTTTATAATTTAAGAATTCATATGTAAATCTTTCAAAATATTTACCTGTTTTCTGTATTTCATAAATATTACTTCTTCCTTTCTTTTCATCTAGAACTTTAATTTCTCCAGCTTCTTTTAGTTTTTTAATACTACTTTGCACTGTATTAATTGAAACTGAAGCTAGTTCTGATAGTCTCCTAATAGATATAAATGTGCGATAAGTATGTTTATCCATATGCTGACGCATATATCCATAAATTAGATAATCTGTAGGATTCATTTTTATTTCTTTATTTTTATCCCCTAAATTATGTGGCACTTGCACATGTTGAGGCGTTTTATTGTTCTTCTCCATAAGTTATTGTTATATCATCTTAAATCATATATTTATATTTTTTATAATTAACATGCAAATATACAAAATATATCATATATATCAAAATTTTGTACATGTCATTTTTTGTTTAATCACATATATTTGATACATGTTATTTTGATACATTTTTATTATTCCTTCCTGCTACTTTGATACATTTACTGATACATCTAGCCTGTCAAAAATCAAATTTAGCCTGTTACTTTGATACCTATCTATATTATTATCTATACATCCTCGCTTCGCGGAGGCGCTCGGATGGAACTAGATTTAAGGCCGAGCACTAAAAGCCTCCCTCCTCCTTTAAACGAAATGGAACCTAATTCATAGGTTCCTAAAAATTTTCAATTCTCTAAATAAAATGTGGGTATATAATGCACAAATACGGTTACATAGTATTTTAGCCCCCTCCCACCACCAATGGGAAAACGATTTATTTTAAGACAAAAATTCCCATAAAAAATTGAATTAAATTTACCAAAGCATATAACCTTTTCATAACCTTAACACTGTTTACTATGAAACGAACCGTTAATGTTCTAATAGCTGTTGCTGCCATAATAGCTATTGGTTTACTGTTCTACTCAGTTTCTCATCACGAAGCATTTTCATATGCAGCTACCATGCTGCTGATTACTGGAGCACTTACAATTATCCCTACTAAGTAGGGATAACTTTATTCTCTAGTAATCAAAGCTTTAAACATATCTGTAGGATAATTTCAAAAAACGTGGAGTCATGATTAACCTTGATATTACTGACTATACTCCTGAGGAGCTGAATGAGATATGTTATCAAGAAGATATTGCTGAAGAGCAATTAGACCGTTACATTGATTCTTGGTTTCAAAAATAGGATCTTCAACTAAACAACAGTACTATACCAGTGTGGCCTACCGATGCGTAGATGGTTTATAAGTTAGGCTGTTGTTTTTTTTTGCAATCTATTTACCTTAACTCAATATTCATGGCTAAGATTTACACAATGCCAGAGATCGGCATTATCCTCGATGGTATTTACCGTAACTACAGCAAGCACAAGATGGAACAAAAAAATGTTACCGTTCTTGCTGTAGAATGTCACACTTCCACTAATGTTCTCCTTAAGGTTCGTAATATTCTTACGGAGATGGGGATTCTTATTATCGAAGGAGAACGTGCACAACAGAAGTGCTACTGGAATCCGTCAAAATGTATACCTAACCCTGCACTGCTAACCGAAGTATATCGTGCTTACACGAGAGACGTTAAGAGCAGAGTTAAGGTTGAAAAGAAGGTACAACGTCTGCCTTCCTTCGAGTTAGCATTACTAGCCCTTAAGAAACAGGGTTGGGATATGGTTATACTCAAGAAATCTTCTGGTTATAAGAGGGTTAGTGAAGAGTATAGCCTCATTGAGATAGAGGAGTAATCCTCTATCTCTTTTTATAGATAACTAAAACTTACAAAAGGTTGTTAAGTTTAACTTTAACTCTATACTATTATGGAAGTCATTATTCTTATCGTAGCGGTCATTGCTATAGCAAAGATCAGCACTATCACTGGTGCTTGGGTTCGTAGAAACAGCACAGACTGGTAATGTTATGACTCTTCGTGTTTATTTATTAGTAGAGGGTAAAAGAATTACAGTGTCCATTAAAGACACTCGTAAGATTTCTCCTATTTATGATACGGAGAACCTTATCGGATTTAAAACTGATGAGCAAGAACATATCTTCAAAGGAACTATCTATTCATTTAAGATTATGCAATGAAAAAGCTCATCGTTGGTGAGATCTTTGTGATCTTGTTTCTTGTTGTTGGGGTGGACTACTTGCCATTAATTATATGCTGGATTCCTTTTATAGTGTACAATTATTTGTATCTTGGAAGGATTGTCAGATATATTGATGGGGAGTAGTTTTACTCCCATATGGATACCAAAGATACAGTAGTTTATTTAAATTTAAAATTCTGCTATATGACTGCTCTTGCATTACAAGCTTTCTTAGAAGAGAAAGATCCTATTCTTGTAAGTCGTGTTACCAACTCTCAAGCATTCAAGGAATTACGAGAGAAACGTAACGTTCCTAAGTTTGAGGAAAATGAATATCATTTTCAATCATCTATCTCTAGTACCCAAAATCTGGGTTGTGGAGTTTCCAGAGCCCTTGAAAATTTCTTCGAGTATGGTGTATATCGTTGTTAATGGTCTCCTTGTAGAGGCCGAAACGGTTACAGAGATTCATATGCAAGTAGAGGTTAGACGACACAGAGTTGTTTATCCTAGGAAGAAGTGCAAATCTCTGAAGGAAGATGATATTATCACAGATATCGTCAGAGAAGCTATCAAACAAATGAAGGGAGAGTAATATCTCCCTTCTTATTATTATCTACTATGACACGAGAAGAACTCAACAAGAAGATTGAACATCTAATGGAAGCTCTTGAGAATACTCAGAGATCTATCCAATTCACTAATATTCCTGTATATGTACTAACCAACTACATCAAAGAAGAAACAGGAATAGACATGGAGCAAGTAAAGGAGTAGTTTGTAGCTACTCCTTACCTTCTTCAAACTCCACACTTGGAGTAATTGTTAAAGTACATCCAGAATTGAGGAGTTTTTCTCTCGTCTTGTAATCTCCTCTTCAATGAAGTTCGGGATTTATCTTATATGTTCCTCTACTACCTGATATAATTCCAGCCTCAGTTAACATCACTAGTGACTTTGTATATATAGAAGAAGAAATTCCCAACTCTTCTAATATTTCTTTTTTCCTTTGTGGTGTTATAAACACATCTTCCTTATTATACTGAGACTGCTCTAAGAACTTCCAAAGTATTTTAACTGCGGAAAGACTTGTCAGATTATATAATACTGACATATATCTTGAATAAGTTAAAAAGAAAGGCTCAACATCTTTCTTTATTGTAAATGTTTTACTAACACTCTCTTTAACAATCTCTCCTGTATAAGAATCTACAACTTCTGTGGTTTGTTCATGTACTATTTGTTTCATATAAAATATGTATTTTAAGTTAATAACTAGTAACAAAAATACTAAAAATATGCCAAACTTACAAATAATTTAGTAATTTTTTTACTAAAAAATAGTATTGTATTACGATCAAATAGTAATATATTACTACTTTTTAGTATTATATTACTACTTCTATCTTTGTAACTAACTAATTATCAAGTTGTTAAATAGTTTTTTATATATTATATTATAAATAGGAACATATCCACTAGATACAAAACACTTTATTAATTTTAATTATACAAATAATTGATAAATTTTTACCATAAAATTTAATAACGATTGTATTTTTAAACTAATCAATTGTATTTTTAAACTATAAGGTGTTGTATTTTTAAACCGATCAATTGCATTTTTAAACCCTAACTATACTTAATACCTATACTTAAAGAACTATACTTAATAGCCCAGTTCTTCGAACTGTCCTCAAACTGTTTTTATTTAAAATCAATGTAAACCAAAGCAACTAACATTTTACCAAAGCTTCCAACTAATACTTAGGAAGAATATAAACAAAAGCTTCCAACAAATTATTACGACAACAAATGTCGATTCAAACAATTAATTAAATATTTATACTATGAAGATTAATCAATTCAAGAAGGAAGATTTTCCTATTATCCCTACTCGAAACGGCCTCGAAGTAAAGCAGGTCGCAGTAGACTTTCTGAAGAGCACTGGTATCGGTCTCGTCAGCTATGGCCTTTCCGATGGCGATGTCTTTGAATTCCCTGACACTCTCGAAGACGCTGTAATCACAACCCGTCAGGTGCGGAAAGACTCCAAGAACGTCGAAGTGCTCGTCATGGGACTCAAGAACGGCAAGCTGGCTAACTTCTCGTTGGCAAACCTCCGCCGTCGTGACGCAGATATGCAGCCCGTTCATCCTGTATCTGCTGACCTCTGCAATCTCGAAACCGACTATGATCGCCTCGAAGCTTGCCTCGGTAAGACGATCGTAGCTCAGGGAACCGTCAAGTTCAAGCAACGGGACTTCGACAACGGGCTGCCTCTCGATACCACCACCGAGAAGGAAACGGCTAACCTCGTATGGAAAGCCTAAAACCTGCTCGTAACGGCCAGTTAACTGTTAAAGGGGAGTGAAAACTCCCCTTTAACATCTTAACTACCAATTGCGGCGACTACGTAGTATACAACTGAAGAGGCTGAATACATAATAAACTTGCTTTCTACGTAATCAAAGCAACTAAAAACAACGAATTCTATATCCAAAAAGTTATTCAACTAAATGGAAAATAAAGGTTCTTTTTCTGAAAGACTATTTAGTACTATCTTCTGGGGTACTCTCCTCGCTGCTTTTGCATTCGGTGGTGCAGAAGTATTAGGATATTCACCTGTAGTAAGTACTGTAATATCTTATGCTATCGCTGCTGGAGCATCCTTCCTTGAATAACTACTCTGTTTGTAGGAAAATAAACTTCCCTACAAACACTAAATACTGTTCTGAAACAGAATTAACAAGTGGTTAATAGTTAATAATTGAATTTGCACTGCTGTGAAGCAGAGCCTTCCCTCTGCACATTAACTGCCTTTGTCTGTGATTGATAGAGACTGAGCAGAGGCAGTCTCTTTTTTAATATTATTTATAAATATTTTTAATATATATTATTAAATATTTTTATAAATGATGCTAAGTGCTTGATTATCAATCTCTAAACCACACTCTATTCTTTTATTTTTTAAAAAATTCAGAAACAATTTTCACATATTATAATCAATAAACTTCTCACACTCAGCGAGTTACTCTTTAATTAATAATTTATAAATTAATAATTTAAAGTTTGAGTAAGCGTTTGATAAGATTTTATTGATTTATACCAACAGAAGAGAGTGGACAAATTATTTCCAGCATACATAAACATTTTATATAATGATACAAATTCGAGCAATTCTAACATATGTGGTATTATCGGGTCTTTTGGTGTTTATACCGATAAAGAATTGGGGAAAGAGTCTTTCCGACGGTTCAAGGAAATCTACTCTCTCCTTTTGGGAATACCAACAGAAGAGAGTGGTGACTACTGTCTATTTAAATTTGATGATGAAATAATAGAGTTATACTTCATAGAAGTAGAAAATGAATACAGTATCATTGTAGTATATACAATACTTTAAAAAGATACACATAAAACCTAAGGGTTAAATTCTGCTATTAAGTAGCAGCCATAATTAATCTACCATAGAGTAGGATCACTTAGTTTAGAATCTCTTAAATGAAAACGCGCGAGTAGTTTTTGGGAAGCTCATAGCACTAAGTATGGTTGTGTATTTTCAAATATACCGAGGAGGAGAAATAATACTAACTTAAAGACTCTCAGTTCTCTTTAGTTAGTCACTTATCGTGGAGGCACCTCATGATAGGATTATGTAACTGAGGAATATCATGATAGTAGGTATATTTGTTTTTAAAACTCGAAATCGTGCCTGACGATTACCAGAAATTAATGTCTGGATTTACTATGATTAGTTTTATCTAATGTAAGTAGGCTTAAACGAGTATAAATAAGAGCCGAAAACTGGAAATCGTAAGATAGAGGAGTGAAGTATAGTACCTCCTCTATTTTTGACTACACATTTCTTATATACAAAGATATGAACATTATAGTATAAGTAAAGGGTATACCATAATTAGAGCAAAATATAGAATCAGTAGACCCTTTATACTAGATTCTGATAAATAATGGAAGTATACTATCATTATGAACTAAATAAGCTCGTTTATCTTTTTTTAAATAAACTCTTCCACTTTTAAGAGTATAATTAGGAACCTAACGTCCTTAAGAAAGTGAGCAAAGGAAGGTGAATACTTATTAGGCGTCGATCTACCTAGCGGTCTTTTAAGGATAAAGCTTTATAGTAATATAAAGATTTTGCGGGATAGCGTGAGTTCATGTACGTCAACATGGAGCAAAGGCAAATGGCAGAATTGTCAAGAATTTTTCTCAATAGGGTCGAAATTTACCCACAGACGAAAACCAGTTGTGTTCGTAATTTAGTTCCTTTGTATAGTTAGATATAAAGGTCGAATAAGTTGTGTGGGCAAGAGAAAAATTTTCTTTTAGAATTCTAACATTAATATAATATGGAAGAAACATTCGGCGATGTAATGACAAAAGCTGCAGAAAATAAACGTAAAAATTCAACAGATGAAGAGTACAACGATTGGTTGTGTCAACTTTCTGAAGAATTTGCAGTAGCCTGTATTGATTGGACAGATTAATATTTCCTATGAAAGTACTTTTAATTTCAATTTTCAGTATAGATAATTTCTATGATGAAATTGAATCAAAAACAGACAAAGAATTATATGAATTTGCAAAAGAGCTTATAATTGCTGATAAAGAATCGGCTCATATCTTTAAATCTTTAAAAGATTTTGAAGATACATTAAATAACCGATATTTAGACAGAGATTTAAGAGCCTATTACGTGAAATTTGTAGATCTCTAACACTATATTACCTATTTCGAAGATACTTATACAATGTTATATAATGGGGGAGAAGTAACGTACTTCTGCTAAGGACGGACAGGAAGGAGTTGAAATGACTATAAGTATGTGACATTGTAAAACTGATTCCACAGTTGTTAAGTATTGTAGATTAAAGAGTACAGGATATGTTGAACCTTTCACTGCCGCATTGAGTTGTGGTATAATCCCATAGGCATATGGGCCAAATCTTTACCAGTTGGAAAATGCTGGATAGGTTTAAAAAACTCAATAACTTCCCAAGATGTTGAGGGCACCAGTTTCTTATATCACAGCATGAGTACCTATTTTATAGCGTCAAAATCTGGTAATAAGTTTTAGGTGTAAAACACAAATTTAAGTATGAAAAATAATAATATACGATATGAAATCAGAATTATAGGAGTTACAAAACAATACAATTTAGTATTTCCTATTAAATTCAAAAATATGATGCACAAAGAATTTGAATCTTCTGTGTGTATGTGTAGAGAAGATAATGGTTTGGGAATATTTAAAAGTTTTTCAAAGAAATATTCTTCTGTTCAACTAGTCGACAAAGCATCAAATAAAATTTTAAAAGAAGAAAAGTTATAAAAAATAGATCCCGTAGCTCAGTTGGTTAGAGCACTACACTTTTAATGTAGGGGTCGAGAGTTCGAACCTCTCTGGGATCACTAAAAATATAAAGATATGCCATGGATAGCAGTAGATAAGAATGGGATGGAAGCTATTTTTCAATTTCGTCCAGTTAGATCAGAAATTTTAGAAAGGTTTCTTCCTTTGTATTCATATAGTATGACTCTTCCTTTACCTAAAGGATCTGCTAAAAAGCTGATTGGAAGAGAATTAAAGTGGGAAGACGAACCTGTAGAGTTAAAAATCCTTGATTATGATTCCTAAGAAAGAAAATTGGCGAGATAATTGTCATCATTGCCCTCATTTTGATCAGTGTCAGTCAAGTAAAAGTGCTGAAGAGTGTAAAGCATTTCTTGATAAAGAAGTGACTAAAAGTTTGTTGAAATTTGCTAAAGATTGTAAATATTATGCGATTTCTAACAAATGGGAAATATTGGCAACATTCTCTTCAGTTCAGCAAGTCGAAGACTATATAAAGGATCATCCAAATGTTTTTCAAATTATTTATAGAAGAGAAACTTCTGTAAATGGTAAAATTCATTGTGGACCTTTTCATGTTTATCATAGTTGTAAATAATTTGCATATTCAATAATTAAGTGCTATATTTGCAACTTGTTTTAGGTGTATAGTTTAATGGTAAAACACCGAGGTGGCAACTTCGGAGATACGCTAAGAGAGAACTCTTGAGGGAATCGTATGTCTGGTTCGAATCCCGTTACACCTGCAAGATGAAGTAAAAATACATTACTAATGTGTCGGAAGACTGTGGCACTGAGCTGCTAGGCCATTATACTAGTATTAGTAACTGTTAGAGTGACAGTCACCCACTCCTTCATTTTAAAGTTAAAGATAAGTTTGTTTAATTGTGGCGGAATTGGTATACGCTAGGGACTAATATCCCTTCGTCAAATGAAAACTAATTTGGCTGTATTGAAACAATATGTGGTGTTAATCAAAACATCTGCAGGTTCGAATCCTGTCAATTAGACAAATTTATTTTACGGACCCTTAGCTCAGTTGGTTAGAGCAACTGACTCATAATCAGTAGGTTACAGGTTCAAGCCCTGTAGGGTCCACATTAATCATTTTATTTGATTTGCTCGGATGGTGGAATAGGTAGACACGAGGGACTTAAAATCCCTTGGCCAGTAATGGCCGTGCGGGTTCGATTCCCGCTCCGAGTACAATTATTTAATAGAAGAATAAGTAATATTATATTATTATGTGTATACATTGTAATAAAATAGTGAATACTGATTTAAAAGAAATAAACAAATCATATATAGAAAATATTATTTGTGAAACCGATTATATAGGAATTTATCGGAAATTTACAATTAGTAAATATGATAACGGGGAATTTACATTAGATTATGAATCAGAAGATGAGTCTTTTTCAATGGAAATAAGATATTGTCCAATGTGCGGCAGAAAACTTTAGCTCTGATGGTGTACACATCAACTAAGGAAGAGACTACTAGTTAGGTACTCTTCCTGTAGGCATACAGGCTATCTTATATTACTAGTTAGAAAATGCTAGAGTGAGTAATTTTTAGCTAAATAATATTATGAAGATAAATTTTTCAAAAATAAGGTATGACTATCCATGTTTGTCATGTTCTCATGTAGATATCATGTATTGTCATAATTGCATTCACTATCTGGGAAGATATCATAAAAAGATTTAATCTACGAGCAAGTTATACGATGTCCTTCAAAATCGGTTGAAGACTGAGCATAAGAAGGAAGCTGAAGATTGTATTAAGATATACAATAAGGTAAAAGAAATATCAAGAGGATCTGTATGGGAATCAGATTGGAGAGTTTTAGTTCGTGTAATATTTGTAGGAACATGGCCTAATGCTAAACCTATCTATAAACCTAATGCTATAGGAGAAATATTTATTAAAGGAATTTCATAATGAAACAACAATTGTATAGAGAAGTAAATGATGGTGTAGGAACTAAACTTATAGAAGTTTCTGAGGAAGAAGTCAAAGCTGCTAAAGAAAAGTATGCTAAGACAGGTGAATGTGATTGTATTTACATTTATGATGAATCTAGTTACTGTGGTTGGTATCTAAGATATTGTGGTATTTGTGGGAGCTTAGTTAGCCTCGTTTAAACATATAATACAAAATATGAAAGTTCGATTCAACAACAAAAAGAAATAATAGAATATACGTTGCAACTTAGTTATTATATTTTGCAGGTATGGTGAAATTAGGCAGCCACGTATCGCTTAGGACGATATTTCGAAAGAAGTGGGGGTTCGAGTCCCTCTACCTGCACATTCAACTAATATATTAAACCAATGATTTTTTTGATACTTTTCACCATTATTTATGGATTTAGTGCTTTAGTAACAGGTGTATATTTAGTCGAGCGGGAAGATATAGATGCAACAACAGCTTTTGTACTAATAATGATCCCTGTTATCAATACTGTAGTAGCAGTACGTGTTGTTGTTAACACACTAGCTAAGTTCAAGTTCAACAACAATTAAGACTATATGTGGTTTTCACTACAACACAGGGTGGTAACTCATATTCATTTTTAAGCTGAGGACTTTTAAAATTAAAAAATACATCTTATGGAATTTGTACATTATAACACTGCCAAACTTGCGAAGGAAAAAGGCTATAATGGAACAAGCAGAGTTTACTATGATACTACGGGCAGTTTATATACCCAAACTTATAGTGAAGGTATTGGGTACATTCCCAATTTTAGCTGCTATGCTCCTTTACAGGAAGAACTTAGTGAGTGGTTAAGAGATGATAAAGGGATTCATATCTCTATTATTGCTGTTTATAAAGACCAAATCAGATACTATGCCTATATCATTTATACTCCAAATTCAGTAATCAATAGTGACACTAAACTTACGGAAGAGCTTTTCATGTTGTATGAAAATGCTTTGGGAGAAGCTTTAATAATAGCGTTAAATTTACTAGAATAAAAATTCAAATGCCTTAGAAATCCGAAACTTTAATAATAATCAACATAATTAATAAATAATGGAAAATCTAGCTTGGTGGTTATATTTATGTTCTGTTTTTGGAGGAGTATATATCATTGCATTAGCAACTTTTATTGTATGCCTGAGTATTTTTATGATCGTATCTACTGCGTATTATTGTGATGAATGTGAATTGAAGACAGCCAAGAGATGGTGGAAATATACTGGTATCGCTGGGATAATTTCCATGGTGTTAACTATTTTGGTTCCTTCAAGATCTACCTGTTACCAAATTTTTGGAGTTACAATTGCAACAGAAGTAATTAAAAATTCTGAGGCATTACAGGAGCTCCCTGAAAAGTCTTTTGAAGTTATTAATAGACTTTTAGATTCTATTGCTTCGGAAGATAAAAAAGAAGGAAACTAGTTTTTAATACACGGGCTGCAACCTGTTGTTGGGACGCTAATGTATGGGTATAGAAGAAATTACAGTTTCTCTATATTAATAAATTAGTGAAAAGATTATGTAGCTTAATGGTTAAAGTACCTTAATAAGAAAGAGGATTCAGGTTCGAATCCTGGTATATATTCAAATAATATTAATTATGAAACTGAAAGGAATCGAAATCAAACCAGGAATGGTTATAATCACTAAGAATGCAAGGTATATTGCATTCCCTTCAAGGAAGTCTGATTGTTCTATAGCATTCGCTAATATCACATCAGGAGGATGGACTGGTAGCATACCTGAGGTATTTGTAGAGAAGATCTATGATCTTATTACAGATGGGGAGAGTGAACTCCTATGGTCACAAGAATGGAACAAGGAGATCACTATGAGCGAGATTGCTGAGAAGTTCGGTATTCCTGTTGAACACTTACGAATTAAAAAGGAATAAATCTTATGGAAATCAGGTTTAACAACAAAAAGAAATACTGATATAAACCAGGGAAAATTTAAAAAGGGGCTATATTACCGTGTCCAAACCAGAGCCCTTGAGGCGAAAAGGAGCCCTGGATTTTACCATAAGAGAGCTTCAAGCCAACAGTCCACGATATAATGTCTAGAGCGCTGTTAGGGATATACTAATTAGAGAGGAAGGTCAGACTGGTGTATAGTCGTATATAAAGTATGGCACAGACAAAAGATCTGAATAATAGCCCATTACTAGCACACTCTAATTTTTATATACTTTTAATTTTCAGTATACAGGCTGTAACCTGTTATTAGGACTCCAATGTATAGATATAACAAAAGCAGATAACCTTTATAAACTAAGATCTTAATGGTTACATGACTAATTAAGGATATACATAGAAAGGTATAGAGAGGTAGGATACTATAAGATGTATCAATAGGAAATGTAGTTAGGAAAACTAAATGATACCTATTTGCTATACTTTGCTATAGCTTAGAGGGACCCCAAGGTGAAGGTAACGACTTCAGGGCGCTCTAAATAAAAAACCGCGGAACTCGGTAAAACCTCTTCTTAGTTTATTATTATACTCCAGTATAAGCAGGGAGTATAAATAAAGGCTGTCTCGGTAGATAGAGATTATCTACAAAAACATCTATATGTTTTCTTATATAGAGAGGCTTTCAGGCTTAAGTAAAAGACCAAGTGAATCTTAGTGAGTAATGATTATTACAAAGCAGCTCAGCCAAAGCATTAAATGAGTAACGATGCTACCAGGTGAGTTAGGTGAAATTCCTACAACAGATGATGCTACGAATTGTAATGATATAACCTGGATCATTAAGTACTTGCCCAAATCAAGAGTCATATTTTTCATCTCCTCAATGACTTGGTAAGAGAGGAGATTTTTATTACTAAAGTAGTGAGCTTGGAGGTAGCTATCTTTAATGAGTAGATGAGTAGCAGTATGTGGTGAGGTATAAGTTTCACAGTTTACTCCTCAAATAAAAACTGTAGGTATACTTAAATAATGGTGAAAGACTAGACTCGAAGTCAGGAATCTGAAATATAAGAGTAAGTAGCTAGTGAAGTCAAGTTAAGAACCTGAAAAGCCGCAGCTGGATTCCCTACAATGAAGGTAAGTTAATGACTTACGGTACTATAACTAGCAATACTTATAGTACTTCTTTAGGTGTAACAACACGCTTTAGTAATATCTAGACTATAAGAGTTTGACCACTCTTATAGTCACTAATATACATTCATTACCAAATAAAATAATTTACCAGTTTTATCTGCTGATAAGTGGAAGTTAGTAGACTATCTACTTATATAGAATTTATGTTTTCAAAAGACTATAAGCGACTGTTTGAGTGATCATAGAACAGTACACATTTCCCAAGATGTTTCACTTGGCCTGAATGAAGGGATACAACTCTAAGGACCAACTATTGCGCAATATATTTGGATAACTGGAGGTATATTATAGATCCTGGCCTCCCAATAAGAAAATGTTATAGTCTTTTTTAAGGATATTTAATTATTAGTGGCAAATATACCGAAAGGGGAGCTTACTATTAGTGTGTAAAGACGTTTGCTGTAAGCACTATTAAATATCCGCAAGGGCCCTTAGCTTAATGGTTGAAGCAATTGACTCATAATCAAGAGATTACAGGTTCAAGTCCTGTAGGGCCCACATAATTAAAAAATACTAATACAGATGAAAAGCTACGATTTAGATTCTACTCAAGCAAAGAGATATGTCCAAAACAAATTATTTGGTTGTCTTAAGAAATTTGAAAATAAAAAGTTAACAGCTTTAGCTGGAAATAGTCCTAAAGTAGCTTTACAGCAATATCAGAAGTATTTTTTACCAGACAATATTACTTTAGTTGATATTCATCCAGTTGAAAACTGGATTGTTAGAGCTTATATTGATGATGTTTTCCCTACTCATGTTATGGACGTTGATCTTGAAGAGACTATTTTATATGGTCAGTATTCTATAATGAATGTATTCTACAGAATGAATACTATGCTGTCAGGTACTAAGGCTTTACTTTTTACTGTATCTACTCGGGGTTCTAGAGGTAGGGAGAAAACAATTGATACTCTTAACAAGACTCTTTATAAAAATACTTTAAAAGCTGAGAAGTTATCTACTGAAGAAATTGGAATAGGGTCTAGATATGTTCAATTTATACAACATACTCAGTCCTTATATACAATCTCTAAGCTTTATTGTTATAAAGACAGTTCTCAAATGCTTTCAGGTCTTATAATATGGAATTGATATGAAAACCGAAGAAATTATTATTTTGGACAAACCTAGTCCTTCACTCGAATTTTTATCTGCAAACAGACTAACTAATCCTGCTCATGTGAGGGAGATTATGCAGTCTATGAAAAGGGGAGATTGGATTCCACCAATCTTTGTAAAGGATAATTATATAGTAGACGGACAGCATCGTTATAAAGCGTTCTGTACATTATGTTCCATTGATACTAGTCGTCATTATGAGTTAGGAATGTTAAAAATAAACTCAAAAGAAGACCCAATTAGCTTAGCTATTAGGTTTAATTCAGGACATAAAAGATGGTTAACTAAGGATTACCTTTATGCTTACTGTGAAACAGGTAAAAATTCCTACTGTCTTTTAAGGGACTTTTTAAAAGACAATCCAGAACTTGAAATTAGATCTGCGATACAGTTAATTTTGGGTAGGTATAATACTGAGGATTTTCAGAGTGGTAAGCTTCATGTTGATGGTATACTAATAGCGTATGCTCTTGAGAGACTCAAAGCTCTTCGTAGAGTTAGTAAAATTCTAAAAACATCAGAGGTATTTAAGAGAGATATTATACAAGCTTTCTATGTAATATGTGATGAGGTTAATGATGCACCTCGTTTTTATAAGTCTCTTCGTAATTTTCAAATGCCTCACAAACATACAAAAACAGAATGGTTAAAAGCCTATAGACTCTGTTATAATAATTTCACTGAATACTGAGCTTAGTGATATAGGATTGTTAATTCTGTTAAACTAATAGTAGAGGAAGGATACTGTTAACAAGCAGCACAGCTACAGCTTAGTATTATTTACCTGAAACCTTAAGAGAATGAAGTAACCTTCATTTTAATTTAAAGTTTCAAAAGTTAATAGAATATAATTATTCTATGTCTGCTACGAGTTTTTATTCGTGTGATTAAATAGAATTTGTAGGGAGCGAGCACTTAATGTATTGCCATGATCTCAGAATCTATTATGAACGCAGACTGAGTAAGGGTCACTATCTCAGCCCATTACAGCTTTCATTTACAAGAAAGTTTCTATTTATTCTAGGAAGATATTCGATTAGGCTCGTATATCTTTAAATGAGGGGAACTAACTTAATAGCTGAAACATACGGAAGTTGAAAGTGTGGTCATGTAACCGAGCATATGGACTGCTTAACGCCCAAATCCTAGAATTTTTAATCTATCTTCTATGAATATATTTCCTAAAACTATTAGTGATAAGATAGTATATCATAAAGAATATACTTATTGTGATCCTATTTTTGGTAAAGATATTAGTATATTTGTATACATCTTTCGAAAAGAATATAAATCATGGTTCTCAGACGAGATAAAACGTAAGTATATTACTAAACTTAGTTATCCAGATGTATGGGAATCTGAGTTTACTTATGATAGTATATCTTTTAATAAAAACTTCAGTGGGTTTTTAAACAATATCAAGAATAAGACTTTTATTAAGTATTTAAACACTGTCAGCAACTAATCGATAAACTATGTTATCTGTTATACTCATTGTTACATCATTATTTTTAATCAACGTAATAAGTTATGATGATGACAATCTTGTACTTTTAGGATCAAGAGTTTTACTCTCTATAATAATAGTTCTTTTATCTATTAATTGTCTAGTCGGGGACTTTACTGTTAATTATATAATGAATAAGTATGAACAAGGAAAAATAAAAAAAGAGTATACAATTGTAGAGCAAGATACAACATATAAATGGATTTACTATAAATAATAATTAAATGTATGTATTTTCCTAAACCTCATAATATTTTAATTTATTTAAGTTACTCTGGTAAGTCCCTTTGGTATGTTAGTAGTATTGACTCATGGGTACCGTTTAAGGAATGTCCTAATTATCCAGAATATTCCTCTTGTTATAGAGGAAAGTGTGGATCTCTAAAAGCATTAGTTAGAAAACTTCAAAAGTGGGATGTACCTAGGAATACGAAAGCTAAAGTAATTCTATCTGATGACTCTGTAATTTATCTTTCTGCTCATTGAATCACTTTTATGAAAAGAATTAGTTTTGAAACTGTTAAAATAGCTGTTAGAAAAGGATATCCTACCTGTCAGCAACAGTATTATATGTCACAATACAGTTTAAGTTCAGAGAACAATATTAGTTATCATTATTCAAAAAGAACCTGTGAACTGTATGACAATTTAATCCCAGCTCTCTATCAAACAGAATTACAATACTGGCTCAGAAACGAGTGTGGAACAGTTGTACTAGTTCACTTAGATCAAACACTATCCTATTTTTGGACAATCACAAAATTAAACTTGGGAGTTACACTTGAGGAATATTCTGGACCTGGTAAAGTACGGCAGAGACACTATTCTGCTTGTTTAGAAGATGGTTTACAAACAGCATTAAACTTGCTAAAGGATAAACCTTTAGGAATATAATAAAAATAGATGAGTAGGAAATGACTGATTAGATTATAACGTTTCATCTAGATACTTACCTCAAGCAAAACTAAAAAAGTATCATTTTTTATATTAATTATCTTAGTCTCAACTATACTATTTATAGTAGCCTATAAACTTAAAGAGGGGGGGGGTATGGAAATTGAAGATACATCTATTATTGACGAGATGGTTGATGATGTTCCTCTTGAAGCCTTAATTGGCTATGATGAAGAGGATATTACAGAATTCAAACGCAGATAAAAAGAATTCTAATATAAACTTAAGCATTGTAGATAAACCCTAATAGTAGAAGGGGAGTTAAACTAAAAAAAGAATACTCCAATAGCGGGGATTAAAGGATAATATTAACCTAGTGTATCTTAACTTTAACAGAGGTTTTTATTCTAGATTATTATGCGTATTAGTAGAAATAATCATATGTTAAAGGAATAAGTTCTGCAATGTTCTAAGGTAAATCGTTTAAGGAAGTCGTAAATCTTTCACAATAACTTGTGTTGTGTAACAAAAGAGCAAGTTCTATGTACAGTTGCATGGATTACTCCGTAAATTCGGGGAGTTAAACTGCAGGTTGATAGTAGTAGTTAAACTGTCAATGAGTCCTTTGTCTACTAAGGGAGTTCACTCGTTATAAGTTTAGAGGGAAGGAGTAGAAAAACTTGAGTCCAGGCCAGGAGTATTTAGTCAGCATAAACAATATCCCCAGATTTGTGAATGTGTTAGATACGATAGGTACAACAAGAAGTTTCTGATTGAATAACTTTACTTTTGAGATTCTGTAGTCTTGAGTTCAGAAACTATTATAGGGAGCCAGTATTATTATAGTGAATTGATACTCCTGCAAGGGCATGCGTTACAGAGGAGTATTTTTTTATAATTAGATTCAAACCCAATATGTACTTTGCTATTCATCCTATTTATACAACTTGCTATGCGGAAACCCTTTATTTGTTAGTTATAGAAATCTTTAAAGATAAGATTCTTTTTGACTATGAAAATGGCAAAATTCTTATTAATGGTAAAGAAGATACTATAACGTACTCCTTAAATCAAAACATTCAAACAATACATAGCCAAATGGAGTCTCGTTGTGTTAGAATAGCAGAAGATAAAGGCTGGTCTATATATAAAGGGAAACAAATTCATTCTTAGAAACCTAACAATAAGCACATAACACTATGATAACAAAAGAGGATGTTATATTATGGTTTACACGTATAAATAATAAATGTGATAGAGTAACTACTGAAAATTACTCTCATAATGTTGCTCTAATTAAAGCATTAGCATTTAATTATACAGATAAAATAAAGAAACAATATGGTGAGATCATGGCATACAATAATCTTACGCATATTGCAGAGATAGCTTCTGAGGTTACCGCGGGAAATGTAACTCATAAAGTTGCTACTGTAAAAAGTTTATGTAAGAGGAATATTGATTTTATTAATGAATTTGGATTAGAGAAGTAATGACACTACTTTCTGCATTATATTAGTAATATACTAATAAAGTTATAGCTAAGAATGAAAAGAGAAACTAGTAAACGAGGATGGAATAATAAAGATTGCTACTCAGAAGAAATATAAAAACGGAAATATTAAAGAAATTTAATAATCTGTTTATCCTGATAATTTATGAATCTGCCAGTTCATAGAAAAACAGGGATGCCTTGGCAGAGGCTGCTGATAATCTATGATTTTATAGATGAGGCGGAGGTAGAATAATACTTATGGGATTACCTCTTTTTATTTAAAAAGTACCCTTATGAAAGTCTCCCAGACAAGACAAGGGCGTCTTATTGTTTTCAATAAGATTGGGGGTTGATTGAGAGGAGAATGTGATGAAACTCGCCTTGTTGTACAATAGGGAAACATTAGGTTTGAATCCTATCCAATCACAATAATAAGATAGTGAAAGTATCTGTGCAATAGGTTGTACACTTACAGAAGCTATTTATTGTTTATATACCTGTACATATAGTTTCTGATATTGGTTAAGGAAGTGTATGGTAAATGCTAGTACCAATCAGGCAAAAATTGTGTTACACAGCTGGTATATATTTTTGTAATAAAAATCTAATCCTTATCTTAACTTAAATAGTTAATATGCTAATTCTTAGTTATGACAGATAAATCTATAAAAATTGGAGTTGTCTTACTTCTTCTTGGAACTTCTTTCCTAATAAGTTTTGCATTTTTTTGTATAGATAATACACGCAGTGAAACCTTTTTTAGACAGAACCAAGAGAATATAAAATCTCTAGTTTTACAGATAGACTCCCTAGAGAGGATTATTAATTCTACATTTAAGGAAATGAAAGATACTACTATCATTCATGTTTTCCCCCAAGAAATTAAAATCTACTGTGATACAAGAGATAACATTAAAAGTAATTTAAAGTAATGTGGTTTTATCGTTTTGTTATACTATTAGTTAGTATTTCCTTTATTCTTTACTATACTCTAATGACTCTTCAGTTATTAGATACATGTAAAATTACTAATCGTAAAATTACATGGAAGGTAATAATTCCATTTTATTATTTTTTTAAAAGGTAATTGTGTAATTTAAAAATCTAAAGATGAATTTCAAAAAAATTGTTGCTGCTCTTGTAGTAGTATTTGCTATTTTCTGTGTTGTTTCTCTGGGTAAAATCGGGGAAGATGTAAAGAATGAGACGATTGTAGTCAATCAGTATCCGTTTACTGGTAACATGGAATACTGGACTAGTCCTGGTTTTCACTGGCAGTGGTGGGGCAAAACCACTACTTACTATAAAACTCAACAGTTGTGGTTCGGATCTGACTCTGAGGCTGGCGATCAGCAGGGAAAACCTATTCCTGTAATCTTCAATGATGCTTCAGATGGTATGATTTATGGATCACTTCGTGTAAAACTTCCTACTGACCCTAAATACCTCGCTCGTATTCAGACTGATTATAATGGTATGGATCGTCTAATGAATGATCTTGTTCGTCCGACTGTTACTAAGGTAATTTATGCTTCAGGTCCTCTGATGTCTGCTTTTGAATCGTATGCAGAGAAGAAGAATGACTTGATTGAATATATTACTGATCAGTTAAATAATGGTGTCTACAAAACTGCAATCAAGCGTAGCGAAGTACTTGATGCAATTACTGGAGAAAAGAAAGTTATTAATGTAGCTACACTAATTCCTGACTCATTAGCAGCAGGAGGTTACAAGCGTAGTGAATCCTCCCCATTTGCTTATTATGGACTAGAGATTGGTCAGGTAGCTGTATCAAAGATTGCATATTCTGATAAAGTAAATAGGCAGATTGCTCAGCAACAGGAAGCAAATATGCTTATTCAAACTAGTCGTGCGAAGTCAGCTGCTGCTGCTCAAGAGGCAATTCGTGCTGAAGAGGAGGGTAAGGCACTTGCTATGAAGGCTAAGTGGGAACAGGAGAAAATTAAGGCTGTAGAGGTTACTAAGGCTGAACAGGAATATGAAGTAGCTCGTCTTTCTGCTTTAAAGGCAAAGGAAGATGCAAAACGTATTGAAGCTCAGGGCATGGCAGAAGCTGCAGCAGCACGAGCTAAAGTACTTGCTGGATTGGACCCATTGCAAAGAGCAACAATTGATAAAGAAACCACAATTGGTGTAGCTCAGGCATTAGCAAACTCAAATGTTCGTTGGGTTCCTGAAGTAATGATTATTGGAGGTAAAGAAGGAGCATCTGCTAATCCTATGGATGCTGTAGGACTGAATATGCTCCTTGATATTGCTAAAAAACAAGGTAAAAATAATTAAATAACACAGATGGCACATCCTAAAATGAAGGCTATTACAATGCCCTTTAAAGAAGTTAAAGTAGATGAAGAAGGCAACCCTGTTTTTGATAAAAAGACAGGAGAACTTTCGTATAGAACTGTTTACCGTAGAGTAAGGCATAATGCTCTATACTTACCTAATTACAAAGCAGAAAAGCCTACCTGCTAAATCAAAGGTGTAGTCTCTATAGTAGAACACTATAGTTTCCTCTAACACGGTAAAGGAAAAACCTTTACTAAGAGGAGGGGCCCATATAAAAATTATGAAGCTCTTAAAAGACGATAAACATTGCCTACATCTCCTTGATCGGAGGTGTAGGCTCTATTTTTTATTGACTAGAATAATAGTAATAGATAAAAATAAAAGACTAAAGTTAATCTTTAGTCTTTGCGTGTAAAAGTCTATGACAATTAGCACATAGTAAAGTGCATTTGTTTAATTCTTTTTCAATTTTATCATTACTTCAATTTCTTAATGTTGATCAAGAAACTTCTTTTTGGGAAGGATCTATATGATGAAAATCAAATATTGGTCAATTATTTTCAGTCAATTTTATTTTACAATTTGTACATTCTCCTCCTATTTTCTTTATAAAATGAATCTTTTTATTTGATCTACATTTTTTATTGCTTTTTTGCATACATTTTTTACAAACACTATTGTATCCATCTTTATGCTGTGGATGCTTTGGAAACTCATCTAAGGCTTTTGATTCTTTACAAACCGTACATGTTTTTATTAATATATTCATGATTTATTTGATTTAATAATTAAATCAAATATAATAAAAATATTTTGTATATGCAAATTAAATTTACTTATTAAAGAAAATGGTAGATAATTTTGACTTAATTAAAAGTCTTTTGAAATTTGAATCTAAAGATGATTTTTATTATCTTCAGATTATACAAAGATCAAAGGATAATCCCGATATAGGAGTAAATAACCGTTTAGTTCGTTCCTATTGTATACGTTCTCTTGAATATTTCGAAGGCAAGAAAAAGGAAATTAAGCAAATGTGTTCTATATTTAAAGCACGTGCTTATATTCATTTAAACAAGCGAAGCTATAAAGATGTAGCGTTAGTTTGTTTAGAGAATCTTGCTGAACGAATACGATATGATCAGATGGAAGAAGTTTATCGTTGTTATGATCATGCTTGTGGATCAACATGTAATAAAGACGATAAAACATGGGTTGTTGATATTGATGGACCTACAGATAATCGTGCGGTAAATAATATCTTACTGTTTATTGAACGAGAATGTCAACCTATTGGTTCAAAGTTTAAGGCTTTGATTCCTACTAAAAATGGTTTTCATTTAATTACAACTCCTTTTGATATGTCAACTTTTGCAAAACGATATCCGAATATTGATGTGCATAAGAATAATCCAACATTATTATACTTTAAAGGATAAAAAGTAAACCGCATTAGGTTACTTAGCGGTATATAAATAATAGTAACGGGTTACGCCAGATAGTATGAGTTTGCCTTTGTATATAGAAAGGTGGTAGTTTGGTTGTTTGATCCCGACAATAAAACACGGTATTCTTGAGTGAACCCAAAAAATACTCAAGTGGCTTTTAGGAACTTCACATTGAAGTTTTAGTAATAGTTCTTGAAGTTACAAGAAAAGTATAACAGTATACTAGTCGCTGCTATATAATTAGAGCATTAAACACTTTAGCTATTATGGACCACTTCTAGGGTATAAGTATAAACTGCCCTGTCTTTGGGCCTGCCAGGTTTTTGACATTCAAGATAGTTGATAACAATTCATGCAGGAGCTGGTATAACTTCTTTAACAACTGGACCAAAAAATAAACGCTAAGAACACTGTACGTAAGATGGCTAACAAGGTTATGCCTCTTGCAACTCCTATGCGTGCTCAAGTAGCTTTTGCAGCTTAAGCTATCCAAGTCTGGAGAAATAATAGACAAAGATTTTCTGTATAGATTAATGCAGATGATGTAAGTTAATCATTACTAACTACTATTATAGAACCGAGTTATTTCAGATAAGTTGTAGGAGATAAGATAAAAACTATCTGATACGTTTTGTTATTTTTCGGAATAGGAGAATAAAATAACCTAGCATGTAAATAAAATTATTATTAATAGTTGAATGGACATGAGTTCAATTCTCATCAGGCACACAAAAATCTTTTTAACTTATGGAATCATTATACAAAATTGGAGATAATGTTTTAATAAAGGAAAAGTATGATCCAGGATGTAAGGATCTCGATTATTCGTACTGGTTTGCAGAAAATATGCTTACAGAATATGGAGGAAGAGTATGCACTATTAGTAAAGCTAAATATTGGCATAAAATGCAAGACGGTAGACTTCCTGATGATGGCTATTTGTATTCTATAGAAGAAGATGGTGGCTATTGGTCATGGGCGTCTAGTATGTTTGAACCTGAATTTTAATAATGAAACTTACATCACATGATATTCTTACTAGATTAGGGTGTTTATCGAGATTATTAACAATAATTAGCTGGGTGATTATTATATTAATTATTAATTTGATATTTTATTTTATAGAATGTTAAAGAAACTTAGTTTAATATTCATTCGTTTTGCACCTTTCTTACTAGCACTAAACATATTATTTAAAATACTACTACGTTACTATACAATTTCTACAGTAATTATTAGTTGTGTAGATTTGGTAACAGTTATGGTAGTACTAATAGGTCTCATTGTTTTATCTCTTACATTCAAATTTTGTATTTATCATAGAATTTTGTTGTATTGTGTTCTAGTGTGCTATTTATTACACTTTGTTAATAACATATTAGGGATAAACTTCTTTGTTACAGTATTAACATATTTCTTCGTGATGATTGTTATCACTTTAATGATCATTATTATCTATACTTATTTAAAAGAGAAGCAAAAGTAAGTGTTAGTTATTATACTGAATAGTAATCTCAAAAATTTGTACAAATTATAGAAATAAGTGTACAAATATTTGGTTATATTGACTTTTATCTTTATATTTGTGGTGGATTCTTGCTGCGGATTTGCTTCTGCTCGTTGGTGTACTTGGTTTGTGCACGTCACGCTTTGAACGTGAAAGTTAAAGTTCGAATCTTTAACGAGCAACTATTAAAATTAAATAAATATTTCTCACATATAATAAATAATACTATGGCAACAGTACTAATTAACTGTCTAATATTACTATTTCTTTTTATCTGGTTTGTGGTAATAGTACTATGTACTATCCTTTACTTTAGGAATAGAAATGAATCTTTATTTTAGTGTATTAACTAGTATTAAAAGAAAAAGAGTATAAGATTAAGTGTATGAATGCCTTAGTTATTAATGCTGCTGGAAAAGGAACTAGGGTAGGAATGAATATTCCTAAGCAGTTTATAGATATTAATGGACATCCTATAGTATATTTGACTGTTGAAAAGTTTGTTAGGTTAAGACTGTTTAACATAATTGTTATAGTTACTCTACCTGAATATATTCCTATTCTTCGAAAGCTTTTTCCATTTTCTTATATCAAAATTATAGAAGGAGGGTACTCATGCTTAAGATCTAGAATTGCTGGTCTTGAATACATAATGACTTACTATCCTTCTATTGAAAAAATTATGTTTCATGATTCTGTTAGACCTTTTTTCACTTCAAATTTAATTACAAGATGTTTGTCTTCTTGTGATTCTAATAATTCGGCTGTTGTTCCATACATTCCAACAGTTAGCACTTTAAAAGATCTTAGTTCGTTACATGTTCCTGGAGTAAGAACGGAGCCAATTGCTATCTTACAGACTCCTGAAACTTTTATGCTTAGAAGCCTTTATAATATAATTACAAAGATTAAAAATATAGATAATTATCAGACTTTACCTGACTTATATGAGCATAATGGAAATAAATGCTTATATATCTCGGGAGAACTTATGAATTTTAAAATTACAAGTCCTGATGATTTAGAGTTGGCTAAATTTTTATTTAATGGTAAACTTAAATATTAAATTACCAGATAACTTTTTTGAAGCAGAAGTAAAAAATGGATTCTTGGTGTCTAAAGAAAGAAAAGAACTTTGAGGAGTTGAGCTAGATTTGCTATGACAGTTTAAAAATATCTGTGATAAATATCATTTGAAGCACTATTTAGATGGAGGAACATTACTTGGTGCTGTCAGACATGGTGGATTTATTCCATGGGACGATGATATTGATATTGCTATGCCTAGAACAGACTATGATAGATTTTTAGAGTGTGCAGTTAAAGAGTTGAATTATCCATATTTTGTTCAAAATGACTGAACAGACAGTACCTTTTATTGCTGTACGAAGTTAAGAAGAAGTGACACAACATGTATTCACAAAAAGGATTTAGAAGGTCATTTTACCTTTAACCAAGGGATCTTTATAGATATATGTCCTTTTGATAATGTTCCAGATGATCTAGTTGAGAGACAAAAGTTTATGCACCAGCTTCACTTAATTAAACTAGAAGCACTGGCTGTAAAAACAAGAATACAATGTTATGATTCTTCTAAGGAAAACACATCTAGACTTTTATATCTTAGAGAAAAATATCAAGAGCTACGACAACGATATAATGTACTCTCCACAGAGTCATTTGGTAATCTTACATTTCCAAATAAGATACAAAGTCTTAGAAACGCTAGAGACTATAACAATAAGGTTTACCTTAAATTTGAGTGAGGAATGTTTCCTGCTCCAGAAGTATATTTAAGTGTTTTAACTAACATATATGGAAATGACTTTATGGTGCCAATGCCTGGTAGAAGCATACATGGCGAGCTTCTTGTGAATACTTCTATAGGATACAAGGATAACTATAACCAATTTATGTCATTATAAGTTATTTCTAAATTTGACATTAGCGGCGTAACAACTCTTAACATATAAATTGATCATTTGTATGGAGTTTCTGTGGCAATAAAAATCAGACGTGCAAACTACGATAGTGTTTATAAGCCTCCTTGGCACAGCGGCGACTGCAACGGTTTTGTAATCCGTCTTCATTTGAACGCGTCGGTTCGAGTCCGACAGGAGGCTCTAAAATTTTATTAAAAACTTTATAATATGTTAGAACTTATAAAGAAATGGTTTGAATTGAAATTTCATGTACATGATTGGGAGACAGTTGAAGAAAAATTAAAAAAGGTGTTTGAAAATGACTATCAAAGTCGCCCAGTTAAAGTTGAAAAAGTTTATATACAGCGTTGTAAAATATGTAATAAAATAAGACAATTTCGTATTAAACTTTAAGTATTTTGGGCCATGTAGTGTAAAGGCGAGCACATTTCCTTTGCAAGGAAATAGAGGGGTTCGAGTCTCATATGGTTCACTATTATTGGGGGTCCCAAAAATCTCCTCACAGCATTAATTTAAAAAACTATTAAACATGTTTAATTCAAAAAGTAAAACATCTGTAGATCTGTCTAAGAAAGTAGACAATGTTTTAAATGCTTTCAAAACTGCAATTGATGGTCTTAAAGAAGTAAATGCTTCTGCAGAATTAGAAATTGCAGCAAGAGACGAGGAAATCAAAGCAGCTCAAGCTGAAAAAGAAGCTCTTGAAAACATTCGTAAGAAAAACGAAGGTGTTCTTGCAAAATTAAACGCTATCCTTGAATAAAGGATAGTTTATCGAGAATGGGGTGTGGAAGTAGCACGAGAAATTTGGGATTTCTAGGGGATAGAGCATTACTATCATTCTCGACTAATTAATTTATAATATTTCTGCAAATACTTTTGCAGAGTTATCTGTAATAAATATATAAAATGTACTGGACTGTGGCTGAGTGGTTTAAGCACCAAACTGTTAATTTGGGTAACGTGGGTTCGAATCCTATCGGTCCAGCAAATAACTTACTAGAAAGTTTATAGATAGATAAATTTGGTAAGGTACTCAAGAGCTTTAAGAGGATGCACTTGAAATGCATTAGAGCGTATAGAAATCGCTGCGTGGGTTGGAATCCCACCCTTACCGCACATGTAGGTATCGCCAAGTTGGTTAAGGCCCAGCTCTGCAAAAGCTATATCACAGGTTCGAATCCTGTTACCTACTCTAAACATTAATAACATAAAGATGAAAACAATAGTAAAAATAGTTATAATAGTCTTAGTAATACTTAATATATCATGCGGAACAATAAAACCTAATATTATGATAGGGCCTACTGGAGATACACAGAAAACTTATATTGAAGATATAAAGTATTACAATAATATTAGTTATTAACCCAAATTAGAAGTATAGTCTATAACCGCTTATTACTCTAATTTAAGAAAAATATGAAGCTTTGTAAATTAGATTTTTTGTGGTGGGTGTTTGTGCACCCTATAGGAGAGTTTAAATCATTAGAAATGTCTATTAGATTTAAAATCTTTAAGTTATCAAAATTTTTTGACTTTGATATTCAACTATTTGGTATTTGTTATTATTTGTTTATAAACATCAATACATTTGGCTTGCTTGATTTCCATATTAGTTATAATAATAAAGGGGATCATGCAGGCTTTTGTTTTAATATCGGCATTCTTGGATTATGTTTCGAGTTTAATATTTGTGATATTAGACATTGGAATTTTGATCAAGAATGCTGGGAAAAACTGGATTAATATGTATACATTTTTAATTATTTTAGGTATTTATCTAATAGGAGTTGTTTATTTACACGTTTCCCTGTATTTTGATTGGATTGAAGAAGACAAGTGTGGAAGCACAATAGGTGATCTTTATTCTTTTTATGTAGATCAAGATAATGATTGGATCTTCCTTTTAATATGGGTTCCTGTAGTAAATACTATTGTATTGATAATACAAATCTTCTTAGATATTGGAAGTTTGTTCTCAAAAATAAAGATTAGATAATGATAAATTTTATTATACTTTACTTTCTAAATTTAGTTTTAGACTATCCGTTGCAAGATGAGTTTTGTAAGAAGTATAAATGTGAAAATAATTATGTCTTGTTTGTACATTGTGCAATTTGGGCGTTAGGTATTTATATTGCATTACACTTTTTGGGATTAGCTGCAATTTGGAAATTAATAATGTTACTAGTTGGACATTATGCTATTGATTACTGGAAGTGTAGAGGACTTTATAAAAAGTATATGAAGGATTTTACTTCATATTATATTGATCAAAGTCTACACTTTATTCAAATTTTATTATGCTTAATTTAACTATATGAAGCGTACATTAATTGTTGTAGATTTACGACATGATTTTTATCATCCAAGTGGAGCATTATATGCTACTAGTGGTGAGAATATTGTCAATAAGGTATTGAATATTATACCTAAATCTGATTACAAGGGTCGTTATGACAGTAAAAAAGCTATCTTAATAATTAATTCACTACTATAATGAAAGAATATCCATATACTATAATATTATCTAAACAATTCCTTTTATTTTACAGCAGTCTAGTTAAACTTGGGTATAGGCCATATTTCGACGTTCAGATATACATGAAAGGTAATAAAATCCAGAGCTCTGTTGTTGTTTTAGATGATACAGGTAAGTTTGGCTTTTTTTGTTTTTACCCAGATCTTAGCCATTTAAATCCTAATATAAAACGCATTTTTATAAAGGATCCATATAGGTTTCTTCGATGTGCTGCCAAGTATAAAAACCACTTAGAATTTTAAGTTAAGATTTTATTACTAAGAGCTTTTACATAAATACAATATGAAAAAGATAAATATTATTAATATTATAGGTGAAGGATATAACTGTAATATCAATTTCAATCATGTTGTATCTTGCTTTCATGATACAGATAAAAAAAGTGTTTGTATACAGTATAATACTATAGTTGATGATTATCCATTTAAAGTTAACTATTTAAATGTTATAGAAGTTAATTATTTAGGTGAAAAATTGTAATAGTAAAATTTATGATACCATTCAAAGTATTATGGTTAGAATATAATAAAAATAAACCAACCTATTATGATATAATGCCTTACCTAGTTAGAAAGTATAATGATGCTTATAAAGCAGATAAACCTTCTAAAGAAAATTTTGAGCAGTGTAAGGATTTTGTAACGAGAAAATTAATGTATCAATACTGGGCTAGATGTGAATATGAATTTATAATTGCACATTGGCCATACAAAGAGGATAGCCCACTGAAAGATTCTTATAAAATAGATATATTTGAGCAATGTAAGATGAATATAGATATTATTACTAGAGTTTTTATGAAGAATATTCAAAAACTTTAATAATAATATTTATATAAATAGTAAGATAAACTATTTATTTAGTCCCCATAGTTCAATGGAGAGAATCTTCGGCTTCTACCCGAAAGGTCCTTGTTCGAATCAAGGTGGGGATACTTTTATAAATAATTAGGTAGTGAAAATTTCATTTAAATAAAATATAATTATGGAATTTGTATATTGCTGGTTTGTATGTATAATTATTAATCATATTATTCTCTACGTTTATTGGAGGATAAAATCTAAAGAAGGAACTACTCTAGGAGATATGTATTTATACTATACTGAGGATAAATATATTAGTAGCTTTGTCTTTATAATACTCATTTGGACTCCTTTAAACTTTATTCCAACTATGGCTTGTATTATATTAATAGTTTTTAATTTACTTTCTCATTTAAGAATTAGATGATTATGAAAACACTTTTTTGGATAGATGATGCTCGTAATCCAATGGAAGATGATTGGATGAATTTTAGTCCAATTGGCAGAAATTGTAAAGTTGTATGGGCTCAGTCTTATCAAGAAGCTATTGACTTCCTTGAAAAAGAATGACCTTATGCAATTTGTCTCGATCATGATTTAGGAGAGGAAAAATCTGGATACGATATAGCCAAGTATATTGTAGATAAATGTATAGATGAAGGATATGTCCTTCCACAGTTTGCAAGTCAATCTGCAAATCCTGTAGGTCGAGCAAACATCTTAGGAATATTAAATAACTATAAAAGAATAACTCAGAAAATTTTACCTTGGGAATAATGGAATCACATATTACTTTTGATACTGCTAAACTTGCAAAGGAAAAACATTATATGGATGGAAATAGAATATCTAAACTATTTCCAAAATTAGGATATGTAAATTGTAGCCCTTGTTATGATGAAAAAGGAGTGCTTTGGAATTGTAAGTTTTATGATCCTACAGATAATTATTATTTAGCTCCAACTCAATCTAAACTTCAAAAATGGTTAAGAGATATTCATAAGATACATATTATAATAGTTCCCACTATTCATGGATATTGGACATATAAAATCGTTGATATTCAGATAGATCCTTCTAAGAAAATTGTAAGACCTCCTCATAGTATAGATGCAAGTGGAGTAGATTATAATACATATGAAGAAGCTTTAGAATCAGCTTTTTTGGAAGCTTTAAAGACATGGATATAAAATGGATATACCTTCTAAAATTTTAGCTTATTGGGTTCCTTCTATAGTAGTTATACTTATAAGTTTGAATCTACATTACTCTGAATTTAGTAACTATGTAAATACTAATCCATATCAATGTGAGATTATAGGAGGAGAAAAGATATCTGGAGGCTATAAAACTAATGGTAAGATGTATCTTATTGCAAAAGATATAAAAACTAATAAAATACTTAGTTTTGAGGCTACTCCAGAAGATTACCATATATACCATAACAAACCTGGTGTTATATTAACATATAAACTTAAAGGGTGGGTAGTATCTAATAACAAAACATACAAAGTGTATAGAGATATTTTTATAGTGTCAATTGCCCTTTTATTTGCAATTACTATAGGATCTCTAATAATGTCGGATTATGATTCAACTTTTATACATTTTGCAAAATCTTCAGCTATTTTATTTGTTACTACTATTATCTCTTATAATCTTATTATATAATATGATTTATGATCCAAAAACTAATATTGTCTTTTGGGATGAACTTTTAAAAATTCCTGAATTTAAAGCGTTGTCAGAAACTCCTCAGAATATACTTTGGCATAAAGAGGGAGACGCTTTCACCCATACTTGTATGGTTACAAAATGTATGTTGAAGCATATTGAAAACAGTAATGAAGTACTTTTTCAAGACATGGACTATCGAAATATTCTAATCTTTGCTGCTCTATTACATGATATAGGTAAACCAGTTACTACAAAAAAGGGAGAAGATGGACTTTACCACTGTAAGGACCATGCAATTAAAGGAGTTCCAATTGCTGAACATATTTTAGATACATATATTTCTGATATTAAACCTCAGTACAAAAGAGCTATTCTTTCTTTGGTAAGGTGTCACATGCAACCTCTTTATATTTTAAAACAAAGAGATATCAAGTCGGCTATTCTAAGGTTAGCTAATAATCTAGAGTGTATTGACTTCGAAGCATTACTACTATTAAAGAAATGTGATTGTGAAGGATCAATACCTGAATCAGATGATCACCATGAGGAAACTTTGAGGAGTGTACGTGAATTATATTATGAGGTGTGTAGTTATCCTGCACAAACTAAAGTTCAGATTGAAAAGTTAGAAGATACTGATACTTGTAATTATAAGCCAGGTCATCATCCAAATGGAATCAATAAAGGGTACCTTACTCAAGGATATTTAAGTCTACCTATAACTGTAGGGTTTCGAGCTTGTCTTGGATTTCGCTTCTCAACCTCACCTGTAACTAAAATCGTAGATAAAAATCATTTTCATACTCAAAATTCTGTATATAAAATTATAGAAGTAAAAGAATAGTGAGCCTTCACTTGTTACTGTTTTTTAACTAAAAAGAACAAAAAAATCAAATTATGCGTTATTTATTATATAATGGTAACAGTTTAAATACCATTTTGTTTATCTTAAGTAGATACGGATATACATTAAACTATCCTAAGGTAAGTATATCTTTATTACTTTCAGGACACCCTTATAAGATCTTAATTGATACAGATAAAAGATCTTATTATGTTGTTACATATAATCAGAATATTCATTACCTTACTGGAGATAGTGATATCTTCTGTTCAGATGATGACAACACTATCCTTAAAGAGTTAGGTATTAATGATATAGAAGAGAATAAACTTGCTCTATATAGTGATATTATTTTAAAATCAGAAAAGAATCTATTAAAATTACTTGAATCACCTGAATTAAAATCAAATGACATATCTATTATAGACCAGTTTGAAAAGATTCTAGGTAAAGAAAAAAATAAGGTTGAGGATAATAAGGTAGATTCTAATCTTAATAATGATTTTAAGTCTGAGTTTTTACCTGGGCGAATAGTACAGTTAATAGTTAAAGATCAAGAGTATTTTGGATTTATTATTTCTTCTAAAGCTATTGTTTATGTTAACAATAAAGGAGAAATTAAGGGTTATTTAAGTGGATGCTTTAATTCCCCTAAAAATGGGAGTTTCTACCAAGTTAAGAAGATTTTTGTTCCAACACCACACTGTTTTAAACTTAGTGATTACACAAAAATGGATGTTGCTTGGCCAAAAGTAAAGAATAAGGTTGTAAAGAAAACAATCGCAGAAGTCGAGAAAGAACTTGGACTGGAACCAGGTACTTTAGAGATTCAATAGTAAATCAAAATTGAAATTCTGTTTTTTATCATGGGTAAATTTATTCGAGGTAATCAATTGGATAAATATAATAGGTACGAGGAAGAGATTGCTCGTCTAAATAAGAAAAGAAAAATAAAAAAATTTAGGGATACTGAGGAACAGAAAAATAAACTAATTAAGAGAGATTAAAAATGACATATGGGTTAAATGATATTTGTTTAGTACCAGCTAGAACCAGTAGAATAGAACATCGTGCAGACTGTAATCCATATAACTTTGATGGTATGCTGCCGTTATTTACTGCTCCTATGAATTCTGTTATTAATGAGAATAATTATGAAGTTTTTCTTAGAAATAAGATCAATACAATTATTCCAAGAGGAGTAGATTATGATAAACGATGGGAGTTGTCTACAAGTACGTTTGTTGCACTTGGCTTATCTGAGTTTGAAAGATTTATTACAGATTTTGAAAATATATATGATACCACCAATGATATTCGTTATGTGTGTGTTGATATTGCTAATGGCCACATGTTAAAGTTAATTGATTTATGCTCACAAGCAAAGTCTATATTTGGAGGTCGATTGTCATTAATGGCGGGCAATATTGCTAACCCTGATACTTATGCTGATTATTCACTAGCAGGAATTGATTTTGTACGGATAGGTGTAGGGGGAGGTTCTGTATGTACTACTTCTGCTAATGGTGGAATACACTATGCAATGGCTTCCTTAATTAAGGAAGTTGTTGATAAAAAGCGGGCTATAGAAAAATGTATTGAAGAAACAAAAGTAGTTAATATAGCGGGTGACTCTGGTTTTTACTTGGGTTGTAACTCAATAACTCATCCATACAAAAGTGTTCCATTTATTATTGCGGACGGAGGATTTGATAATTATGATAAGATTATTAAAGCACTAGCTCTTGGAGCTGATTATGTAATGGTTGGAAAACTCTTTGCACAATCTCAAGAAGCCTGTGGAGAGTTACTACCTGTTACAGATCCAAATCTAGGACTCAGACGTAAATACTATGGTATGTCTACTAAAAAAGCACAGATAGAAATAGGAAACCAAAAACTCAAAACTGCTGAGGGTATTGAAACCACAGTTCCAGTTTTGTATAAGTTACAAGATTGGTGTGAAAATTTCGTTGACTACTTAAGGTCAATGATGAGTTATTCAGATTCTTTTGACCTTTTAGAGTTTAGAAAGACTAAATATAGAATTGTTAGTCCATTAGAATATTTATCATTTTTCAAATAAAAATAAAAATAGTTATGTTTGAACAAGGAGACAAAGTTATCATTAAAAATCTTGATTGTTTACTTAAGGATAATCTACTCAAGGAAGCACCTGACTTAGAAGGTGTTTATTGTAACAAAGACATGAAATATGTCTTATTTTCTGATTTTCCCTATTTTGGTAATGTTGCTGTTATTGAGGATGTAGATAAGAATGACCCAGATATTCCATATTTTCTATCTATAGGCATATGGGTACCTGAATTTATGATTATCCCATATGACGAGGTTGTTCCTAACCCTGAACCTAAAGCTATCCCAGTAGAGGATAATATTGACCAAAAGGTATATATTAATAAATTTAATAATAAACCATTTGGAAAAGTATTCCTCAAATTAATTGCTCTTGATAAGAAGGTCGCAGAATTCTCGGCCACTCAATTTAGCAAACTAAAAAAACACGAACTACAGTATATTGCAAAGCTTTTACAGGACCATGGGGCTGAATTTGCTGATTATAATAAGTTAACCCAGAAGGAACTGGCTGTGTACTGCTATAATAAGGCATTAGAACTATAGTATGTTAAAACTTCGAGTTTTCAGTCCAAATACAAGTTGTGCTCCTTTACGTAGTATACCTTTTAATCAAAGAGTACTACTACGTTTAGGGAGCACAACTCCTTTAATTTCTAAATATAAATATTTGGAAATTAATACTATAGAGGGAGTTAAAACTTCTGGGAATAAAATATTAATGAAGCGTGCCTTTGACAAAGCGGGTGTATCTCATAGTGAATGGATTAGTTCTTCTAACAAAGCAAGCATTTATAAGTTTTTTATGCAGCACAAAATTCTTATAGCAAAACATAAACATTCATCGAAAGGGAAGAATATTTATTATATTGATAATCCCAAATCTTTAGACGATCTATGTAATAATGTTAATATAAGGGATTTCGTGTTTGAAAAGTATTACTTCTTCCCAAATGAATATAGAGTACATATTGATGTTCATCATGGTTGTTTTTATGCTTGTAAAAAAGTGCTGAAACAAGACGCTGAAGTACAATGGCATAAACATGCTGATAATTCAATATTTGTTTTAGTAACAGAGGAACACAAATTACCTGTATGTTGGGAAAATATAATTAGTGATTGTATTAAGGCATTAAAACAAATGGACCTCACAATTGCCTGCTTTGATATATTGTGTAGTGATAATAGTTATATCATTGTTGAAAGTAATACAGCTCCTTCTCTGGCTTCTTTTGGGATAACTTATTATGGGAATCATTTAAAAAAGTACTATGATACTAGATTTTAGAGGAAAAGAATATAAATGTAATTACTATGCTGGTAATTACTTTTATGAAAATATGGCTTGTTTTTGTAGGGGATGTTCTCAAGGTGAATTTAATGGTTATTATTATGCTACTATTATATGGCCTCGAAGTAGACAAGTTCAGCTTAACTACTGTACATTTGATACGAAAACATTAATTGAGTACTTTAAGGAAATCTCAAGACTACTGGGGTTTACATTAATATCACTTGTAAAGAGTACACATTCATACAAATTACAAATTAGGTGTGCTCCTGACAATAGATTCTTTGTCTATAGTGCTATGTATATTAGATATGTATACGAAAATCCGTTTTGGTTATTATTATACTCTGCATGGCAAAATAGAGCAAACTTTCCAGAATTGGATATTACTCAAATTATGCAACTTTATATTACATTGTTTCATGATGGAAGAAGATGTCATTGCCCAGGATTAGATAACCTAACATTTTATAACATTAATCCTAAGTGCCAGTTTAATTTAATTAGAAGGGACTTTAACTATAGTGAAAGTTTTTGTAGGATTATGGCTGAACATAATAGTTTGTGCCATTTGCTTCGAGTATTTAACTCGAAGCAATTACCTCAAATTGTCAAGGGAATTAATTTTATAGCGAATGAATACTATGCTAAAAACAAAAAAAGTATATGTCGTTGGTAATCAAGTACACTATGCTAATTTTATTACTAAGCGTGAGCTAGTAGATGATATTAACGATGCAGATATTGTTATTTTTACAGGTGGAGAAGATGTACACCCTTCTTTGTATAACTGTAAACCTCATCCTACTACTTGTGCTAATTTACAAAGGGATCTCGCAGAAAAGAAAGAATTTGAGAAAATCAGACCTGATCAGTTAGCTGTGGGGATCTGCCGAGGCAGTCAATATTTATGTATTATGAATGGTGGCATACTTATTCAGAATGTGGAAAATCATGCTATTCGAATAACTCACTCTATTACAGAGATAAGTACGAATAAAATGTATGAAATTACCAGTACACACCATCAAATGCAGTATCCATTTATAATACCATATAAGTATTGGACATGTTTGTTTTATTCAACTAGTCATCGGTCAAGTATATATGAGGGAGATAATGTTATGTCTCCTCCTTATGAACCTGAAATTGTTTTGTATGACAGACCAAATCTTCCAAAGTGTTTGGCTATCCAAGGACATCCTGAATATATGAGACCTGAATCACCAATTGTTATAAGAATAAATGAAATAATTGATAAATTAATAGCAGATGAAAATTAAAAATATTACAGTTGGAGCAGACCCCGAGTTATTTATTTTTAATACAAAAACAAACCAAGTAGTATCTGCAATTGGAATAATTCCAGGAGAAAAAGGTAAACCATATACTAAAGGCATGCCAAAAGGATTTGGTGTGGAGATTGACTGTATTTTAGGAGAATTTAATATCCCACCTTGTACTTCTAGTAATGAATTTGTAGATTCTATTAAATATATGAAAGATTGGATTCGTAATTGGGTTAAACAATTCGATAACAATCTTGATATTTGTTGTAGTGCATCTATGCCCGTGCCTGAAGATCAATTACTTGATCCTAAAGCAAATGAAATTGGATGTTCTAGTGATTATGATGCTTATACAGAGTGTGAAAACGATAAGCCACAAGGTTATCCTGATAATAGAAGAGTGGCAGGTTCACACATTCACATAGGATATGATAACCCTAATTTTGATACATCTGTTAAGCTTATTAAGTTCTTTGATCTATGCTGTGGAGTTCCTTCTGTATTATATGATAGAGATACTTTTAGAAGAACTCTATATGGTCAAGCAGGAAGTTTCCGTTGTCCTGAGTGGGGAGTAGAAGCAAGATGTCTAAGTAGCTTTATGCTTAATGACAAATACCTTCCAATGATTTATAAACAAACTATGTTAGCTGTAGATATGTTTAATGAAGGATTTCCTTTGCCAGAAGGAGATTTAGTTCAAAAGTGTATTAATACATCTAATAAAGTACTGGCAGAACATCTAATTAAACTTTATGGAATATGTGCGGACTAGCTGGAATAATTTCTACTGAAAAGACTGAATTTAACATAAACCACTTTAATATACTTGGAACCCTAAACGATGAAAGAGGGGGAGATAGTTGTGGTATTTTTATTGATGGTAAGGTAGAATATGGAGTCAGTGACAGAAAATTATTTAGGAACTTTACTACTAGTATAAATTATCCAAAGTCAGCTTCTATTGCTTTATTACATTGTCGAAAGGCCTCTCCTGGATATCCTGTGAATTTAGATCAGGCTCAGCCAGTTGTTATTAGACGTGGTAACAAAATTGAGTTTGTACTAATGCATAATGGTACTATTCTTAATATTGGAGAATTATCTAATAAATATCTTCCAGAATCTAATACTCTTGGTATGTCTGATTCTCAAATTTTGGCAGAAATTATTTATGAACATGGATATGATGTTCTAGAAGAATATACAGGTTGTGCTGTTCTTATAATGGTAGATTATAGATCTTTGACTCCAGAAGTACTCATGTTCAAAGGGAGCTCTTGTTATAATGAAAACAAAACAAAATCTGAGCGACCTTTAGTTTATATGATTAACGAGGGTAAACTTTATTTTTCGTCGATGTATGCTTCTCTATATTCCATCAACTGTAAAAAAACAATCTATGAATTTCCTGTAAATAAGTTATGCCGAATTAAGGATAACAAGGTTTACTGTATTAGAAATATTAATCGTGAAAAATTAAGGAGAACCCTTTGCATACCAGTATATGGTGCTTCTTATAAGGATAATTCCCCAGCATATACCTCTAATAACTTATATTACAGTCAAACTACAGGTACGTATATGTTAAATGAAATTCCAGCACACGGTATGTATCTAGCTTATCCTTCTGGGCATTTAGTACCCGAAGCATATGCCAGCTCTAACGCATATAGACATACTTTCTACTTCTTCTATGGGCGATTGTTACCCAATAAAGAAAGTTATGATTTCCTTGAAAATATAGATGACCTTTTTACAAATGATGTTCTTTCTGTTTATTGTCCCGAAGTTATTGATTACTTTGCATATAATCCTCGAATTATTAATGGTGTCTTAACTACTGTTGACAAAGACTTCAATTATATGAAGTACATGGAAGGATCATATGTTACTCTATTTAATGCTCCTGATAAAGTTAATGTAAAAGATGGAGTAAGTTCTACAACATATACCTATGCTCCTAGCGCTTTTGAAATTTTCAAGAATAATGCAGAAAATACAACATTCGATTTTGAAGTACTAGAAACACAGATTTTACAGTTTATAACTAATAGACTTGTTAATTTAGATGCTGTACAATAATACTAAAAAAAGGTGGGAAACTGGAGATACCTTACTAAGAGGTGTGATCTATATTGATTACGCATATATAGAATATGGTTATTTTGAAATAGACCCACTAAATATTCCTCTAGTAATAGAAGGGAAAATTACCTATTTGGAAAGACGCGAGAACTGCAAAATACCATTATATTGGGTAAATAATATTTGTTGCTATACGATAGATTTAAAACTATCTAATAATATCATTACAGATTCTAAATATGTGTTTAATTATCCAATAGATAGATGTTACAATTTTTCAAAACTATCTTTAAAACCTAAGTATATTAAATTAATACCTGATAAAGAATTTACATATATTGAAGACTTTACCTTTGGCCTTGAATATGAAACATCCGCAGGAAACATACCTTGGTTAAGTTGTATTGATACAAATCTAGTACCACTGTATGATGGTTCAATTAATGGGCATGAATATGTAACTTTTCCATTAACACATATAGATTTACCTATTATTAAACAGCATTTGAAACTGCTTGAAAGATACACGTTTTACGATAAAAACTGCTCTTTGCATATTCATTTTGGTAACTTTCCAATTAATAATAGTTATATTAATCGTCTGTGTAAGTTCTGGTGCCATTTTCAATGGTCTATTAGTATGTACATACCAAGATATAGTTACTATACAGAACGCTATAAAAGTAATGGTAAAGCTTACAATAAACCTTTTCCGAGTATTGCATCTCTCCCTACATTCTACAAAAGGTTCACTGGTAATAAGTATAATGATGACCAAAGTTTTTATTTACCTAATTCATATGATTCAACAGAGGAGCGTAAGTGGGAAGTGCACGGTAGATATTTTAATATGAATATAATGCATTTAATTTCAGGTGATGCCCATAAAACTGTAGAATTCAGATTTTTAAGACCCACTACAGATTACTCTGAAATTAAGTGGTACCTGCTTATATTAAGTGCTTTCTTAATATATGTTATAAATTCAAAGGATAGTAACTATAAAAAAATAACAGTTGACAAGGTTATTGATTTTACTTTTCCAAAGGATATAGCAGATAAATTAAAATTAGAGGGAGGTAAGCTATACCATCTTCGTAAAGTGCAGATGAGTTATGGTGACTATGGTGGAGTTAACCAATATCGTAAAGAGATTTATTTAACCAAAATTCGCAAATTTTCTTTATAATTTGTTAATTAAATTTTTGATTGTTCACAGATTTTTGTTATCTTTGCTGTATAACTAAAGATAATAAATGCGAGCTTAGTGTAATGGTAGCACAGCGGTCTTCGAATTGGAGCACGCTTGGCGTGAAAATTGTGGCAAATTCGGTAAAAGCGAAATAAGATGATAAAAATCATGCGAATCAGCTTTCTAAGAAAGTCTAAGGTCCTGAAATATGGATAGCTGATAATACCGAGCTAAATTAGAGTAAAATACAGTAGAGAACATAGGCTGTTTATGCCGTGTAAAATAGGCGGAGTGCTTAGTAGGTCGAAAATTAAAGCCGTACACTTCTCTATGTATCCTACTTTACTCTATAAATGTGTAGAGACTAAATGCCACACTTGTATATCAAGCTGATATAGTCCAGACTACAAACAGTAAAACTGGTAGTGAAAACTATAGTGGTAAGCAAAACCGTATTGTAGGGCTCCAAACCCTACGGTCTCTGTTCGAATCGGAGAGCTCGTGCTAATAAGTTGATTATGAGTAAGTTAAAGGAACAAATTCTTATTTTAAGAAGTGATAATAAAAGTTATAATGAAATTGCTAAGATACTTGGATGTAGCAAAAGTATTGTTGGATATTATTGTAATGATATAACTAATAGTAAACAACGAAAATCTACTTCATTATGACGTAATACACTTAAGGGGAGAATTAAATCTAGACTATGTACTTTTTGTGCTAGAATCTCTCATGGATGTAGAAGAATCTCTAATAGAACATGACGTAAACGTTTAAGGAGATATATTGAACATTTTCAAAATAGAGGAATGAAGAGTTTAAATAAAATTAAGACTTTAGATATTATTAATAAATTTGGCACAAAAACAAAGTGCTATTTAACAGGCACTCCTATTGATTTAGAAAAAGATGATTATTGTTTTGATCATATAATACCAGTTTCTAAAGGCGGGTCGAATGATTTATCAAATTTAGGTATTACAACTCCTGCAGCTAATTATTCTAAAAGTGATTTAACTGTAGAAGAGTACTTAAACTTATGTAAACTAGTTTTAGAACATCATGGATACACTGTTAATAAACAATAAAATATTAAGGCATTAGTTTTCTAATGCCTTATTTTTTAATACTATGTTAATTACTAGAAATCTTAAACAGGCAGGATTTATATTTCCAAATAATGTAGATATAAGATATCTAAAATTATTAGTAGACCTTGGATCTATTCCTTTTGTTATAAAAATTCAATCTAACAAGAGAATTCCTATAATTTTAACAAATGAGCCTATTGGTGTTTTAAATAGAAGATTATGTATGTTTGAATACGATCCTTGTTCTATTAGAGATATTAAAAATATTATACAAATTATTACTGAAAAATATTTAAGAGTTAAAAAACAAGTAGCATCGTTAGATAATGCTCTAGAAGATTTAATTCTATTCCGAAGTTTTGTAGTTTCAACTTTTAACAGAGAATTAATATAATGAAAAAAATAATTTTAAGAATATTAAGTTATACTTTACTTGTATTGGCTATAATTTTTATGACCAATAAAATTAGAAATCTGAATATTGCGTTAGATAATTCTATAAATAATGAAAAAGCATATGCTGCGGAAAATTCATGATTAAAAGAAAGTAATCGTGTATTTAAGCTTTCAATTGAGCAATTAGAATACTTTAGCGATTCTTTAATGCTTAAAATGAAAAAAGTAGCTAATGAGAACAAAGTTAAGGATAATAAAATTAAAGCGTTACAATATCAATTAGAACATTTTTCTAAGAAAGATACTATTGTTATTAGAGATACAATATTTAGAGAACCTGGGTTTGTGTTAGATACTTGTATTGTAGATAAATGAAACAGAAGTTGTCTACACCTTTCCTATCCAGGAACAATAGCTTTAAGTAATGAGTATAATAATGAAAAGTATATAACTCTAAGTTCTCATAAAGAACCTATTAAACCACGAAAATGGTTTCTACCACGATGGTTTACTAGAAAACATACTGTTATAGAAGTTATTATTATAGATCAAAATCCTTACGTTACTACTCCTAAACAGAGATATATTGAAATAATAGATAACTAAAATGAAAATTAGTATAGAAACCAAATTTGATATTGGGCAGACAGTATTTATTTGTCAAAAGACCCATCAATTTGAAGCAGGAGTTTTTGTAGATACTTATACTGTAGATACTACTCCTAGAACAGTTAAGGATATTATAGTCTCATATTTAGATTCTGGTCCTCATATATTTTATGCTTTTGAAGATATAGTAACAATGATTCCAGAATATCTTGTTTTTAGTACATTTGAAGAAGCTGAAAAATGGGGTCACAATTATGAATAAATATATAGATTGCTCTAAATTAGGAAAGATAAAAGAATCTGAGTTTTCTGAATTGTTACTATCTCAGGTTGGAGGAACTGTTCAGATTCCATCTAAGTATCAAGATATGTATGATCATATTGATATTATATGAACATATAATAATAGAACTTTTACATTTGACATCAAGAGCGCAAAAAAAAATCGTAGAGCTGATAATACTCCAGATTATAATATCAACTGAGTAGAACTAAAAAATGTTCGAGGAAATCCTGGATGACTATTTGGAAAGGCTGATTATATAGCATTTGAAGGAGAGAAAGATTGAATTGTATGTAGACGAACTGACATAATTAAACTAATTGATTCTAAGGTAACAAATAAGAGTATAGATAAGTCTAGGTCTTTATATACTTATTATCAAAGAAATGGCCGACAAGATATAGTTGTTAAAGTATTATCTAGTGATTTACGAAACATTGCTAGAATATCATTTATGAAAAATATAGTAACTTAATTATATTTAATATTATCTTAATATGTCAAAGAGTTATAAGGTTCCAGTTTACAAGGATAAAGGTATAAAGAATATTTATCATCGAATTGTTAAAAGAAGAATAAAGAATTACTTAAAAAGTAATTTTTTTAAACTTCAAGATAAAGACTTTGATTGTAATATTCCTAATCCTAGAACAATAGTTAATGATTATAGTTACTGTGATTATATATTTGATGCTAGATTTGGTAAAAATCTAGAAAAATGGAGGTGTAAGCTTTCTAGGAAGTAACAATTTAAAATGTAAATCATAAAAAAATAAGAAAGATATGAGTAGAGTAGTTAAGTATTATTACAGTGCTCCTGTATATCAAGGCACTGTTTCTGTGAATCCTATTATTGAGAAAACTGTTGTTTATGATGTTAAACCATGTCGTAGGTATACTATAGCTGCAGTTTATGATGATAATAGTCATACTATTAAGTTTGGACTTGCAGTATGTCAGCCTGTAGATAACTTTAATAAAGCTATTGGTCGAAAGATTGCTGAGCGTAATGCTTTAGAGAATCCGTTTCATGTTATTGAAAACTTTGGAGGTCGTAGAAATGACTATGCTGATGAAGTCATGAGTATTATGATAGAAAAGGAGAAGAAACTTTTAAAAAGACATAATCCTAAGCTTTTTAATTCCAATTATTTTGTTGAGTAATGGTTGACATCATTTTTAATGGTTATATTAGTATAGAAGATAAAAACAAAGATGCATTTATAGAAGATTTTAATAACTTTCTAGTTTCTAGAGAGGCTGCCTTTAAGGGAACTATAAGAGTTATTGAGTTTGACGATGCTGAAATTATTGATGATTAGAATCTATACTGATGGAAGTTACAAACCAACAACAGACCAAGGGGGTTATGCCTCTATAATTACTGAGGACAACAAAGTAATTAAGATTTTATATCAAGGTTATATACATACTACTAACAATAGAGCAGAATTAATGGGAGTTCTATACTCCTTAGAATATTTTAAGGAACCTAGGAATTTAGAAATATATTCTGATTCAAGTTATATTGTTAGTAGTATTAACAATGGTCATGTATATAGATGAATTGCAGAGCAAGATAATTCAAAGAAGAATATGGATCTATGAGTTAAAATAGTTAATCTATTACACTTTCATAAAGTAAAGTTCTTTTGATTAAAAGGCCACAATAATAATAAATTTAATGAACTTGCAGATTGTTATGCTAATATTGCTGCAACAGTAATCAATCCAAAGGAAGATATTAAACAGAATTAACTATGGAAAAGAAATTAACTTTGAAAAGAGTTGGTAATCATTGGTATCCTTGTGTTAATCACATGAGAGGGTATATTGATGGATTTGACAAAAAAACTGACAGGTACTTATCTATCATTGATGTTTGTGGAAGTGAAGAACTTACAGTAGAGTTTGAGAATCTAGGTATTGAACTTGAGGGTATAAATATTATCTATTTTAATGAACAAGATATTACTAGGTATTTAACTACTTATGATAGTTTTTATCTTAGATTTGTAATTAATAATCATGAATTCACAATATATTCTGATATTTACTGGTTATTAGAAAATCAATTTAACTTTAACTTTCATAAGGAGAGTTATAGGATCCATATTTACTAGATAGCAGAAATGTTTTATACTTTAAATTACCTAATTTATGATAATTAAAAATGAGGCAAATGATCCTGTAGAAAAAAAGGATGTTAGTAGGCGTGAATGCACTTTAAGTGCTGAAATTCAAAAACTACTTCTTCGTCAGCTTAAGCATGAATTGCAAAATCATAATGCGTATATGAATTTTGCAAATTACTTTGGTGTTAGAGGATTTGTTATTCTTGAAGAGTATTACAAACAAAGAGCAGATGAAGAATACTTACATCATTCCTGGATTCGTAAATATTTAAATGAAAACGATGCAGAGTATATTTATCCTACTATTGAGCAGTTTGATAAGAAAGTAGAAGATATGGTAGATCCTTTTAAGATTACCGTAGATCTTGAAATTGAAACTACTCAAATGATTAATGAAATTGTTGATCAGGCAGCTAATGAGGGTGATTGGGCTACTTTCAACTGGTTGAACGGGCATGATAAAGAGACAGGAATGTTAGTGAACGAGCAGGTAGAATTCTGCCTGTCTGCTTAGAAATAAGTAGAATAGAATAAATCAAAAACGGTGAAGGCTGAGATGCTAATACCGTGCTAAACTTAATAGTAATATATTAAGTCAGTGTAACGCATAGGTTTTGAACCTAATTTGTTTGTGAGTCTGAAAAAGAATTTGTATATTTGTACTATGTTTAATTAAAATATTATGATATATGACAAATAACAAACAAATTTATGAAAATAAAATTATGACTTCAAATAGTTCTGGAGATTTTATCATTCTAGAATATATTGATTCATATAATGTAATAATAAAATTTTTACAAACAGGTACTATTATTACTGCTGAACTAGGTAATCTAAAAAAGGGCTCTGTTAAAGATCCTTATTATCCGTCTGTATACAATACAGGTTATTTTGGAGTAGGTCAATATAGTTCTAGGGACAAAAACGGTAAACAAACTCGATGTTATAAAATTTGGAAAGAAATGATTGGAAGATGTTATTGTCCAAAAGTTTCTGAATATAATAACTATGGAGGAAATGGAGTTACTGTTTGTAAAGAATGATTAAATTTTCAGAATTTTGCGGATTGATATTATAATAATTGTTATAACGAATCATTTGTTATAGATAAAGATTTCTTGGTAAAGGGGAATAAAATTTATTCTCCAAATTATTGTTGTTTTATCCCAAAGGAAATTAATACTGCTATTACTTGAAGATTTCAATGTAGAGGTAATACTCCAATAGGAGTCAGAATCAAAAACAATAAAATAATTGCTCAAATTAATTATATGAATAAGAAAAAACATATAGGAACTTTTTCTACAATTGAAGAAGCATTTAGAGCATATAAGAAAGAGAAAGAAACTTGTTTAAAGGAATATGCTAACAAATATAAAAATATACTTCCAAAACAGGTATACAACGCTATATACAATTATAAAATATTAATAACAGATTAGAATAAAATAAACCCACGAGTGATTTACCCTTAACAGATAATGCTGAAGGTGAAAATATATGCTGAGCTTATACAAAATGAAGTATAAGAAGTATAGATAAAAAGCTATACGATAACAAAATTGAGAAGAAGAATCTATTAGCCGTACTGTTCTAGATATAGCAGAAACTGAGGGCTCTTGGCTTAGAAAGGAAAAATCTATTATGAATGCCTATAAGGGGGACATAGACTAATATGTCTATACTGGAGCTCGAACAGCATAACATAATTGTCTACAGAAACGATCCTAATTATATTAAAGCCTGTTTAAATATTGGAATGGGGGTTTTAGCATATGTACCAAAAACTAAATTCAACTCTAGTTTTGGACTAAAAATAGTCTTTAGAGTTAGTAATGTGAATATCTTGCCACCATATCTTCTAAAATTTGATATAAACCTCCTTAGTAATCCTGAGGAATCAGGTTTTTATCTTAGTGATATTAAGTATAAGAATGATTTCTTTTATTGTATTAATATCTTTAACTCTTATAGATATTATATAGAGATTAACAACAAAATATATAATATTTATTCCCTTCCAATCGGAGGGTTTAAAATATAAAAAGTTATGACAATTAATCTTCCTGATACAATTAAAGACCTCTACATAGTTGGAGATGTACATGGAGAATGGAATTCAGTTATACATAACATTCGACAATATAAAATAAAAAATTCAGTATTTATTTTCTGCGGAGATGTGGGAATAGGATTTGAGCGGTTGAAACATTATACAGATCATGTAATTCCTGAATTACATAAAGTATTAAAAAAGTTTAATGATATATTTATTTGGATTAGAGGAAATCACAGTAACCCAAAGTATTACAATAATCAACTTATTAATACTAATTATGTTAAGTGTGTTCCTGACTATACTATAATAAATACTTGTAATCTTAATATTCTTTGTATTGGAGGAGCTACATCTGTAGATAGAATTATTAGGAAGCAAAATGATTCTATTAATATAGTTAGATATATGAAATACCACAATTGTGACTATAAAACAGCAGAACTAAATGCTCCTAAGACGTATTGGGAAGATGAGATTGTTCAATATCGACCTAAAGTTGACGCGAAAATAGATATTATCTGTTCTCATACAGCTCCTTCATTCTGTTTTCCAACAGATAAGGGGAGTATTGTACAAGAATACTCTCAATACGATAATGAATTATTAAAGGATATAGAAGAGGAGAGAGCTGTTATGGATATGGTCTATAATGATTATAAAGATGATATTACTAATTGGTATTACGGACATTTCCATCAAAGCAATACTCAAATTGTAGATAATATCTGTTTTCGATTACTTAACATTGGAGAAACCTGTAGATATTATGACCCCTCAAGCAGTAACAATATATTGTAAAGTCTTAGTTATTCAAGAAGGACAATATACTGAAATAGTTGTTGAAGACCTAAATCGTAATATAACAGACGATTTAAAATATGTTACAATAGTTAGACTTCCAAACTGGGATACTGCTGACACATTTGAAGTTGGTGATATTGGTTATTTACAATTTCAATATGTAGAAGGTGGTATTACTCAATGGTTTAACAAAAATTTAAAAGATTTTGAAGTTTATAATTATAGTAATAATTATTTTATAAATTTCTTTAAACAAAAAGATATATGTAAACAAGACAAATTTGATTTTGAATAGTATGTGTACAGAATTTGGTGAAAAATTGCAAAATGCAATGGATTCTATTGAATCATTAACGTGGAAAGATAAAAGTGGTAACGATGTAAAACTTATGACAGCTCCTGAAGAGGATATTAGGAAATGATATAAGCACTGTTATGAGATGTTATACAATGCATATCCATGGTCCCCTGGCAAATATGTCGTTCGAGAAAATATTCATAAAACATGGGATGCTTGTAATACAGAGTTATTTGTAAGATATCTTTTACATGACTGCGACACTGATATAAAAACAAAGAAAGATATTCTTGACTATATAAATAGTCAAAGATCCTCCCATGAAGAGGATATACTTAATGAATCTATTTCAGTTCTATTTAACGGACTTGAGCCTATTTTTGAAAAGGTAACTGTTAGTCGTCTCATGGATGCTTGTTTTGATAAACTTGATATTTTAAATAAGAAAATGATTACTGATAAGTTTATTTTAGCACAGGGAATCTGGTTAACGGATAATGAAAAAGTTGAGTTAACTGAAGTCGATAGTAATGGTAGAGTACGTAACAGAATGGAAGTAATTAAGGAAAGATTATGTTTGAATCCTGATATTAAACTTCGAGTTAGTCCAACAGGATTATCTTTTTCTGAATTTCGTTCATTAGTTCAGCTTACCTCTTTACCTAAGATAACATCATTGTCAACTATAGCACTAAAGACATTAAGAGATAAAATATTATTATTACTAGATAATGATTTAAATTATCATATAAATAAGTGGAATACTTTAATGTCTAATATTCAACGAGTGGCTGAAGCAAGAAATATTTCATTACCAATATTCGAAAAGACAAGTAAAGAGTAGCTTATTTTTATATCTAATCAATTTTTTGTATCTTTAATGAACCGAGATGAACGTCAGAAATTAGGTATAAGACGCTGAATTGATAGTGGTGGTAGAGGTGTACTTGAATGGGCTACTGGCACAGGTAAAACAAATGGTAGTATAATGGTTATTAAATCGTTATATAAGCATAATCCTAACATCGTAGTATTAGTTGCTGTTCCAACAGATGTTTTGAAAGAACAGTGAAATAGAGAGTTGGCTAAAAACCAACTCTTTTCTATCTGTAAAGTAGAAATATTTAATACTATCATTAAACAGCAATATCAAGTTGACCTATTAGTAGTAGATGAATGTCATTTATCTGCAAGTCCAACGTTTATCAATATCTATAACTGTGTAGAATATAAATATCTTTTAGGATTAACTGCAACCTGAACTCGTCTAGACGGAAGTGAAAAATATCTTGAACAGTTTATGTCCGTTTGTGATACAATTACATTACAAGAAGCATTAGAAAATAACTGAGTATCTTCATACAGAAAATATAAAGTTCTTCTACATGTTGATATGGAGAAATATTGAGAGTATAATGCTAAATTCCAACAATTATTTGCTTATTTTAATCACGATTTTAAACTGGTGATGGAGCTAGTCAAATCACCCAAAAAAGTGAAAATTTGGGCCCAAAAATATGGGAAAAGTGATAATGCTACAAGAGGTTACTTAGCTCAGTTTATGAAATACTTAAAGCTAAGAAAAACTTTTGTCATGACTCATCCTAAAAAGTTTGAAGTTGCAAATAAAATTCTAGACTTTAGACGAGACAAGAAATGTATATTGTTTACTGCTACTGTAAAAGATGCAGAGCTATTTAAATCCAGAGCTTTAGTATTGCATAGTCAGAAAAAGAAAAAGGAGAATAGGATAATTCTTGAAACATTTAATCAATTAGATATTGCTAATATTGTTTCTCCTAAAGCTTTAGATGCTGGTGTCGATGTTAGAGGATTATCTGTAGGTATAGCTTTAACTTGTAATTCTTCTCAAGTGACTGATTTACAACGTATTGGCCGTGTGATCAGAGCTGAAGAAAATAAAGTTGCAGAGTTTTTTACATTAGTGATTGCAGGTTCTATAGAAGAAACTTGGTATAATAATGCTAATAAAAATCAATCTTATATAACTATTACTGAGGATCAGTTAGATGTTATATTAAAAGGTGGTGAAATTTCTACTAGACCCAAAAAAGGCATAATAGATATAGAGCATAGATTTTAATTTAAAAGATCTAACGTAATACGTTATGTTTACTTTTAATCGTATTATATGAAGTTAGATACGATTTTAAATATTATGACTAAATATCAGTTAACAGCTGATGAAGTTTTGTTAATATATTTAACTTTTATTGCACAAACGGAGAATGGAAATCCCGAAGAGCATCGTATTTATTTCAAAAAATGATATGACGGCGGTGGTAATAAACGATTAAAAAGTTTATTTAATTCTCTCAAAGATAAAGGTATTATTAAGAAAAATTATAATCCTAATTGTTATGATCCTGATGAAATAGAGTTTAATCAAAACTTTATTAAACAGTATTTCAAATTAACTGGAGAACTAGGACAAGAGTTAATGGATGCATATCCAACAACGTTGTATCTAAATGGTAAGATTGTAAGTTTAAAGAATATTTCTAAGAAATTTAGAGACCTACAAGAATTTTATTTTTGATACGCATCAACTATTGGACATAGTATAAGTAAACATCGAGAAGTATTAGAAATATTAGAATGAGCTAAGATGAACGATCTTATTCATATTCCTATTATTGAATTTGTTGCTTCTTGTAAGTGAAACGAATTTGAAGAAATGAAAATAAAGGGAATACAAGGTAAGACCAGTACTTATGATGTTTATACAACTGCTTAATGAGTTTGGTAGGTGAATTATATTCTAAAATAGAAGACGGGCGAGAAGGTAAAAATATAGGTCTTAAAACAGGACTTTTAAAATTGGATTTTTATACTGGAGGATTTAAAAAGGGTGTATATAAGTTAATATTCAGCAAAAGTAGTGTTGGTAAAACATTAATAATTTCCAACGCAGATATTTGTAAATATAAATAAATTGCGTTATTTTTGTAGTAAAAATTAAAATAATTTTTACTATGATAAACAAAATAATAGAACTAAGAAAACAAAATTTAAATTCATTTGAAATATCCAACAAATTAAATATTTCAAAACAAGCTGTAGATTTAATTCTTTTAGATTTTTATTTTAAGAATGTTAGAAAACATAAAGTAAATGATGTAAAAGTTAAAGAAGCCTTATGTAAATTTCATGAAAATCCTGAAATATCACTTAAATCTGTTTCTAAATTGTGCAATTGTACATCTGCTGCATTAGGTAATTTATTTAAACGATGCGGAATTTATTTATCACATAAAAGTAATAGGATATCATATACGTTTAAATTAAATGATTTAAAAAATATGATTGATTGTTTTAATAACGGTATGTCTCTGAAAGAAATAGGTAAATTATATAATACTCAAGGTTGTGTTATTTCAAAGTTTCTAAAAAAACATAATTTCAACCTAAATCGTAAAACAGTAAATGAATCATTTTTTGAATGTAATAGACACAGAAACAAAAGCATATTGATTGGGATTTTTATATGCTGATGGTAATGTTTCTACAAATTCTTACCATATCTCATGTGATTTACATATTGATGATATTGAACATCTAGAAAAATTATATAGTGCCTTAAATATTTTCAGATTACCAAGAACTGATAATAAATTGCAACGATGTAGATTTGCTATTTCTTGTAAACATATTAAAGATGCTCTAATAGAAAAAGGATGTGTTCCAAATAAAAGTTATGTCTTAAAATTTCCTGATGAAAATATTTTTAAATCTAAAGATTTAATAAGACATTTTATTAGAGGATATTTTGATGGTGATGGATGTTTATCTTATGGAGGTAGTAAAAATATTTTT